ATTATTCCTTGTTGATACACAGGTGTCATTTTTATTTTCTTCTTTTTCTTCTTCTTTTTTGGATCCCAACGATCAAGAATATCTTTTGTTCCTTGACCTACCTCTTCTGAGGAAAATGGACCAAAATTATGATCGCCTGATGGCATCCCAGGTTGAGTATCAAAACTGCCTGCTATTTTTAAAAAGCTATCACTCTTCAATACTTTCATTGTCTTTACCTTTGATGCGATTTTCTGTTGCATTTCTATAATACACCATAGCATCTCTCATGCCTTGCATTTTTTTCCACGCAATAATATACTGTCCATTTTCCATAAGATTAATTACGCTTTGAGCGTTTGTAGCATATCTTCCAAAAACGGAAATCATATGTTGCTCATATTCTTCTTTACTTGCGGTCTCAAGATTAGACCCTTGCTCTGCATTAATTTTATCGCTCATTGTTTTCTCCTACCAAACTCTTTCGTCAGACAAAAGAGCTTGTAAAGTCATTGGTTCACCTATTGATCTATCGTCAGACTGTATTCTTAACAGCATCTCAAAAGGTACTTCGTCCAATCCTCTTCTTCGTCTTTCTGTTTCCACCCGATTCCATAATTCATCTGTTATAGGTTTCCACATATTGGTAAGGCTCCAATCCTCAGACCTAGCTGGTTCAAGCATTTTTTCAGTAAGGCCCAAAAACCACCAGTTTGTGTCCATTTGGGCGATTCTGTTCATTTTATCGCCTTTTGATCCAGCATGAACATCAAAAGCTATTCTCTCTAGCTCTTCATTGAAACACAAAATACTCAATATAGCAAAAAATGATGAAGCTTCTCTATCGCATGTGAATGCCATTTTTACATATTCTACCATTCTCTTTTTCATAAAGAAATTACAGAATGTGGAAGAAATTGTGCTAACAGCCTCTTCTTTAGAACCGCATATAGCTATAAGTGATTCATAAAGCAAAAATGCGGAACGAACAGAATTTGACTCGACATCAAGGTTAACAAAAACGAAGGAGCCATGCGTGCTTGCTAGTCTCTTCTCTTTGTCTTCATCAACAAAAACGCAAGCGTCAACAACTCCAGAATGACCTGCTACTATTTTTAAGTTTTTGAATTCAAGATTATTTGATGGGCATATTATATTCTTCAATAAACCCCACACTAAAGGATATTGATCAAGACGCATTAAAAAAGACTCATCTTGATCGCTAACAATATTTGGTATGTTTACATTCTCATAATCATATGACAAGCCTCTTATCAGGGATAAAGCAAAACCAATGATTTCATTTCTTTCTTCATTTGAGGACAGTGGAACTCCAACAATTGTTGTCAAGTAATTAACATATATTGATACCATGGAAAATATGTTCTTAGGAAGCATTTCGTCTTCAGGCAGAACAATTGCATTTCCTGTAAAATAAGGCTCCACCCCTGGCTTAAAGTCTATTCTCATATCAACAAAGTCTGCATCCAATTGATGACATACTATGTTTATTATGCGATACGCTAATAGGAAATCGCTTATGTGTGATTCTTTTAATTTTGACATTATTGATCCGTCTCTATTCCTAAATATCGCAAAAAATCGTCATAATTATTGTTTTTTCGCAAAAATGACTTAAGTTCCTCTACCTCTTTATTTGATATTTTACTGTCAGATACCTTGTTATTTAACTCTTTATTGATTAAAGATATTTCTCTTAAAATATCGGTCATGCTCATATTATCAGTAGGAGGGGAGGCTATCCAAACTGAATTACCTGAACATCCAGAGCATAAATACTCAAATGTTAGCAAGAAATCACCTATTTCTGGTTCTTTTTTACTAAAATCTTTTTGCCTCACACCTATTCCAACTACTCCCTCTTCGCTTGTTTTACTTTTACAGTGAGGACAATTCTGTTCATTAAGAAACTGTATCGCCCATACTGGTAGAAATATCATCTGGCGGACTCCTGGTATCATCTAAATTAATATTATAAGAGTAAGTTATACCTCTCTTATTATGAATACCGAAAAGCTTTTGTTCAGCCCTTGTTCCTGGTAAATTATTTTTAAGAGAATAAAGATCTGAACCAACGAACGACCCATTCATCAACAATCTTCCTGTATGAGAAGTCATCTCTGCAGAATTGTGAAAATGTCCGCAAAGAGCATAATGAAGCCGTTCCTGTAGCGTTGCCTGCATCTTGTTTTTAACTTCAGCAAAACCGTTTATTGGAGTACCCTTACTTTTAACATCATCTCCATGACACAGTAGGAAGTTGTGATCCTGAATGTTGGCAATCTTGAACCAACAGCGAGGTATATCAAAAGTAATTCTTGGATTATCTCTAAATCTAGCTCTAATGTACTCGTATATAATAATGTCCCAGTTACAGTAATCTTTTTCAAAACCGCTTGGAGCAACTCGACCATGATTTCCTCGAATTCCGTAAAACTTAATTGAGCCAAAAATAGACAACCAGTAATATATGGCGTTGGAAATAGCCTCTACTCCCTCCATTACCTGATCAAAAATAGGCGTTGATATATAAACAGGAGACCATTTTCCGGCAGCATTCATGCCGTCAACAATATCTCCTAGACAGAATATATGAAGCTCAGGTATCTGGTACATCGAAGAGTGATGCTGATATATGTCAGCTACAGCATATTGAAAGTTTTTCATTCTTTGAGCGAATACATCTAAGTTGTATTCAGAGAGGCCGCCTGTCTCTTCAAAAGAATGCTCATGACCAATATGAAGGTCGCTAAGAATGATCCCCATATGCTCAGGAGTTCCATCCTTTTGACCTTTAGGCTTCCAAGTGCTTAACGGTGCCTTTGGGAAGGCCTCCATTGCTGAACATAGCTTATCTGCTATAACTTCTGTTCTTTGCTTATGAACGCCCAATCTATTATTTGCAACTACTTCTTGATGCTCTATAAAGTTTTTTGTCTTCCGCTTTTTTATTATTTCATTTATACGATGAGGTATGTCTGATTCTTCCCATCTTGTTCCGCGGTATTTATCTTTGCATGCCTGACTTGTTCTTCCGAGTAACTTTGCTATTTCAGGATAGGGGGTATCAAGAAATCTGTGTTCATACAGAGAAACTGTATCTTCCATACTCCAGGGTGTTCCCATTTTACTATCTTTTGACATTCGTCTCTCCTTCTGTTGCAGGAATCAATTCACTTCTGAATCTTCTCCATACATGCATATGTGCTTTAATCATTTCTGATTTATGTTTTTCTGTCATTCCGTCTGCGTTTTTGCGATACTTAATTATTATTTCCGGAAGATTCGCAAAGACTCTACCATCAACAATAGCTCTCGCCCAAAGATCCATATCTGGAACTGTATAAATACTTTCGTCAAGAGTATACCCGCCAAGACTCTCAAACACTTCCCTTTTAAACATTGTTGATGGATCAATCATTGGATTTAACTGTTTATGCAGCAAACCATTAACAATTTGTCTATGCCGTATTGGAGGGTAATTCATAATTCCTGTTTGCTCACTTTCGTGATCGATCATAACAGCATGTCCGCCTACACAAAACACGCTATCATTCTTCTCCAAATATGCAATTTCTTTTTCAAAACGCATCGGCAAACTTATATCATCGCCATCGTGGATTGCTACATATTTGCCCCTAGCAAGCCCAATTGCTTCATTTCTTCTTTTCGGAATCTTTTTGTTTTCCGAACTGTTAATCATTATAACCCTATTGTCTTCTGCTAATATTTCTGTAGCAATTTTCCATGTAGAATCAGTTGAGCCATCGTTGATTATTATCCACTCGAAATCAGAATATGTCTGATTAAGAACAGATTGTATTGATTCTTCAATAAATTGTTCACAATTATAAAGAGTGGTTATAATTGATAGCTTAGGATTCGAATACATTTTTATATTGCTCCCTTACTTTTTCCCAGTTATAATCACTTAATATCATATTTTTACCCTCTGAGCTTAATTTTTGATGAAGCTTTTCATCTGACAGCAATGCATCAAGTGAGTCTGTGAACTTGCCATAAACATTTGCTGAATACTGCAACAAACCAAGCCTTGATGTAAGACTTGGACATACTATGTTGCCCGCTAAAGATGGAACATTTCCAACATTAAGAGCAACATATGGCAATCCTGCAGCCATGCTCTCAAGTGCCACCAAAGGAGCAACTTCAGTTTGCGAAGGGAAAGCAAATACGGCAGACTCAAAAAAAGCTTGAATCGTATCTTTTCTCGATATGTTTGTTAGTGACAGAGACGGATATTTGGCTTTTTTTAACATCATGCTATGTCGGCGTTTCATTGATTCCGCTGGAGCGTAATTAGACTTGCTCGAAATAAATAATGCAAAAAAATCCGATCTTTTTCCATGCAACTTGTTTAGTATGTGGTGTAAATGTTCTTGCCCTTTTCCTGGAAAAAAGTTAGACACACATAATATAATCTTTTTATCTTTTGGTATATTGAATTTCTGTCTAAAGTTAAATCCTTGATCTTTAAATTCATTTAAATCAATAGCGTTTGGTATTACATTTACCGGAATATTCATCTTCCGGCATGTTTTGTAGTCAATGTAATCATCTGAATGGGTGATTACCTTAAAGCTATTATTGTTCTTTTGAAAATTAGCAAGAGTATCGCCATTGTTTCTCATATGATTCATACCAACTAAGGCAATGCTTTTCTTTCCAGGAATTAATTTGTGATTTCTAACAATGGACGGCCACATGGAAAACGAATCACTGTAAACAAGAGTGTGATCAGGCTGCAAGCTCTTTATTTGTTCAAGAAAATGTCTCTCAGACTGCTTGCACTGAACAACTTTTACTCCATTTATAGTGGTTTGACGATCAGCCCATTTTGCAAGAACAGTACAATCCATGCCAAAATCATTCGCCATAGATTCCGTTATTTGCTGAACAACCTTTTCTGATCCACCAACATGGAAAGGAAATGCATGATTTACACAGACTACCAACTTCATAAAACCCTATCGAAAATAATCATTATTTATCTGAGTTCTTCACTGCTCTAAGTGAGTTTAATAGGCATTGACGTTGAACTCGAAATGTTTTTGTTCTCCATTTTTTAGAGAAATTCTTATAACTATCGTTAAAGTATGTCATTTTTCTACTATTTTTTCCTAAAGTTTGATGTGGCAAATGGACAATTTTGGCTTTGTAGTTCCACGCAAGACGACCTCCATCTTCAATTATCCTAAAACAGAAATCAGGGTCCTCAAAATATGCTGGGTTATAAACAATATCGAACATACCTATTTTCTCTGGAAGTGATCCAAGCATAAGCATCCCGCCGCAGCCAACATAAGTGAATGGGTCATTTGGTTTTTTTGCCATTCTTACAGGGAAATGCCTACCATTCATCATCCATGCCTCAACTCCAACCACAGATGCTCCAGACTCTCTTAATACCGCATGGTGTTGCTCAAACCACCCCTCTTGGACATATTGGTCATTATCCAAGAACATTAAGTATTTGGGCTTATTTTCAATCTTTTTATACATTTCAAAACCATGATTTCGACCGCCGATAACCCCAAGATTTTCTGGACTTGCAAAAAACAAAACGTTATCTTTCTCTTCTGAGACTTCTTTAAGATATTCTGCAGATCCATCTGTAGACCCATTATCAATAGCTATTAAAAAAATATCATCTTCACAGGTATTTTTGTAAAGATGATCAATGAAACGTTTTGTCGTTTCAATCCCATTATATGAAAGCATAACTAATGCAGTTCTTTTATCTTGTTCCATTCGTGCTTATCGGCAATATTGATTATGAATCTAAAATTGTCACGATATTGCTTGTTGAAACCGATCCAACTGAAATTCCATCGAAAGGGACAACCTCGGCATACCATTCATCGCCTGCTGAAGTATTTGAAGATACAACTAAATTCTGTCCAGCCAACAAGGTCATTTCAGTAAACACTTCTTCTCCTAATCGTTTTCTAAACCAACGAATAGAGCTTTCATCTTGCTGACTCTGAGACCCCTGATTTATGTCGGTATCAAAGAAAGTGTAACTTAAATCTAATGCAGAGTCTAAAGCAGGTGAAGTTGGTATTATGATAACGCTAGAAACAATTGGTGGAGCATTTTCTACTGTTATGATAGAAGAGCTTACTGGATCGCTTATAAGATTTCCTGAAATTGGCCTAACCTCTACTTGCAAAGTGTTTCCAATTATCATTGCAACAACATTTCCTTGTATCTCTCCAGGTATTATCTCATTATTAGAAAGACCATTTGTTGATTCATTCAGAATACCCCTCTTGAACTCTATTCCATTTACATACCAAATGATAGTGCTTTCATTCTCGCCTCCGTCATCGAAGAAATTGAACGAGGCTATAGCTGGCGTTGCTGTTGTTATAGATTCTTGAAGGGTTCCAGTTGACGTTCTTCCCATTATTGACAACGTTGTTATAAATGGCGGAGCAGCGGCTACCTCAACTGATGGTGAACGGAATGTCTCTCCAAAGTTTGTTCCATCGCTAGGTCTAACTGAAAAGTAAATTATATCGCCAACGTTAATTAGACTTTCTCCTCTTTCGCGAGCAAATTCTTCAACGCTTGTTCCATCTGGAACATCATCTAAGTCAAAACTGAAACCAAATCCATAAACAGGATCAAGTATATCATTGATATCATTCCATGATCTAAGGTCTCTTAAATATTCAGCCTCTACACCATTGATGAACCATCTTATTTCTGTTTGATCTAAATCTTCGTCATCGCCGTTGATATCAAAGTATCTATATGTTGCATTTATTTTCGAGTATATCGATGGGCTGTTAGGGACTACCAAAAGGCTCTGAGCTTCAGGTGGTCTAGCCGACAAAGGAGGAGGCAAGAACACATTTGTGTTCCACATATATCCAACGCCCTTAATATTTATGTCTTCCGAAGCGAATCTATTTATAACCTGAATTCCTATTCTGAATTCATTGGAATTTTCTATATCAAGGAAGAATGGTCCTTCTCTTTTGTCTTTAAATACTATCAATCCCTGTCTTGGATAAGCCCTGTAATCCTCGTCATCGATTGCAGCAGACAAGCTATCCCTTATAGTTACTAAAGAATTAATGTCCCATGGTCCATACTTTGTCTTCCAAACAAATCCGTCTATACTTTCAAGCTGCTCTTCAAGATCAGTATTATCTTGCTGAGTTCTAATCGGGATAAACAATTTGCCATACTGATCAACAGATGGTCTTGCTCCTGTATGGAAATCATCCCAAGAAGAAGATTGACTATTAGCTACTCCAACTTGAATTTCGCTTTCTGTTGGTCTATTTGCATCTACCGTTACAGCTATTTGTTGTGCTCCAAATAACGAGCTATCAACGTTCAAGTATAAAAAGCTTATCTTAGGTAAACTGTATCTAATATTTATGCCAGTTAGCGATGGAACGCCAGGCGTTGCAATGTCTTCGTATTCTTCTAGGACAGAAGCAGACAAACCACTCAGTAACGATACCTTAAACTTAAAGTAGCGCCCTGTTAGCTTAAAGAATTCAACATCACTATTTGGATCAAACTGATCTGATAGGTCAGAAAAATTAAATCCATCATCTGATGATTGAACTGTCCAGTTTCCGTCAGTATTTTCGAATAATGAATAATCAAGAACAATTGAATTGACAACGCTTATTTGTCCGAGATCAATAATTGCATCGTAAGTTCCCCAGCCAACAGAGCCTGCAGCTCTACCTATCATGTTATTTAAAACTTCATTCAAAAACAGTGCATCTAGAACGGTTTGAGATTGGCCTCCTGTTTCATTTGCTATTTGCTCAAGATCGTCAGTGTCTGTTCTTGCCAACAGTGCAGAAAGAGTTACAGGGAAAACTACTGAGAAGTTGTTTACAAGAACAGGAACTTCAGCAAAACCATCTATTGCTTGAACATTTTCAAGAGCAGTATCTAAACCGATAAACGACAAACTCTCTTCATTGTCAGTTTGAGCATAAATTATTTTTGAGAATGAATCAAGAGATTCATCTAGCATTGATTCAGCTACAGCTCCTATTCCATCATAAAACGGAGAAGCTCCAAATGGAACATTGTTTCTTATTCTATCCAGGAAGCCAAGAGCTTCCTCTGCTGTCCCGATGTTATTATCAATATAAGGGATAACTTGAGGAACCCATTCAATATCGCTATAGTAACTTACGCTAGGGCTTTCTAATTGAGCAGATTGAGGCGGATTGATATCAAATACTGGATTATTTCCGTCAAGAAGATCATCCCCTATAACAACTCCTCCTGTATTTGTATCATCAGTGTCGGTATCCGTATTTGTATCACCAGTATTATCGTTTGATGGAACCTCTCTTGTTACAGAGAATGATCTACATCCTTCAAATAATGGTGAATATGGATCTGTTTCAGCTCCAGGCAATACATCAGGATTTCCATCATCATCTAAATCGTCATCATTTGTATCATCATCAGGATCTTGAGTTTCTATAAATTCGTCAGGGTCTTCATTGTCATTGAAATCAACAATCGTCTGTCCATAATAAAAGTCATCAACAACAGTTAACTGTAATCTAATAAAGTATGGGTTCCTAACATCGCCTTCTCCAATGACAAATGGTTCAACAATATTTTCAGAATCGGTATCTTCGCCCCTTCTTGCTAGCTCTAGCTTTTTCTCTATTTCATTTACTTTGTCCAATATGTCTTCTGATCTAGGAAGTAATGTGGATGAAGCTATACCATTAACAGCGATAATGTCATTGCTTGAGAAAATTACTGGGTAAACTAATGATGCTCTATCAACATTATCCGAAGAAGACTGTTGGTTATCATCGCTGCCTCCTCCGCCTCCTTGTAGATCATCTGCATCATCTGAATTTGCGCTATCAGGCAGAACAACGTATCCTCTAAGCAATATTCTAACATCTGTGGTTGGAGGCTCTCCAACATCATCAAGAAGCTCTATTGATATTCCAGCCGATTGTTTTCCGTCAAGCAACAGTTCTACAGGATTTACTGTAGAATTGATTTGCAAAAAGCCTGGCGGTCTACCGCTTGTTATTCCTCCTGCTACATAAATATATCTAAAGTCGTCTGAAGCCATTCCGAACGCCTGTCTAGGAACATCCACTCCAGTCAATTCATTGAAATTAAATGGAGCAATAGTATCTGAAGCGTCTATCGATTCAAAAGTCCTAGAAACCTTACTCTTTCTGCTTTCCCCGCCAAGGAAATATGAAATATCCTGAACTGTAACAGATGAACCTTTGTATCTAGGGTTTGGTATGCTGAAGTACGAACTCTCATCATTTTGTATTGAAAGAGTATTTAGGTCAATGGAGTAAGTGTCTGTTAGAAGTATTATTTCTTGATTCTGACCTTCTCCAACAGGTACTGCTCCGCCAGAAACTCTCAATGTATTATCTGAATCAGAATGGAACATGAATGGGGAAATTCTTTGATAAAGAACAAGGTCAGATCCTGTAAATGCATCTGAAACTTCCCACTCGTCAGAATCTATGTTATAGATAACAATTCTGTCATTCATCTCTTGCACAGATCCTTGAGACCCAACTATTCGTATCCCGCCGACAATATAAATCTTGGAGCCAACTTTTACTGAAGCTCCCATAGATATTCCATATGATTCGAATTCATTGTCATTCAATGTTGGCATGTTGCTTAAATTAAACCATGAGTCAGAACTGCTATCATATCTTTCAGCAGTCTTCGTTACAACAAGATCATTGTCTTCTATGGAAAATCCCCCAAAGACATAAACGTCCCCTGAATCTTGCTCTGCGTTATGATAAAATCTTGGAGTTGTCATCTCAGCCATATCTGTCCATGTTTGAGAATCTATTCTGTATTGCTCATTGTATGATGAAACTTTATTGCCATCAATTCCGCCAATGGCGTAAAGTATCTCACCATATGGATCAAAACTCCAAGTAAGAGTCAATGCTCCCCTTGGGTGGTTTAAGTCATTCGGAACTGTTGACCACTCATCTGTAACAGTGTCATAAATATCGATAGAGCCATTATAAACATTATCAACAACAGCCACTTGGGTAACATCGTCATCTGGCTCACTATCATCTTCTGCGTCTATTGAATAATTAATAGTAACACAAGATGTCATCAATCTTTCAGTATCGCCTCTCTTGTCATAAGATATAGATGCTTGAACTTGAGCTTCAAATTCTTGTATCGGACTCATTGGTAATAATGTAAAGTATGCAAGCGACTCTTCTTCCGAAGCATTAACCAAAGGGTCTACAATGTTTTCTGTAAAAATAACTTGTTCTGGAACCTGTATTTTACTTGGATTTTTTCCGCCGACAGTTAAAGTTATAGGAGTTCCTGTCGGGACATTATTTCCAGCGAAACTAGCTCTTACAACAAATGTGTGAGAAGACTGTCCGTCAATAAGAAGATCTTGAACAACTTCATTCTCTCTTCTTACCTGTATTACATTAATCTGCAAAGGTTCTTTTAGCCTAACTATACATGGAGGTATACCATTCTCTGCTCCGCCTCCACCGCTAAGATATTGTATTTCGCCATCAAGCTCAGTCTCAGCTCTTCCGCTAACTACATTATCATTATCCTCTCTTCTATAAGTGAAATCGATAGCTCCGCATGTATTTTCAATAGGATCAACATTGCCTCCTGTATCTGGATCTGATGGGCCTATGAATTGATTTATTCTTAAGAATGCGTCTGTCTTGTTTTCATCATCAAGAACTATTGTTGCATAACCAATCTCTTCTTCATGATTACTGAAAACTGGTTCATCTATATATGGATCAAATCCAATTTCAAGATTAGGGCCATGCAAAACTTCGAACGCATTCCCTGTTTCAATTTCAACCAATTGTCCTGCATTAAGAACAAAAAGAGTTCCGCCAAAATCATCTGAACATTCTCTGAACACATTTCCCATTAAGCCAGAAGCCTGATTCGGATCTTTCCATATAGTTAATCTTTCGTAATCAAAACCATCAGCCCACATATTGACTTGATAATCTCTTAAGTGCATAAGGAATCTTGATCCAAAACCGCTATTGGTTGCAGGCGGATAAATAAATGCTGGCTTTTCTGCAAATGCTGACAATCCGCTATATACAACATCAACTCTAATTGCATAAAGTTCAGGAAGCAACTGAGGACCAAAATCTCCGTTAAATATATACCAAGTAACACCGCAAGCTGGCCCAAAGAACACTCTTCTGGCAGTTCCGCTAGACGTTCTTGAGAATACTCCTGGTCCGTTATTTACAACATTGTCAGTAGAATAAAAGGGTCTATCTTTTCCTGAAACACCTTTCTTTAAATTCCATTTCACAATTTCGTTATCTGGTATGGGTGTTCTTCTGTCTGGATCATCTGGATTTATTAAATAAGCAGAAGCAAATTGTTCGGCAACATCAACACAGTCAGGAGATGGGATAGATTCAGTAAGCTCTATTTGAAGTATATTCTCAAAAGCAATATACATTTTTCTGCGGCCAAAAAATCCGTTATAGCTAGCTTTAGCAAAAAGCATTACGCCTTCTGGCAAAAACGGTGCTTGAAGATCAATATCTGCGAAACTAAATTGATTTGATCTTACATCAGAATCATCATCAACATCTTCATCCTCTGTTCCTAATAGTAAGTCAAAAGTAGTTGATTGAGGCAAAACGGTTTTACTTTTAAAGTTGGAAAAAGATGGTTCAAATTCTACTGAAGGGTCAGATAAATTATCATCGCAACCTGGATCAGAAGCTTGGTGGACTGCAATAAATGTTTTTCCGCCATCAATTATTGCTTCATCTCTATATGTAACTTTAACTCTTGCTGTAAATGGCTCTTGTCTTCTTATGTATGTTCCATCAAAAGACTTTGATTGATCTGATTCCAATAATCCGCCAGTGCTTTGAGTGACAACACTGCTTAGATCTATTTCCGATTTACAAATATGATCTATTCTGTCATTCCCAAGATTTATTAACTCCATTTTAAATGGGTTCTTTAAAGATATGGAAATAGGTTTTGAATTAAAAGCAAAAATGTCTTGGAGAGGATTATCTCTATCAGGTATTGTGAATGAAACAAAGACGCTCGCACTGATAGTATCCAGTGCAGACAATATATCAAAATCATCAGACATTCTCAATATGCCTCTAAGAACTCCATTTCCTTGAGGTGTTGTTGTCAATATTGTTGATTCATTAAAATCAGGAATGCTTGTGCTTCTATTTATCTCTTCTCCGAACACATCTTCGCTATTACCGGCTCCAGAAACACTTCCTGATGCTCTAAACTTAAGATTGGATTCATCTGCAATTGGTGAACCAAACTCATCTGTTATTTGAGCGAATAAAGCAACCCTTTGATCGAACCAGCCATCTATTGATCTTTGGAAAAGAACAGGCTGTTCCCATTGAATACTTATAGCATCATCTGTAACAAGCTCATATCTAAGTTTTCTTACTTCTAATAATGGTATGCCTGTTTCATCTGAATCTTCTCTTGGCGTTGATGTGGCGTATGTAACTGTGGATGCATAGCCATACTTGTCAACAGTGACAAACGCATAAAATGCTTGAATGTTATTATCTATATTTCTGTGAACAAATTCTGTTTGATTAGGATTTCCTCTAAATACCATTTCCGAAGAAGAGGATGTTCCCTGATCATCTATTATTGGATAATTGCCGGTTTCATAAAATACTTTTACTTCTTTTACGGAATCAGTTAATCCCGGTATTTGCCAATTAAAATATATTTTCCTGTTACCAGATTGTGCTACAATGCTATCTACTGTCGGAAGAGCTGATGCGCCGCCCGTTACATCAAACCTTTGATTATTATCATCGAATCCGGGTATTAAGACAGAAAGAACAGGAGAATCGTTCCATATTGAATAATTTCCTATGGCGTTTTGTGAGAATATTTTATAGTGATATTCTCTTCCATGTATGTAGTCTTGGGATACTGTAAAAAAGAATTCGCCAGAAGATGCTGACTCTTCATATATTACAACTCCATCATTTTCATGATAAGGAATGTCTCCAAAACCTATATCCTCAAAAGTAAACTCGCCAGTCTGCAAGTTATCAACTCTATCCTGAAGTCTCGGTCCCGCCTCCTCTTTTTCGATAACCCTAACCGAACCATTTACAAAGTCATAATCTGAAGGAACACTATATCTGAACGAAAGTATCCTGTCTCCATTGTCAAGCTGCTTTTGCTCATTCTCTCCAACTGTGGAAGAAGCGTTTTGTATGTAAGAAATATCTCTTACAGTGTTATGAATAGAGACTTCTGTTAGTTTTCCGAATGAAGCAAAATAATTCGGAGGAGAGATTCCTACTGCTCCTATTGAAAAATGACTTACATCCGCATTGCTTAATGGGGAAACAAATGATCCGCTCGATTCAAGCGATCCATTTACATATACTTTTATGTCGTTTAAATCAGCATCATATGTTACCGATATTTGATTCCATTGATTCAAAACTAATGGATCAGTCGTCGTTGCTGTTCCAGAAGTGCTTCTATTTAAAACAAAAACGTTCTGTCCTTCTAAGAACACAAACAATCCAACAGCAAACGAATCTGGATTATATTCGCTGTATATGTATTGTCTTGGGCCTCCTGATATTTCATAAGGGAATACCCATGACATGAAAGTAAATCCGCCAGAGTCTGGCAACAATGATCCCGATGAGCTTAATTCATGCTCCCAATAATGATCATTTCCGTTCAATCTAATTCCTGAACGACCTACTGGCACATCTTCTTCGTTTAACCATATTGGTTCTGCCTGGTTCTTCGCTGAAAGATGGTATTGATTTGAAGTAAAATCAAAAGCTTCTGTTCCAGACCCCTCATTGAAATGCCATGAAGCTAAAACGTTGTTGTCTAATTTTGTTCCTGATCCTCTTAATATAGTGCTTGTAAATGAACCTATGCCTCTTGGTATAACTCTGGTTCTTGGCGTGGCTTGTATGCTATTGCCATCGCTAAAGGTTCCATTTTGATCAAATGAGTATACTGTATAGAAGTAATCATCATTCTCTATTAGGTTGTCATCAAAAGACCTATCAAGGAATCCCTCCGTAACGATATCTCCATCAATTGCGTTTGCTGAAAATGATGCATCTTTTCTTAATACTCTAACTCCAGCATACCCACTTTCTTGATCTGCGAAAAAAGCTCCCGCTATATCATTTCCATCAGATGTGTCTATTTCTTCATCTTCTAATACCGCGAAAAAGTTTACTCGAATAGGAGTTGATTCGAACGAATACAGATTAAAGAAAACTTGTCCTGGATATGTTGAATCCAACCTATTGATTAATCTTCTTATTACTTCATGTCTTGTTTTTGGCTCATCGTTCCATGTCATAGACCCCGATTGGTCTATAAGTATTGAAACTATTCTATCAGGAAGCTGAAGTGAAACTTCGTTTGATGTTCCATCATCATTCTGAATTTGAGTGTTTGTGAATATTGGCTCACTTAATGGGTCATCAAACTTGTTTGTTGAATCAATAAATTCTTCTGCTGTGGGAGTCTGTATGACGCACCCTGACTCATCGAGAGAATCAACGAAGAACCACATGGTTAATGCGAATCGATCATCAGAAGCAATCCAGCCAGCGTCTGAATCATTGCTAAATGACTGTAGGGCAATATATGGGTCAATATCAGAGCTAGCTGAATCCCAAACTATGTAAGATGAATCAGAACTACCTACAGGATACAGCGAAAACGCATAACTTGAGTCGTAGTCTATTGAAGACCCATCAAACTTTTGCATATCGAAATTATATGAATCATCAAGGCTTATTTCGCTAAAGGTTGATTTTGCGTCATAAAACGGCCCAAGAGAAGAGGGCTCATTGGATACAAGTTCATGGACACCTGCATGAAGAGTAATATATGGGTATTGATCATATTCAACAGTTCCAGGGAGAGGGCCATCCGGAACAACACAGATATAGTCTATATGAGTATCGCCAGTTAAAACGCTCAAACTCAAAGTTCTATCTGATTTATCTGGAATAACAATTGATGTAGTTAAAGTTGACCAAACATTTGAAGACACAACTGTTTCATCCAACTGTTGAACAAGGCTTCCGCTAACATATAGATTTGTTTTTAAATTGCTTGAAGATGTTTTGTATCTTATGTAAACATCATATTTTCTCGCGGAATCTGATGATATTGGATAATGTAGTTTTGCTCCATCATCGCCTGACCCATATGACGTAAAGTACATTGAACCGAAACCTGTTGATCCATCCTCGAATGGTTCATGGCGAACGCTTGGATTGCCTCTTTCCCAATCTGAAAAATTTGAAGCATCAAGAAATACAGCATCATCATCGTTAAATATGAATCTATTCCCGGCAGTTACATTTGTAGGCCACAAATAAGTGGTAGCCTTTCTGAATGGCATATCACTGGTTGAAATGAATCCTTGAGCGGTAATTTTCATAATATTTTATCGACTAATAATTCTATAGTCTTTGTCCTGATGCAAGCCTTCTAATCTGAGACTCTGATTTTATTTTAAATGTGTTATAAGAGAACATCCATACCTCTTCGTTAACTATCAAAACCTTGTGTATAGTGTCAAATCCTGAATCTGAAATCGATATACCAAAATCGTTTATGGTAACCAGTCTTCCGTCGCTTAAACCGCTTACTACTTGAAGAACGCTCGAATCTATATCATTAGCAACAATATCTGCTGAAAGGCTAGCGTCATTAAATACATCAACAAGCCTTAAATTAACTCTTTCTGCATAAAAGAATCCGCCGTCTTCTCTTATTCCATTATCTGTTGCGAGATAAATCTTGTTCCTATATTTAACAAGAGAATTAATATTTTGGTTTGTTGTTCCTATTAGCGTCCAAGAAAAACCATCTGTCGAATAAAATACTTCATTCTTAGCTATTGCAAATGTCGCATCTGGAGATATTATAGAGCCAACTCCAACTTCAGACTCTTGAACAAAAGTCCAACTATCCTGAAGCTCTTTTCTTGCATAAATGCCATCTTCAGCTCCTATTACAAGATTTGTATTAAACAGTCCAACTATCTCAAAAATATTGGAAGGAAGACCCAGTCCAGGATCCCTTGTTGACGTTTTTTCTATCGTATCATATGTATACAGTGCCGTTTGATCTAGAATAAATACTTGATCGTTGCTTACATGCATGTCTTTTATTTGCAAATCTCTTCTTGAGTCTATTACTACTTCATCTATCTTATATGTTTCAACATCAATAGATAAAACTCCTCCTGCCCCTCCGACCCAAACTTGCCCCAGAGATTCAATATATATAATTGATGTTGGATAAGGGATGCTAAAATTTCTTTTCCCAAAATTAACAAGTTCCTCGAAATCAACTGTTGAATTAAATACATCATATACATCCGTACTACATGGAAGTATGTATTTAGCTTGATATGGTGGAACCATCTGCATTGCTGATGAGTTTGTTTTTGATAAATTTAATCCCATTTGAAGAAGATTGGAATCTCTTGTTTGAGATAAATGAGATGGAAGGCCTGAGTTTACCCACTCAAACGTATCCTCTATTGTTGCATGAGGAAGACTTGTATTGTCAAAAATTGGATTCGTTATACTTATTGTTAATATGTCTTTTTTTGTCATTTCTTTATTTAAGACAACAACGCCATTGATTGAATTCGCAATGGATACAAGGTTATAATTCAAGTAATCAGGTTCTGAATTATTATCAATAGAAGTGTTTACGGAGTTGTATCTACTAACCCCAAAGCCTTCAATCGTATCAGAGTTTGAACTCGGAACTTCAACGAATGAAACCGCAGAACCTGTTGAACTGCTTGATGAGCTTTCTCCAAACAGAAAATTATCTGCAATAGTTCCTTCTGCGGCAAAAATAACTAAACCGGAATCAACTGCCGACTGCAAATCTGTTGAGCTAAATGCCATTTGAGGAGTCAATAGGACTCCAACTTCAGTTGTATCTTTATCAAAAACAAATGATTCAGTACCTTGAAGTTCTAAAAAGTCATCATATTTAACAAACCATGAAGTCAATCCAACTCTATCAGTATCTATTTCTTGAGGAGATGATATCGGTAAACATGATCCGTAAACCTTTGTTCCCAATAAAGATTGACTTATAACAACATCAAAGAACAACCTCTCGGAACCGATGTCGCATGTGTCGTGAAAAGACAATGAAGACAATCCTATATCTAGCCATGGATTCCAGTTCTGCTCAAAATACTGCAAATGCAAAGAATTATTAACTACATCATATGTCTCAGCATTATCATAATCTATTTCATGAGTATCAAGTTTGCTTAAATTGGGTTCAATCTTTATTCCGCCATGAACTATTATCTCTATTTCTTCATTATTGTTAGATATCCAGTCAGATAATTGAGACTGAATAGCAGCCTTTCTTGATGAGATCATCGGCCCCCACTGATTAGGGCTATACTTCTCTTCATTATTTATCTGATTGCCAGCAGGCATATAAAACAAAAATCTTCTAAACCCAAGACTGTAATCATCTGTTAGTTTGTTTATCAAATTAGAAACGCCATCTGCAGCTTGCCACCATGAGGCAAAAGCATTAGAAGCTCCTGTTGAAGAAAGAAAAGAGTCTTCCCACATAATATATACTCTTACTGGTCTATGATCTGTTTCGCTTAATGTTCCTGCGGTTGAAGATATGACCTCAATAGGCAAAAACTCTTCGATATCTATTTCACTTAATGTTGAAATCGACTTGCTCGATGATATTGTGTCACTTCCTGAATTGCTCAACCCTCCAACCGGCCTATTTCTAGATCCTCCTGAATTTTCTTGCTGCGGAACAGAAGGTAGAAGCCTTTCTATCTCATCCAAATAATCAGATTGTATATTCCCATCAGGGTCAGATTCGTATTCATATAGAGCACCAATAGCGTGAGCGCCGGATATAAATGGAACAGTAAGTTGTTGTTCCCAATTTATTTCATTTAACGGTTTTCTGGAATATGGTGGAAGAGATGAGTATACATGTTCAAAAACAGGAAGGACATAAAGTGATTTATAAAGAGAATGCAGTCTATACGCCTCAAGAGTATTGCTTGATATGTATGAGCTATTTGTAGACCTTATGTTCTCTATTCCTGTTTGAGGAGTTTTTTTGTCCTCTATCGTATACCTTATGGCTCTCACCAATGGAGCCAAAACATCAACCTTTTCCCATAACCAACTTAAATCATTGTTCAATTTTTGTGCATTATTATATGAATCACCTTTAACTGCATCGAATCTTGTTCCATAGCCAACAATTCCAGGTCCAACAGAAACAAGGGAATCATTTTTGTATACGGCACCTGGCAAATCAACAAATCCAACTTTTGCTTTTGGTATGATATCTTTTATCGCGCTAATTGTTTTTAAATAAAATTCTTGAACAACCGAATTCCATTGAGACTTCGATAACCCATTATGAAAAGAGGAATTTTCCGGATAATCAAAATGAGGGTGCCATTTTTTTCTATAATCTATTAAGATAATCCCATCGAATGATTTGTCTCTAACTTTTTTAATGACATCTTGTTTTACTTTTTCTTCATGACGAGATATCCATTCTGAATCATTGAATATTTGATAAGGTCCGCTTAATGGAAATTCTCCAATCTCAGATATTTCAAAACGAAATGAATTCAAAGACGCATTCTGTAAATCTACGCGCAATGAATCCGATATTTCTTTTGAGTAAAATCCAAATAAATTATAACCATTAATGCTCAATTACTTATCCTCCAATTCCGCCGCCGATATCTTCTTCAGATACTGGTCCATCAAGGTCTTCCTCTATAGAAGTATTATCGCCATAAGTTCCGAATTCCTCAACTCCATAACTCTTGAAATCCTCGTTAGAAGAAAGAAGCAAGACCCTAAAAGCTGGGACTTCAAATGGCGAAACTGTGTTATCTTCGTTTGTTATTGTTCTTGCTTCTGGATATACTTGAGATAAGAACCTATCAAGTGAATTCAAGAAAATAACTACATTAGCCTTGTTGAAGTTTAAAAGAATAGGATTATCTGCATCATCGCCTAGGTCTAAAAGCGTTGAAGCTATTGATTGTAACCCAGTGAGAGCTGTATCAGCTCCGGCTTTGTGAGCATTTCTATCGTTGTATTCTGGCAATATGAGATTGCCAATTGCTGTTGCAGGTCTTTCTGTTACGCTCCAGTCATTAACAAAAAATCCATTAACGAACAGTTGAACGCCTGATTCATAATTGGAATCAGCCCAACCTCCATTTTCGGCCTTGTATCTCTTATATTGATTAGCTATTGTTACTACAGACCCAATTTTTTGCTTTTCATCAAAACATACAAATTTTCTTAAATCCTGAGTTGCCGTGTTGTATCTTACCCCGATTTTTTGTTCAACGCCATCAATATAAACAGTTGGAACCGTATTCCCTGTATCTTCCCATTGCAAGCTCATAGACCCTGGATTTACGGACAAAAATAGCTGTTCCTCTGTTCCTATGAACATCTTGTCATCTATTATATTCATTGATGATGCAGGCGGAATAAAGCTTCCGCTATTCATTTGAGGAAAAGCTAGCTCAAAATCGATTTCGGAGTCATTGTCTATATCGCTATTTGGCAAACTAACAAGAAGTCCCTTGTCTGTCGTTATGAATACTCTGTCTCTCCATATTTCAATTTTCCTTGTTATATCAACATCTCTGAGTATGGATACTCTTTGGAATTCCGTTTCTCCTGGCTTCCTTCTCCATAAAATAAATTGAGTAATAGCAAAAATCGTGTCGCCATACATCTTAAACTGAAATATGGGTCTTTGATCTGGCATCTCATCGCTAAAGCTCCAAAGGACTCCACCATTATCAGATTCGAAAATGCCAAGTTCATTACTTACCAAAACTCTATCTCTAACATGATCGTAAATAGTGTCATATGATTCTGTTGATCTTGGCCCAAAAATTGGAGTTTGTTCCCAAAAGTAAAAATCTCTTCCGATATCTTGTATTAGTTTAAATACTCCAATATCAGATGTGCAAAAAATATCCCCATCCGGAGTTTCTGAAATACCTCTTGTTATTTTAGCATTTTCCATCCCCTGTATTTCTCTCCATGTGCCAAAACTTCCAGCATTTTCTTTTCCTCTTTTCCCAAAAACTCCCCTATTAGTTAATGCAAAAAACATATCTATGCTACTTGAGTAATAAAATTCTATAACAGGGGTTGAAAAAGATCTTCTTCTAATCCATGTTGCACCAAAGTCCTGGCTTGTATATATCCCGTTACTACTACTTCCAACGAGAACATCGCCATCTTCTGTGGTATTTGCCAAAATAATATCATACCAAGTTATCGCATCGCCAATTATTTGTCCTTCATTAACAGGAGTAAATCTGTAACCATCATCTACTGCTAGCATTGGCTCTTGAATCGGTATCAGCAATTCTTTTATTCTACCCTCATGCCCAATATCCGGCAATTGTCTTTTTTCAACAAGGCCTATTGTTACCTGATTAGCAGAAGCGCTCTCCAGTCTTTCTTGCGGTAAAATCCCCTGAGTCTCAGTTAAACCCTCGAATACAACAACAAGCTCAGGCGGGCTATCAAAAGGAAAATCATTATTATCATTTGTAGAAAAATCTGTTGGAGCGAGCTTCTTTTCAAAAGTTATTCTTCCCAATTCTCTATCTATATTAAATAGCAAATCAAAATCTGATGCTAACTGATCATTTAAAAATACCTCAAAAGAAAAAGTGTTCTCTAGATCAGCAGTTGTTGTATAGTTTTGGAAATTTTGAGTAACCCAATCGTCAACCCTTATTACATCCCCAAGATTAATTCGCCTATCATCTATTCTTGTAAAAAACTCATGCTTATGAGCGGATATGAGTTCTTGAGCTTTTTCTTTTATCGGGTCCTCAAGATCTTTTATCTCTCTTACGCCAGACTGATCAATTTCTATTACGCCATTTGTCGTTTCGACTGTTCCTAAAAATTGAGCATTATTTACAACAATATCTGATTCTGTTACAAATAAATCTGCTTCATTTTTAAATTTTCGAACTATGTAATAATATGTGTCAGATTCCAATAAAGATTCTGGATCATTATAGGAAGTTTGCGATGGAGGAGTTGTGTCAACTAGCTCAAACTCGTAAGTGTTTCCTATTGATTTAAATATTTCATATCCATCAAATTGCCCTGCTGTAGGATCCCATAACAAATCAATTCCAGTTGTTGCTCCATCTATCTGAATAGATAAGTTTGCAGGAGTTCCAAGCTCTCCTGAAGTAGTTGGAGTCAACAATATTAAATTATAATCAAAGAAATCATCATCAACAGGATTCAATGATTCTATTCCATACAAGTCTATTGTGGTAACAAAATATGCATATGTCGTAAGATTGTTAACATCATAATCTGTGTAATTAAAAGTAAGGCTATCAACAGTTTCTATCCTGGCAAAATCTGAGGATATATATGATATCTGTTGGTCTGCTCTGTATATTCTATAGCTAACAGCTATTTCTGAGTCTGGTTGATTCCATGATATTGTATTTTCTGAATCATTTGATACGCCGAGTATTTGATTCGGAGCAGAAGGTCTAGTAAGATCAGATATGTTAGGGATGTCAAATACAACATCTCTCTCGCTGCTCTCGTTGCCAAACTCATCTCTTGCTTTTATTGAAAAAACGTAAGACGAGTCCGATACTATGTCTTCTTGATTAATTATGTAGCTAGACGAAAACCCCACTTCGGTATCCTCTTCTAAACTAATAGATAAACTTGGATTTGAAACATCTTCTCTTTCTAAGTTTATCACATTGTTTTTGAATATAGATGTTGAATTAAACCATGTAAATTCTATTGTTTGATCATCTCTTTGTTCAACAGATAATCTGGTTATAGATCTTGGGCTCTCATATGTTCTTGTATAGTGCCTCGCAGTTCTGCCTACGCTACTGTTTCCATCTACATCTATTGCTCTAATTGTTACAAAATAAGTTGTCCTAGATCTTATGCTTCTATTTCTTGTTCTACCATCGCTATCTATGTATGAGTATATTTTGAATTCTCTTAAGCTTTCTACTGGCTCGTTTATCCAAATAGATGTGATTATGCTGCTATTATCTGTATCTATTTCTTCAATTTGTATTTCATGAGAAACTGGAGGATTTGTGTCATATGGGTCTATGAAAGGCTCCCAATCTACAACAAGAACAGTATCCGAAACAAACCCATCACCCTCTGAGTCGCTTAGCTCCAAATCAACGACATCTCTAGGTCCTGAAAAGAAATCTGGAGTAGAAAAAAGCGTAACACCAGATGATTCAATAGCATTGTCTCCAACGGAAACTAATCTCAATTTATACTTTTGATTATTATCTAAATCTTGAATACTGGTATGAACAGTATTGCCGTCTACATCAATTGAAATAGTGCTTCCGATTGATTGATTCTCTAAATTTACCGGAGTTATATAAATTCTGTAAAACTCAATGTCCCCAAATGCAGCAGGCCTCCATAGCATATGAATCGCATTTGTTGCTGGGGTAACAGATACGTTCACAGGATCAGTTGGAGGAGTTACATCCAAATCAGTTAATGCAACAAGGGTTGATGTTTGGCTGCTCTCATTTCCGCTAAAGTCTATTGAACTTATTCTGTAATAGTAGTTCGTATTGTCATCAAGATTGGAGTCCAGATAGCTTGTATCTGAAGTTGATGTTAACAACTCAAAATCTACATTGTTTTCGCTTTTGTATATTTTAAATTCTTTAAAATCATAGTTAAGAGTATTCTCATCCCATGATAAAAGGATAGAAGAAACCGTTGATTGAGATACAGCAAATGTTGTAGGTGTCAATGGGGCAGAAACGTCCAAATGATCGTAAGTGGCTATACCGGAAAATGCTCCTGCTTGACCTATGACTCCGGGTCTTCTTTTCATCCATATGTATACTAAATTGTTGTCGAGTAAGGTTTTATCTTTATTTCCAAATGTTCTTATTATATTATTGTCAATAAGGCCCATGCCTGGAGTTATATCTATCGATAGAATACCTATATTCGGTTGACTAATTACCCACCCGCTCACTCTTCCTGGACCGATAGCAGATGATATGAATTCCATATGTTGATCTATATCAGTAAATCTTTGTTTATCTATGGCTCCTGAATAATAGTCGCCAGAAACAAATGCTTGAAAACCAAAATGAGGTGTTCTTGTTGGCATATAATTAACCCTTAAGTGTTATGAACTGATTGCCCTCAAGTTCAAACATGACTGAGAAATTCTTGACTACTGGAACATCGACATACTCTCCGCAATATATTGATGTATCAATATCTCTTGCTCTAAAAGTAAACGAGTTGCTTGTATTAACAAAATCCTGTCCATCGAAAGCATCTATGGAGATATGATAAGTTGTTCTTGGTTCAAATGCAGATAAATCTGGACGGTAAATTATGTTCTTTGTTTCGCCTGAGCTAATGGAGACTCCGCTAGATGGAAGCGATCCGCCAGTACCAGTAAACCATCCTGTTGAATCATTACCGCTGTATCCTGTTGTTAACAACTCCGTTCTTTCCGGATTTGTGTAAAAGCGTATTCTAAATTGATAATCATTAGACAATGCTGTTTCGTTCTGGAAATCAAAATCTATCTCATCAACAAATGTTGTTCCGCATGCCTCAATGAATGACTTATCTTGTGTTATTACATCAAATTCATCATTGCTATTTACAGCTTCCACTGTTATGAAGTAATATGTGTTACAAGAAATTGGGGTATCACCTACAGGTACAAATGATATTCCTGCTTGCTCTCCGACTCCAAGATTGACTCCTGAAGACAGCAATAATTCTCCGTTTGAAGACCATCCCGAAGTCGAGCTTGCTGAGTATGCTTGATAAACAAGGTTCTCTCTTTCATAATCTTCGTAGAATGATATTCTGAAGTGGTATAGATCCTGAGACGCTGATATGTTTGCAAAGTCAAATTCGACTGCATTGAACATGAGCATTGAATTGTATGGCCCATACTCTCCAAAGTCCTCTGCTATAGTCTCTCCCCTAGATGGGGTTATAAGTCTAATTCCAACTCTTAAGTTTTCTCCAACCTGTTCATCGTTAGATGTGAATACTCTGTTTTCATCTATTACTTGATATTCAGCAAAATCAACTGAATTGTTTAGGTTAAACCCAAATACAATGTCCGCTGCTACTGGGATCATTTTTGTTGATGTTAACATTCCGCTCTTAACCCTGCTTGGAAGAAGGAAGTTTGTCGTAAAGAAGTGAGTAGACTCTGATGCAACGCTTCGAACAACAACAGATTTAAGCGATGGACTCAGATCTCTTATTTCGCTCTTCATTGTCACCCTAAACTGCAAATACTGTCCGCTAATGAAAGAAATATCTCCTGTTTCAGATGTTCCATCAAATACTATTCCAAATTCAGCGTCTAAAACATTATCTCTACTATCTCCAACTCTTACTTCTATTAACATTGAAGTCCCTGTTGGTATGGTTGCGTCCCAATCGATTCTATCCCAAGAGATTAAACCATTTGTCCCATTGAATATCTCGCTAAAGTAAACCCCAACCTCTTCATCAACTCTATCCGCGGAATAAAACCTGTCATCCCCGTCAACTGAGCTTGTCGTATCTCCAAACTCGTTTACTTCGATTATTCTATTTTGATTAGTAAAACCAACAAGCTCTTCTAGCGTTATTGTTGCAAACAAGTTTGGGTCTAAAACCGTTTGAGCTTCATCTGTGAACAAGCTGGTCTCATTTCCGGCTCTATCAATAAGTTTCAAGTAAACGCTCTTAGTTACATCTTCGTTTGCTATACGCTGTACAGAAGTATCTGATACGAACCACAATTCTCCATTTGCTCCGCCAACAATATCTCTTATATCTTCTGAGTGCGTATACTCTGCATTCCAAACATTTTTCAATGAATACAAAGTTCTACCTATGGCTGAATAAAGAGTTCCATCAATATTTTCCATTGCCCAAACAGGAGCGTTGACCGTTCTAAATGAAGATATGAATGGGCCATCCGGAAGAGTGCTTCTTCTTATAAGAGCTGTTGTTCCAGATCCTGTCATTACCATATTCTTTCCATTCACTTCGACAGAGCCTACGCTGATAACTTGAGGGTCTGAGTCTGTGCTAAGTATTTGAGATGTTCTGTTTCCTGGATCAAGTCTATATACTCTGCCTTGGTCTCCTGTTCCTGCATACAATTCTCCATCAACGGCAACTAGGTCATATATTGAGCTACTTATTTGCTCAAACTCTGTATTAAAATTCTGTCCATCATAACTATATAATTGACCTTCAGATCCTCCGCCTCCGATGTAAAGCTTGTTGTTTAATATTTCTGCGCAATAAGCGAACGGTTGAGATATCGTGGCAGCAACTACAAAGTCTATGCCATTCAATGATAGGTATATTTTACCAGATTCTCCTGATGTAGGATTCCCTGTTCCAACAATTATTCTATCTTGGAATTGTATCAAGAACTCAACAGTGCTTTCTGGATCTCCATCTTCAAGAATGACTCTTCTATCAAAAGTTTGACTTGAATTATCGTATACATATACTTGAGCCGGATTGGATGTGGCTGCAACCATAACAGGATCCTGTCCTGATTTTTCCCAAAGAAGCAATCTTCGACCTTTGCCTTCTGCAAATGAGAACTGAGTGCTTACGTCTTCAAATATTATTCCTAAGTCGTGAGTATATTGAGTTTGGAATGGTAAAGCTTCTTGAGGCTCATCTCCATCTGATGTAAAGTTGGGAAAATTAGATATGATAAAGCTATCAATTCCAGACGTTGCATCAAACGGCAAGAGGGAATCCCCTGTTTGTATCTGTCTAATAAATGACTCAATGGTAGTTCTTGTTAACTGATCCCCCAGTTCAAGCTGGCCAACCGGAGGAGTTGTATCAAGTATGATGCTATCGAATGGAAGATTTGTTGTTTCATCATTTATTTGAATAGCATTAATGTCTCCGCCAGTAACAGCATATATTCCTCCGTTTGCAGAAAGAAGCTTATCAACTGTGGTTACATTTATTCCTTCAGCAATTTGAGCAGCCTTATTCTGCCCAAAATGATTCAATATCTCAACATCTTTTCTGATGTTAACCTGAACTATATCGCTCTCCATTATTGGGTATTCAAATCTTAATAATTTTTTGGATGGAGAGAATTTGTACCCTCTTGTTATCTTGTTTCCATTTATTATGATTTCATAAAGAACATTATCTGGGATATCCAGATCATCTATTCCAACAAGTTCAAATGTTTGGAGGTCATCATTTCTTTCTGTTTCTACTGATGTTAATGTAAAATCATTGCTTCTAAATCTTGATATTTCGACAGCATCTGTTCCGAATGATTCGTCACCCATGTTTATTTGATACAGATCATGCGTTGTTGCAATGAATAGAATATTAGGATCTCTCCATATGATTGATCTTGCATTGCTGAATTTTGGTATAAGAACATCTGTTGTGTCATTTTCTCTCAATGAAACAGGCGGAGATGTAGATATTCCAAAATCAAGTTTCTCAATACTTATTCCAACCATTTTATTTATACCTGCTGTGGTTGCAATATATCTTATGGCAGTATTTCTTATCGCTATATCTTTTATCTTGTTCGAAGAAAGACCATTGCTTTGAGTAAACGATGTTATTGATCCATCCTTAAATCTAACAAGTCCTCCATTGGTTCCGATCCAGGCAACATCATTTGCATCTATCCTTACTTTGTTAACAATGTTGCTTGGTAAACCATTTTCAACAGTAAATAGCTGAGATGTCTGAACACTCAATGGTGCAGCATTTTGTGAGGATTTTAGAACAGATAATATTGGCTTAATGTCAATGACATGCAATCCACTATTAGATCCAACTATAAGTGATCTGTCGCTATCTACGTCTAGTGAATTTGCAGAATCAGGCAAATCGCTTCCTATTAGCTTAATGAAGTATGTGTGATCCGTACTTGCAAATATGCCTTCCGCTGTTGCTATGAACATATTAGAAGATCTATCAAATGTTATGTCAAATATTTCTATTCCATTTATATTAAACTCATCTTTATCGAAAGCAAAGATTTTCTCTCTTCTTCTGTCAAAGAAGAATAAGCCCTTATCTGTTCCGATCCAGGCATCTCCATAATTATTTATCGCAGAACATTTTGCATTAACTCTCGGTATGTTTGATGTAGCAGATGTTATAAGCCCAATATTAAATGGGCCAACCGCTCCGTCTAAGTTGTAGCGAATTCTATCTACTACCATTTTTGTTCCGAGATTGTTCGAGAAGTCTCCGAATCTTATTTCTTTTCTGAAACCTTTGTCGTTTATTTCAATATCTCTGTCTTGAGCAATGTATGGATCTGTGTTAATGCTATACTGGTTTTCCCATGTCTTATCAAAAACAGCATCTCTAATATTCGTAAACTGACCAGCAAGTCTTGTTACATGATTTGCCTCTGATGCAAAATCAGTCTCGTAAAGAATGTGCATGTTGCCACTTGAGTCTGGAGCAACAACAGGTCTTCTTGACTTTCTGTTATCGCTTTCAAATATTTCTACATCAAAACCGCCCCTTGTTTCATCCCCAGCAACAAAAATATTATTACTACTTTCCCATTGCCTATAGTTAGAATCATATCTGGCTATGAATATCTTATTGGAAATATTCCCGAAGTTCAATTCATTGAAATCTGAATCGCCTGAATCAACATATGGATCTTCTGGGTCTGAAGATGTAGCCAATGGCGGATTATTAAATGATCTCTCGAAAACACAATACATAAAGTTTTCTGAAATGTCTGGTATTATGTTTGGGAATTTTGCATCCTGGCTTCCTCTTGTTATTTGTTCTACCGATCCGTTCAAATACATTCTTCCGGAAACTTTTCTGCTGAATATTTGCCATATACCATCTGTTATTTCCTGCCAAACATAATGTATGTTGCCCTTTAAATCAGAGCTTATATCAACATGATCTGAGCTTTGTCCCAAGTTTGAAACGGTCATATTTGTAGAGCCAATATATCCTGTATTCCATCCGCTCCTAATTTGCTCTTCCGATATAACCAATTGTCCTGAATCAACTTTTTCTTGAAGAGATTTCAACTGAGAATCTGTATATGGATAGCCTGGCCCTTGATGGAACCCAGATTTAATTGTAGTGCTGCCATCTGTTAATCTCTCTGTCCAAGCAACATATGGAGTGTTCCCTGATATGTAAATAGATGGCCTTCTTGAGCCTGCTTGAGAATTAGTTAATCTTGTGTCGCCTTCTCCTGTAGCTCCTGAATCCCATCTTCCTGTTGACCCGCTCCTAAACGCATAGAATATTTCAGGTTCATCAAATCTATAGTCTTCCCATACAACATGAACATTGTTCTTTAAGTCTATATCAATTCTTGGTCTAACTGAGTTTTTTATATTTGAGCTAACTGCATAAGGGGTTGACCATTTTTCATCATTTCTCTCAATCATATATATGTCAGTGTAATCGCTTCTTGATGATTCAAATGTGACATATACTTTTCCTGTTTGATCAATTGCTATATCCGGATGAGCTGAATTAAATTGTTCTGAAACAACAATCTCTGGCTCGCTCCAACCGTCTGCAACAGTATATTCTGCATAAAAAATTTGTCTTTTGTTTTCCTTGCCTGAATCATGCCAAACAACATATGTTTTTCCTGACTCGTATGCAACTCTAGGTCTCGAAGAGTCTCCTGCATTTGATGCATCATTAGTTAATACAGAATCAATCAATAGGCTATAATCTCTATCAGATGGCCTCTTGACATATACTTGGATAGAACTACCTTCTCCCAGTATTCTGTATTTGTTTTCTGTTGTAGTGTCTACTTGATATGATTTCCCGCTAGATTCCATAATGATTTCTTGCGGAAGAAAATATATGTTCTCATAAAAAACTCCATCATTAATGTACAAGCCTGAACCTTCTGGGTCATCTATATCAGATGGTCTATCGCTATCTTCGGCAAGCTCTACTTTAACATCAAAATCAACTGTCCACCCTCTACTGTTTGAGACATTGTTGACCCATGGAGTTCCTGGTTTACGATGTGAGTAAAACCACTTTCCTCCTGCTGTATTTGAGTATGGATTTGGATTATACGGGTCTACCGCTAAAAATGTTCCGCTCAGAACTGTGAATCCGTTATTGATGTCATCTATTGCTTCAATGGGAATACCTGTATTCGGCGATCCGCCATTTACTACAGCAAGCCCTGTTGCATCTTGATTACCAGTGCTATTCAATACTGTTATGGTAAAGAAGAATGAGAAATATGCTCGGTATGATCCTACTACATTTACGTCAAAATCGCTCAAATCTTTTGTTAGCTCATTCCTTATCCCCTCAATCGTATTATTTTCAATACTTACAGAAAAGCTAGTTGTAGCTGTGATTGAATCAAGCGGGTGATGAATTATGATATCCTTATCAGTAACTTCTACTGAATAACCTAGATTAAAAAAGAAGCCAACTGATTGAAAAGATATTGCGCCAATATCGCTTGCTGGCGTTAATAGCAATCTATCATCAACTCTCCCTTGATTAGCAAAAGTCGTATCTATTACCAATCCCTCAAGGGTAAAACTAGAGGCCGTAAAAGGAGTTGTGGCGGTTAGCTCCCAAAGGTCTCTTGATGGATCGATTCCTGCTGAAAATATCGAAAACTGATCAAATGAATTCATGAAGAAGTTTTCGAAGTAAGATGACCCCTTTGAATGATTTATAAATGTAACCTTACCATCCGGTGATCCAGATAGCGAATTTACTTCCAATGCGAAATTGTCAATATTTTCTACTGTAGACAGTATAGGTTGTTCTGTTTCTACTATTTTGTATATCGTTCCAGATGTATCGGGACTGTCAGAATTAACACTAACAAGAATGTCTCCTTCATGTTCCGTTATATCTGTAACGCTTTCCCCAACAAATCTAATTAACTGCTGAGCCTCTATCTGAGAAAATGGAGAAGGGTCTATGCTTGGGTCATATGATCCGCTAACAGTATATACCACTTTTTTGAAATGTCCAACTACAGTTGAATCTGCTGTTGTTCCAAGATCAATAAATCTATCATTTATCTCTTCTGAGAATTTAGTGTTACCATCTAGTATTAGTTCATTATTGGAAAATACTCGGATATCGCTATCTTTACCTGTTATTAACAAATTTCTCATAACCGTCATGTCCATTGAGAACTCTTCTACAACAGACGATCCAAGAAGTAACTGTATCTTATTTGTTAGCAATCTTATTTCCGCGAATTTAGATCCATCAGCAATTGAGATTCTCTGATAACTGCTTCCTTCCCCTGAAACTCTTGCCGCAATCTCCATTGTCCATCCAGCGCTATTGCTAACATCTGATTCCCACAATGAGCCAACTATTCTGAAGCGAGCAGAGCCAAAGCCTTCAAAGCTATCACTTACATCGCTAGATGATACGCTAACAAAATAATCTATGCCACGCTGAACCAAATTATCCGGAACTGTGTATTGCTCGCTAAATGTTTCTATTATTTCATCTAGAACATTGGAAGCCCCAGGAGCTGTCCCTATTTTTATTCTTGCGTATCTAGATATTTTGTCAACAGGATCAATTGTATCCCATTCGATTGTCGGGTTAACGCTATTTATTTGAATGTTATTGTTCGATCCATCAACTCTTACATTCAAAATATTGAATCCAGAAGATAAAATTGTTTCTTCATTGGAAGAAACTGTCTCATTATTAAACTGACCATCGCTCGGTGTCAGCAAGTAAGAAACGGTATCGCCTTCTGAGAAATTATATCTTATAAACCTACTATCTTCAGCCTCAACAATCTCTACACCATTAATGAACCAGCTAATTTTGCTGTTATCATTCACTAATCTTTTTCCAGTATTTGGATCATCTATAGAATACGATGCCTCAAGTATGTCATTTACATTTGGGCTGGATGGAAGTATTTTAACATCGCCTACTGTTGGAGGCAATTTTTCTACCGTAATAGAATTGCTAGCTGCTGATCCGCCAGTTTCAAGGTGATCGACAGCAGTAACCTCTGCATACCAAACATCTTTGAATTTTATGTAATCCCTTGAAATCTTTGAGTATCCATCGAATTGCTGCAAATATACGCCGTTTCTGAACCATTTTATTAATGGAGTAGCATTCTCTTCAGAAATCGAAAAAGACAAATCAATATCGTCTCCCTCTTTTGGGCTAGCTGGCGAAAGAGATATGCCTTGAACAAATGGCAATCTGTTTACTTGAAAATAGAATGTTTCCCACGAACTAACATCTCCGCTCGAATCCCTTAGTCTAAACTGGCAGTAATAAGTGTTCCCTCTAGTAAGTATTTTTGCTGGTATGGAAAATGTTCTCGATCTTTCTCTTAGCCATGATATAGAAAAAGATGAGCCTGAAAAGCTATCAGTACCCCAACCAACATTGGATGTAGAGACCCTAAACTCGTAATCCGTTTGAGTTACGCTTCTTTTAACTGTTTCAAAAGACCAGTTAATGATAGCATCGCTGTGTCGAACCTCAACTGGAACTCCATTTAAATATTTTTGATCATTTATTGATACTGATTTTATTTCAATAGTCATTATTCATCCTACTTAAAGTCTAACAGATCCTTGATTTATTACCAAAGATCCATCGCTTATTGATATTTCTGCCGTCTCTGAAAGTAAACTCTTTTTCACGAAACCCATTTCTTCTCTATTAGAAAAATCCCTTCTGGATTGCCAAAGCAATCTATCACCTTTGTATACTCTACCATCGGATCGTCCTGCGTAAACATTATTGCCATTACTGAAAATGCTTTTAAGGACAATGCTTGATGGGTCATCAAATCCAAACATGCATGTCGATTGATCCTTATTCTTCAGTGAGTTAAATGCAACAAACTCTGATCCGAAATTTATATGCCTAGCAACTGTCTCTGAGTCTCCCTCATATTCATTTGAAAAGTACAATTCGTCTATTATTCCAGAGTTATTTCTAACAAGACCACTAAAACCTGGAGCTGATTGATTCAATTGCAACGATATTGGCGTATTATTATCTTTCGAGAAAAACAATGGAACCTGACTACCTTCCACGAATTCCGTTTCAACAGGCTTTCCATCGATGTAAATATTGAGAACTCTTGCTGCCCCAGAATAAGCAATATACATATGATGAAAATCTGATGTTTTATAAGGATTTTTTGTTTTAATTAATATCGACCCTTCCAATGAATCCATAAATACATAAAGCAAGTTTTGTTCGCTCTCTATACTCTCTTCAAATACACAAAATCCGGTTGAGGCCTCATAAATATTTGTAACTTCGTTCAGGGAAATATTTGAATAGTTCAGTAATGAAAGACGATAATAGTTTATGTCATTTGAATCTAATGATAAAACAGGTCTAAGCCAAGATGGTTTTAACCAAAATGATAATGAAAATTTCGTCTTTGACCTTAATGATATTCCAATATCGACTCCTGATCGAGGTCTCATTTTTAGACCGTTACCAGAAACGCCTTCGGAGAAAGATGGGTTTTCCGATCCAACAACTGTATTCGATCTATTTGAGACTTCATCCAATATTGGCAACGATTCAAATTTTATAAAGGTTGGATAATTGGATAGAGCTTGAGTGTAAGTGTTTCTAACCTTTTGCTCTGATACAACAGTTCTTGATATATTTGATATCGAAGAAGTTGATACTCTGTTATTTAAGTTTGCCATATAATTAAACCTTTAAAAATCCAAGAGTCAAAGCCATTCTGTTGTTTTCTCTTCCCTCATTGTCAGAATCTAACAATCTTTCAACCCATACATATATTACTTCTTTAGGTCCAAGAGTCTTTCCTGCTCGCTGAACCGAACCTCTGTCCCCATTTACATCTATTGAAACCCCTTCAAGGTATCCATTTGCGTTTTCAAAATCTGATATAAGATATGGAGCCCTTATGTCAGGTCCTGCGTTTGATTCCAAAATGGGAGAAACGATTCCATTTGATATTCTTTGCGAAGGAGCTGTGTCTACATAAAACTCATCTCCTGATTGAGCTTCAAATGGTAGCTCTTCATCAAAACTAAAAGTTCCTGTTGCGTTATCGTATGCCGTGACAACTCTAAATTGTCCAGCATTTTGTCCTGTAACAAAAACAACTGGAGCTGTTACAAATAAATCGTCCTGAAATTCATTTAAAAATTCATCTGATTGAAATGATGATACGGTTCCGGATGTTACTGTCCCCTCTTGATATTCGCTTCTAGGGATTTCTATGGAGATTTTCCATTCTGATCTATTATTTCTACTGGGAATTTTGAAATATACCTCTGAGCTTCTTGCAGATTGAGCTTCTGAATCATTCCTAATTGCTATGCATCTATATTGAGATTGGTTTTCACTAAAGTTTGAAGTAAATATATCATTTTTTCTTAATCCTTTAACTATTGCTCCTTGAAAATGAACTCTCAATGGAGTATCAAAGGAGTTCCTTTGTGCAACAATCGCAGTTGACCCATTCCATGATTCTATTTCTATTATTTCGTCTTGTATTTGTATGTGGCTATAAGACGTTAAAGACTCATCACTCAATACTACTCTATTATCTGAAAAAGAAACAACCTCAGAAAGAGTTGAAGTTTCAAATACCTCAGTTAGGCTCAAGTAACCTCCAAGTGATTGATCAGGGTTAGATTGAGACATATTTGGCTCAACGCTTGTCAAGTAGTATTTTATATTTGTCTTAACGTCCTCTTGTCCAACAAAATTTATCTCATCTCCGCCAGAGAAGAAGTATGCCCATTGACCTGTTGCATTAAACGTTCCGCTATTCAACAGTGTTGATGCGGATGCCAGCGTATAGTTTCCTATCGGATGAGCAACAACTCCTGGAACATTTGTTATTCGATCTGATAATTCAATTAAAGAAAGACCCTCTATTAATGGTATCTCAATCAAATTAACAATGATTCCAGCAGATGTCATGAACCACCCATAAAGAACATTCATGTTACCTGATCCTGACTGAATGCTAAAATACGCTTCAGTATAAGCTGCATATGGGTCATCATCAGAAAGAGCTATCCTAAGAGCTGCGTTAGCTGTATCAAACGAAGATGTTGGATCAAACGAGTCAAATGTTATAGCTATATCTGAAACATCAGGCACAACTTCGCCGGAGTTTGTGTCTATTATTGGCAAAATAGGTTGATCTGTGGGATCTACAGAACCAAAAGCTGGATTATTACCTCCAATATTAAATGAACTCATGTTATGTTAACCTCTGTAAAAGATGCATTATCATATACTGTAATATTCGTCTTATTACGCAATACAATATAGAGCAAAGCGTCATCCGAGTAAAGATTAACAATAGACGAGTCGAAAGTTCCAACTAGATTAACGGATGCCTCATCATATCTGTAAAGCTCTCCATTAATTGTTCCAAAGTATAGATTGTTATTATAGTTCTCCATACTTATAACTTCTGAGCCTTGATCATCAAGCTCTATTGCGACAGATGCCCCAAGCCCTGAATTTCTATATATCAACGCCCTACTATCTTCTGTTGTAACTGCGACATAAACTGTTTCCGTTAAAATAGCAATTGCGTTTATCTCTTCAGGAGTCCTCATTACAATGGATGACCCTGAGTTGTCTAGCTTATATAGTGCAGGTTCTGATTCATTTACAGCGATCCAAACTACATCTCCTGTTGCTGTTTTTTGATTTATCACATCAGATATTCTAGAGTTATCTCTCTCGAATCCAACCCTAAATGGTGTCTGTATTTCAGATGTCCTATTCGCTCCAAAATCTTGAAACAGGACTTTTATAACTTTTATCCCATCGGATTCTTCCAAGGTATAATATTTTATCTCCGCGAATGAATCTGCTGGACGTTCAATGTCTTCGCCAACAGTTATTGTATTCCCATCTATCAAATCTGTTCTCTCAATAACTCTCATGGCATGAACGCCTGTCGTTTCATCAAAAGCAAAAAGATTTATTGTAACATCTTGTTCTCTGGTAAATTGATCAGCATTATTTATTTGAACAAATCCGGTTGGAGGCTTTGTATCTATTAAGAAAAACCCCTCATTGAATATTGATACATCTTTTATGTTAGTCTCTTGTGATTTATTTCCGTCATCATCCGCCAAATAAGTTGTTATAACATAATCATCAGATGGAGGTAATGTTGAAGTATCCCAAATGATAGGCCCAGTTCCTGGCGGAATACCTTGAGCTATCGGCGTATATGGAATATCAGATTTATTAGATTGGAAATAAATATAGTATCTAGCCTTTTGACCAAAATTGTTCAATATTGCAGAATCATCAAATATAATTTCTACGCTACTACCATGACGGCTATTCGGAAAAGGTGAAACAATGGCAGGGGCCGGAGGAGCCTCTCTTCTCACAGAGAACAAGTCCGCAGAAATCGAATAATCGCTTCGCTCACCTCTAACGTTAACAGATCTTATTGCAACCTTGCATTTATTGCTCTTTACCGTATTGCCTATTTTCCAATTATAGTTATTGTTACCCGAAGGCAATACTGCTATCTTTTTCCAATCCGGTTCATCAAATGCGTCATAAAATTCGCTATAAAAAACTTCATACCAAACCTGAGTTAAATCATTAGAAAGCAAAGATGGCTCTTCCCATTCTATTTTAATAACTCTGCCAATGATGTTTTCACTGCCATTCGGGAATAATAATGTTGGACGATTTGGTCTAGCCATTGATTACCTTCTTCTTAAGAGTTGTCGAGAGGGCCATCTCCGCCGCCTGCCCATTGATTATTTCCACCAGTTTCCCCTATGTCCTCTTTTCCTCTGCTGTCAATTCCAAATCTATTCTTCTTATAATATGAAGGGTCTCCAAATGATCCTCTTATATCATCGTCTGAATAGTTATCAATAAAGACATCAAGATTATTTAAAATCGATATATTTTGATCTAAGTTTTGAGGAGAAAGAAGTTTTAACAACCTTGCATTTTGGTCTTCAAATGATATTGGGCTACATTGTCCTGGTATGTTTATCAAAATTACCCCAAGGCCATCAACATTTAATACTGAATCATCCTCTTCTACAGTAAATGATCCAGAATAAACTCCATTAGATTGCTTTGTTAAGCTCAATCCTATCTGATCATTAAGTCCCTGCTGGTAAACGCTAAAGCTAATTTCTCCAAAAGAGCTGAACCTATCTAGGCTTCTCATTCTTTCTAACAATTCTAATTTTTGAACATCTTCAAACTTTATTCTAACATATATTGTATTCGATGTTTCTGATGAAACTTCCTCTCCAATTGATCTCAGCTCTTCTTCGGTTATCTCTGTTGTCGTTTCTTTTGTGCTAAGTATTGGGTAATTGTTATAACTAGGAACCTTACTCTCAAATGATTCATCAAAAAAGAAATCTATTTCATACTTGATCTCTTTGTATATCGATTGAAAATCAACGCAGAATCTCTCTGTCTTTCCAAAATATGTTAAAACTTCACAGCAAATTCTTTTTGTCCCATTTCCAGAAGATGCTATCCAAGGAGCAATGAATCTGTCTTTTCCAATAAAATAACCTCTAAAGAAATCTCGCTCATCAGATGCTCCATCTGAATCTTCGGCTTGAACAGGAAGATCAGGACCAATCGGCATCCACTCTGAGAATGAATCATCGTCCTCGTTTTTCAATCTATAAGCATAAGTTCCAGGAACGCCAATTATATCTAGTTCAATAAAACAATCGTTTATTATTGAAATCGGAGTATCGATGTCTAAATATGTTGAGTAAACAACATACTCATCTCTTATTCTTATCTTTTGATATTGCTCAATGTCTCTTTCCGGCCCTGTTGAAACAAAGTAAAAAGAATCATCTGTGCCATCAGTAAACATGCATGGAGATATCATTTCTGGATCAAATGGTTCATACGCGCAACCAACGCTGCATCCTTGATGATAAACTTTTGATCCATCATGAAACGCTATATTAATATTTTGGAAAGGGTCAACAAAGAGTGATGAATCAAAGAGAGTTAAACTACCGTTGGTTTCATCTTCGTAGTAAGTCATTCTTCTGTCGTAGCTACCTTGAGCTGATGAATAAAACTTGTCTTCATTTGCATTATATACACCAAAGAAGTAGTCAGGAGAAATAACAGGTTGATCTGAAGATAGCCTTGAGAAGCGATAATCTTCCCAAGATACATAAAACAAATCATTGCTTGAAGAGACAACATTTGCATTTATTGCCTCCCTATCTGTTTGAGTAATTCTAAAATCATCAAAACCTTGTCCGCTACACAACCAGTTTATTGAATCTTTATCTTCTCTCCATATATTTGCATCTGTTCCAAAACAAGGGCATAAGAATGAACCATCTTTTACATGATTAAATGCACCCTCAAAGAATCTTTCTATTGTGTAAAAATAATTAACACCGCAAAGCAACGGTTTATTGAAAACAGGTATCGAATTTTCGTTCGATGGACTTATTGAGAAAGAGTTCAAATAAGACTTATCTGCATCCGAATAAAAATCAGCAGAAACCCTAATTGTTTCTATGTCCTTTATAACAGAGCGCATAGTAGTCTCTGTTGAGGCAACAAATCCGCCTCCGCCTGCTGGCTCATGAGTCCAAGAAGTATTTGACTGCAATGGTACGCTAAACGGAGAATACAAAGGCCCCCTGTCTGGTCTACTAGATCCTGTGTACCTTAAAGTTCCGCCGTTTGAAGATTCTATTTCTATGATAAGATTCTGAGATCCCAATGACGGACTAAAATCTTGATCAAGTCTCATTGAGAGATCAATTCTTCCGCCATACAAAGTTTCTATGTCGCCAGAGAATCTCGGAGAAGCAACATACCAAGCGTCTCCTGGCAAAGCGTCCTCATGAAACAATGAACCATTACTGTTATCGTTTAACCATAAAGCTGAACTTGTTCCTGATGATGTTTGTATTGACCAATTATCACTACCAAAAGTGAAATGGCTTGATATTGTTCTATTCTCAACCTCTCCCCCTTGATCATCAAATTTCTCAAAAGGTAAAACCTCTGGATCAAAAGCGATACTAATTGTTTCTCCTGAAACAACATCAACGCCACTTGCTGGATATCCTGACGGCCCGAATATCCAATTGTCAACATCAAATAATGAGAACGAAGAAAATACAGCCGAGTTCATTTCGCTATCAGCAAAAAATGTTACTCTGAAATGCATTTTTTCTTGATCCACTTGAGTGTCATTGTAATAATCTGTTTCAACAGCACACCTTTTTGATTGCTCAAATGGGCAATGATAGACAGCATCAATTAATCCGCTCGTATCTGAATCTTCAGGCAACGTCTCAACAACAACTCTCATTGAATCTATATTAAATCGTGCGGTTGCAAATGTTCCAGATATTGTTCTCCTGTCTTCTGATATTACGATTGAATCATCTGGAGATGTAGCTGTTCCCCTGGAGTTGTTTTGAGAATAAACCACATCTCTTCTTCCTAGAGTTAAATTTGTTTCATCCAAAGTTGTTGGAGCAACATATATTGCTACTATTGGGCCTTCAAATGTTATTGAAAAATCTTTTTGAGTTGGTTCTTCAGATCCGATTTTATCATATTGAATGTAATATGATGCAACTATATCATCTTTATCAAAACCCTGCAAGATCCCATTTCCACCAATAATTATACTAGAAGGAGATGAGAATCCATCTGACTGATCATCACTTACTGTCTCGAATATATCTGATACATTTTCAGGCGATTGATTGAATCCTGCTTTTTTTAGTGATTCTTTAAAAAAGATGACATTATCAAATTCAAAATCTCCTACTTCTATACTTGCCCCAAATGCCGGATCTTCTTGAGTAGCATCCACATAAGAAGTTGGATCACCATCATTTGATCCAACGCTTTCGTATTTAATATCAACATAATAAATAGAATCCCCAAGACCGTCATCATCGGATACTGTATAAGTAACAGGAACCGATACGCTAGATAAGGCAAAAGCTCCCAATGCTGTCATCTGATTTCCGTCTATCTTCCATCCAAGAATACTGTTTCTTGAATCAATGCTTTTTATCAAACTTGTTCTTTCTCTATCTGAGTAAAAATCTAATACAAAATAGTATGTACCTGATATCTCTGGCTCAAAACTAAATTCAATACCGCAGCTCAATGTATCAAGAATAATAGCATAAGGATCATACGGATCGACATTTTCTTCAGCCTGATAGATAAATTCATTTGCTTCATCAATTCCGCATTGGTCAATATACATAGGATCGTCTAGCTTGTTTAAAGCAGAGAATACTTGGTAATATCTACCCTTTCTGTTATCATGCCAAGCTATCAACCTTCTGCCTTTTTTATCCGCGGAAATAGATGGCTCAATACTTGTGCTCTCAGAATCAGTTATTCTTGTCTCAAATCTAAACGGAATAGACCTATCTCTCATTCCTGAATAATAAATATCCCAATAATCGTTTCTATTTGACTGCCAAGCAACATGAGCCTTATCGAGAAGGTCTATTGATATGTCAGGATTTCTGTTTTGGCTTGATGTTGAAATAGTAATAGGCAATTTGCTCATATCGCCAAAGGTGGATAATGAATAATTTAAACTATATTCTTCAAAAGATAATAACAATTCGTTTTTTGCAGATTGAGAAAAAAGTTCATTTGGAAGCAATGACGATCTGTAAACTTTTACAGAGTCAATAATTGGACCATAATCTGAAAACGGGGACTCAGAGTCACTTACATTTTCAAGTCTCAATGTTGTTGTTGTTCCTACTGCCGTAAATTCAACAGTATGGATTATCCAGTTCGGATCAATATCATTCTCAATATTGGTTATTGAAAAAGTTTTACTGAAAGCCGCAGAAGATGCAAGAACCTTCCTTGTTACTTCGCCAAATTCCGCTGAAGCATTAGGATTACTAGAAAGAGCAAAAGACAATATATAATCTTCGCCTATGACAGTTGTTATATCTTGTTCTATATAACCAAGGCTTGAGTCATTTAAGCCAGTTAATGCGACAGAATAGTCTCCGGTAAGAGAAACTACCCCCAATTCTAATGATGGAGCATAGTTCACCTCAACTTGATTTCCTACTGTCCAAGAAGAAAGAGATAAATCGCCTGTAGACAATTGAACAACAGACTGTTCCGGTAATGTATTTGATTCAAAATCGCCATTAATTAAAATGTCACTGATGTTTTCAGTAACAACCATCTGCCTAGTGCTTCTGTCGTGACTTGAAAGGTTTATGTAAGCGCTATTAGGCTGTATTGAATGAGGACCAACTGATATGTTTTCATACTTTATTAATAAAGACAGATCATCGTATTCATTTCCATTAAACGGAAGCTGCTCTTGAGTAACAAAACTATTTCCGTCAGGATATCCCAATCCAATATCAAACGCTCTGTATTGATCAGAAAAGTCTGCAACAAAACTTTCTCCTAATTTTACCTCATTGTCTACCGTTACAATTATGTCTCCGTAAAATCTTGAGTTTTGTTCAGAAATATAAGGGTTCGAGCGAATTCTTCCATCAATGAAATCTTGGTTAGCTTTACTGTAATGCACTGCAATTTTAACATTTTTGATTTCATCAAAATCTATTGCATCACCGAATTGTCTGAGTAAATGATATTTCTTGTTCGCAGCATCGCCTGTTGACTCATCTTCCGATGTTGCCAGTATCAATGCCATTTTATAACGACCAGTATACACTATCTCTTCTATTTGCGGAATATATGTTGAAGATGAATCAATCTCTAATTCATTTCTATCCAAGTATCCAAATAACGGATCAATATTCGACGCTTTAAACCTAACCTTTTCTGGCATAAGGGCAACCATAAAGTGATTAACGTTTGTTCCAGCATTAGAAACAACAGATTGTTCGTCTGACACAACGTATTCGTCTGCCCCCAAGTGTTCAACATTTCTTGCGTCTGATCCGCCAGAAATTGATGAGGAAGAAAAATCTCCAAACTTATAAGAGCCTGCTATTGGAATTATCTTATCAAAGACCGCATCGTATTTATCTAATGTGAATATGTTCCCATCTTTTGAATACTGATCATTAACGGATTTGCTAAATTGAGATTTAAAGTCAGTAAACTGCCTGTCAATATCGCTATCAAGCAATTTTGGAAAAGGAGATCCCCCAATAGATGATGCTGTAATGTTAAACGCTAATTGATAGCTTAACTGAGAAAACAGTCCATCAAAATCTCTTCCATCTTGATCAGAATCCAATCTAAAGACAGCCATAGCTGAATCTGCGCTTGGATTGCCATCTATTCCAACTGTTCCTGTCCCATTTACTGAAACTGATCCGCCGTTGCTCAAAAATCTTGTCCAACCAGTCTGCAAAGAAAGCGGATTAGATATAGATATAAGAGACAGATTAAAGTCATCTTGAATCCTTTCTTTCTCTAAAGCAGAAACAAGCATTTGGTTTGAAATAACTCTTGAGCCAGGACCTAAAACGCTGCAATAAATTTGAGAAGGTCCGCCATTCCTGTCAGACTCCCAAACAATATGCAAGTTCCCCATATTGTCACATTCTGCTTTTGCGTTTTTATTTTCTCCCTCAAATGTTATTTGAGTCCAATCTAAATCACTGTCTATCTCATCGCCAACTGATATTCCATAATAGAATAATTGATAAACGCCATTTACAGGAGCTTGACACACAACATAGCAATAAGATGTTCCGTTTGCCCTATTTGGAACTGTAGCGATAGTCGGGTTGATAGATGGAACTTCTCTACTAAATATATCTTTAATATAAGGAAGTGGATTAATAGAAGATATTCCCTCATTAGAAGGTGTACCTCCAACGATTACGAACTCTTGACAATACAGTGTGTCTGTAATAGTTGGGCCTATTCCGTTATTTATGCCATCAGGTATTTCGATTTTCAAGACAGAGGGAACGGCTTTATCGATTACCTCGTAAGATTGGCTACCAAGCTTTGGATCCAAAAATACTATTGTTGACCCATCATCGTCTAAAGCGTCAGTGTTATTTACAAGAACATCTAGGGTTTTATTGTTGTTCAGCAACACTGAAGCCGTTGCAGTACCTGTTGTTTTTGCTCTTATTGAAAATCTTGTATCAGAAAATACGTTAATCGTATTTGATGAAACAAAAACTTTTATACCATTCTCTGCTAGCAAAGAAGAATTTTCTATATCATTTGCCAATTCGGAAACCGCATCAAGACCAGAATTAGCTATATCATCATAGTCGAATCTGATTTCAGAAAGTTCGCCTGTGGATAACCTGAAGATTATCCCAACAAATCCAGTTCCTGCTGAATCTATTGTGAAGCTATGGTAAAATTCTGATGGCCCAAGTATTGTTCCTGATCTTACCGGATTGCCATTGAACTTCAATGTAGATGGAGTATGAGCTACATACACTCTACTTGAAAGTATTGCCCCATCAAGAGGGTCTGTTGAATTAAACGCAGAAGAAAATGCAACAAGGCCTGTTCCGTTTGGTAAAAGAGCTGTATCTAGACTATTCTGTATTCTACAAATACTATCGCTTAAAACAGGATCAATTGATGCTTCGGATATTGGCCCGCAATAACCTATTCTTGAATTCACATAATCTGATGAACTATCAAATATGCTAAGATCGCCAACAACAGAGCCGCTAAAGCAAAAATCATCTATTGATTCAAGCGTTCTTCCTGGAATCGGATCGCTATCCAATATCGCACACTCAGGGGACTCTATTTGATTTGTCGATTGAAGCACCTGCATTGTCTCAGGTATATAGTGAACATTTCCGCCTGAAGAATAGGTGGATTTGTATGCATCTGTTGATTTTGAAAACGATATGGGGAATTTTTGCATAGAACCAGCAGAGAATGGCATCCCGCTCATAAGGTCTATTCCCATAATATGCATAGAGCCTTTACCGTTTTTATCTGACCTAAGAATAAACGCTCTTCCGTTTATGAATACTTTTATCTTTATACTAGGATCTGTGTCTATTTCAATAACAGCTTTGTCATCAGGCCCAACGAATGGAGGGTAAACAGAAATTTTATCTTTTGAAGTTGATTTTGAGGATGATTCAATCTGAAAGGCAAATGCCGAAATATCTTTTACCGACCATTCCTCTCCATTTTGTTGCTCTACATTTGCATATATGGAAACAACAGAGCTTTCTGCATAATCAGGCAAAAGCAAGTCAACAGAACCTGAAATATCGTTAACTCCTGGCTCAATATCCACATAACCATCTTCATAGCCCTTTATAGAACACTTTTGATTATAAGTGACATTTTCTATGTATAGTCTTTGACGACGATTCGACAAAAGACCTGAAACAATAAATTCAACAGAACTTGTCTCATTGATCTTTGCACTCGTTGGCTTTAGTTTAAATAGGATTGACACCGTAAACACTCTCCATCATATAATCAAATTTCTCTACCATTTTATCATAACCATAATTTCTATTCACAAAATTGTAGGCTTTTTCAGATTTATCCTTTGCTGAATCATAATCATCGACAACTAACTTCATCGCCATTGATACATCAGATGTTTTAATTCTTGGCCATTTTTGATAAGCAAACTGAGGTATATTGTCCATCATGTCATGATGCAAAAAACCATCTGGCTTAATCAAGGAGCATCTGTCTTCTCTTGCATAGTCACAGCAACCTGAAAAGTCCGTAACAATAACAGGAACATTTACTGACATGGCTTGAAGCGGAGGAAGTCCAAATCCCTCTCCTAAGTTGGGCGAAATCAAGCAATCTGCTGATTTGTAAAATGATGGCATTTGATCATTGCTGAATATATTACTTTCAAACAAAATGGGGGCTAAATCCTCCCCAAATATCTTCATCCTGTCTGCAGTCTCTCTTTTTGCCTTGTCTACTTTATCTGTTTTTATAACAAGTCTCACTTTATCGTTAGAGCTAAAAGCTTCCGCCCAAGCATCTAAAAGGATATCCCAACCTTTTCTTTTCCTCCAAGTTCCAACAAATAGAAACACAAAATCATCGTTTTTATATAAAGGCGAAACATCTTTATTCCATCTATTCATATCTAAACCATGAGGAATATGTATTATTGGCTTCCTTACGCCTTGTTTTTCAAATGTTTTTGCATTGAACTCTGAAGGACATATAACTGCATCATTTTGATTTAAAGTACTGATCCATCGAGCTGGTGGCTTAAATGTTTCAAATGTAGCATACCCTATGTTCTTTTTAAGTCTATTATCGACTCTTCTATGCATATCTGGTATCAAATGAAAAATCTGAACCGCATTAGGGTTTTGGGGTTTATTTGTTAAAGATTGTATTTTTCTATACATACTTTCAGAAAAAGAATCTTTCTGTATTGTATGAATGCAGTTTACTCTAACATCATAGCGACCAGATGCGTCTAGCGCTAAAACATTTGTCAAGGCCGCTTGAGCGTATCCTGTTTGATTCATAAAGCAAACATAATCGATTGGTATCATATATCAGACTCTTTAAGTGCTGATAACGATATTGTTATTCAGCAATGCTCGAACATCATTAATTTTGCTAAATAATCCGTCTCCAATTTGCCAAACGACATTCCCAAACTGATCCAACTTAACTATTCTGCCTGAATTTTGTAAAAAACTTGTTTCTGCAACAACGTAATTTCCTACAACATCAAGAACAGCATCGCTAGCATAGGACCCATCAGGAAGATCATACTGAAAACTTATAGCTCCAGTATTCTTATCGATCAAAATGACCTTACCTCTATAGCCTCCAAGCTTGCGAGTTGCCTCTTGCTCAAACGTTTCCTCCCCATCAACTGTTGGCGGAGGCACCTCGTCATCAATTTGTATTAATCCAGCTATCAAAAGGTTATTTTCGTCAACTTCATAGACTGATCCAAGGGTATAATCCGTGAAAGTTAGATTATCATAAGTAAAGCCTGTTTGTCCCGTTTCAAAATCAAACTCTATTATAGTTGAAAATCCTGTTTGCTCATCGCTATCTGTGCTGCTTCCATCAACAATAATCAGTATAACAGATGTCTGCGTGCTAAAGTTTGATGATGGGTCATTTGCATTGACATAGTTGGCTGTAAGGGTTATTGTATATTCCCCTATTACATCAGATGATGGGTCTGTTACTGTGAGCGTCCCAGATGTCCCAGGAGGGGCAGAAGCGAAACTTACGACTCCTGAGAGCTGTGCCGGTATGTCTGCCGTCCAGTTGATCACAAATCCATCTCCTGGAGCGTCAACAGATACTTCAAAGGTGCTGCTTGAGCCAACAGATACTTCTAGCTTTTGAACAGTCGAGGACTCTTCTACATCAAATGATATTTTAGAGTTTCCTATTATCCATTTTCCGGTAGATAATTCATTTGCAAATACTGGTCTATGTATTCCCTCAATGAAAACGAGATTTCCGATATCAACAGTCATACCTCTTGGACCGATACGCTGCCCAACAGATGTTGTTGGTTGTATATCTTGAGGGAAAGCTCCTGGTCTAATTTGTAGAGAAACAACTGATGTCTGATTCGTCAACTGACTTGTCTTATCTAATGACAAATCTATTTCAAGAATCCTCAAATTGAACGGATTCTCATTCAATGTATCATTAACGCCCAGATCTATGAATGATCCACCAATCCAAAGCCTGAACTTAGTAATATCTATTTCTCCCAAAGTTATTTCTTGAGAAAATGCTATTGAAAGTTTTCCGCTTGACTGATTGTATGTCGCGGAAAGGTGATAAAAGAAGTTTTCATCAGTTATATTATGGCTTGCTACGCCTTTTATGAAGTTTCCATCTGGATCAGAAAGAATAACCCTATCATTCTCAAGATCCGCAACAAGGAATTCCTTGCTTGGCAATCTGTATACAGAGAATGGATTATTTAGACCAATAGCCCCTTGAGTCGCTGAAAAATTCGAAGACTCATTTGGAGAAATTGGCCATCCCTCTCCTTGAAATCCAACAACAGCAACTCTTTCAGGATCAGGTCCAGTCTCAGATACGACATTCTTGAATGAATAATACATATTCCCAACAGCAACATCGTCTGCTATTTTTATGAATGAGTCAAAAGTAAATGAGTCTTGCTGTCTTTCGGCGTTTACATATTCGCCTCGATCCCAAGTCTCTCCATCTGAAATGGTAAATCCAACATCTTCAGATGCTGATATATACTGAAGCTCAACAGAATCCAAAACAGGAGTCAGGCTTCTTCCATCATTGGATAGCAATCTGACATCTATTTCTATATCTGTTCCCTCAAGAGCGAAAACATCGCCTGATCTTAAATTGGAAGTAAACGCTGATCTATTTAATAGCGATGGAGAATTTGCGACTCTAGCTCTCGCTAGTATGCTGGTTCCTGTAGGTATTTCTGTTATGTAGTTGATCGCATTAAAAACAACCGGGACTTGGCTCGAATATCTAAATCTAACATACCCCTCTGGTGGAAACAATTCTTGATTCCTTAAGAATATGTTGTCTATATAAAAAATGTGCTTACTGCAAATATCGTTAGTGTAAAATACTATTTCACTTACATTGCCTCTTGCTTCATTATCTATTGAGAAAACTCTTCTTTCAAATCCATTTGCATCTGGATCAGGATTCTCTGTTATTTCGTCTTCGCCTAAAACAAGGTAATCTTGACTTCTTTCAGCCTCATCGCCTTCGCCGTTTACAAAATACATGAATACGGCTCCATGACTTTGACTTAAGCTCTTGACATCTAAAAACAATTCATCGAATAATGACCAGTCGCTATTATCAGAAGATAGTTGACGACTAAACACTACTTGAAAATCCCTGTCCGTGTTGAATTTTCCGCTGTAAAAACCTTGAGTCTTCAAGTTATCAGCTTGCTCCGCTGTTACTCCTATGTTGTCATCTACTATTATTGTAGAAGACGCAAAGCCAGGAATCGCAACGCCTGCACTTGCTACATTCTCAAAGTTTTCAACAAATTGACTTGAAAGTCCGCCTCTAGTAAGACTTACCGTATCAAGAGCAATCGTTACAAGATTTCTATCATATGCACTAAGGAATGCTTGATTAGTATCCCAGAAAACAGAGTTTATTTGTCCGAATGCAGTAGGTTTACCTGATATGCATTGGCTAGTTAAATCTATTACAGAATTTGACGCATCAAAATCGATAAGGCTATTTGTTGTTACTCCGGGTATTACATTTAATGTATTTATGAATCCATCTTCGACTTCGGGATTATCATATTTCCATGCCGTCAAAAGCTTCATTAAGTTGGAACCAGAAACTTCTCCCAATAATTCCCTGTTGCCTGTTGAAACTATTCTAGCAAAAGAATCAAGAGCAGCATGGGTTAATAAACCATTGTTTTCCAGATCATTGTGATCCAGTATTGGTATTCTCTCTGGGTCCAATCTTCCGCTTATTATTTTTCCCGCGTCAAAATCTTCGAGTCTAGCTCCAGGCAATTGGTTTCTTGTCTCTTTCCTTAAATCAATCTTCGATGGAGAGCCCCTGTGCTTATGCTTAGCAATCTCTTCTTTGATCAATTCAATAAAACCTATCTCTTCTCTAAACGTATTGTCTACAGATAATACACTATTTGATCCTGTTGTAACTCTTCCCAATCTAATAGCTCCGCCGCCCAACGGTTGTCTGCTATATATAAATGAAACTTCTCTCGTTGAAGTTGAGCCGCCTGTAATGATTGCGTAAATATCAACAGAATCATTTGCTGGTAAATCGCTTATATCAACAGGGAACGTCGTTTCGGCTGCTATGAGATTTATGATACCTATACCAGAAGAAACCGTAACAGAAATATTTCCTGTTCCAGTTGTATTTGGAGTTGGTTCAAGAGTCCACCCCTTTATTACTCCATTCCCAAAAATGCTATACAAGCCATAAAGCTGCTTATCTATAAGTAAAAATCTATCAATTTCTTTTCGTACATTGACAGCAAGATCCAATCGATCTCTAAAATCGAAGAAAGCCATGCCGTAAAATGGTGTTTGACCAGCCATGTATTATCCCTTATCGTCCAACAACCGGAGGACCGCCCAGATTTACAACAAGAAGTCCTTCTTGAGCATAGTATTTGGTTAATTGGAACATAGCAGTCCCTCTATACCCTTGCCTTCCTTCTCTTACAGAATCCGCAACTTCGCCTTTATTCATTTCCGCTTCGGCCCTGTTCTTGCTTTTATTCTGTATACTTCTTGCTGAGTTTCTTCCTGATGCTGACATTATTGTTCTCCTTTATTCCTGACCTGCGTTATTTTGAGTTACATTGCCATCAAGTTCAATTGATGTGTTATTTGTTTCTCCCCACTCAATATTGGTTGATGGGAATAGCCAGTAACATGTAAACTCTTGCCACCATTGATTTTTACTTGGATCAAGAGTTGATTTTATATCGCCTATAATTAATCTTTGAGGCTCTATCATTCCCATGCCCCTAAATGTAACAATATCAAGAGGTCTTAATAAATTTCTTCCAACAGCCTTAAATGATATAATAACAGGTGGAATAAACATTTTTGTTAAATTCTTGATATACCATTTAACAGTTGCTTCATCTCCAAATATACCATCTGCCTGCATATATTCCTTTGGATAACCCAAGAATCCTGGTTTATCCGGGTCAAACAACGAATCAAAATTTGTATGTCCTGCTACAAGTAACTTCCCGTCAGGTGTTGTGGAAATGATTCTTATCTCATTGTTAATATCTTCTACTTTTCTGTTTATTTGATAAGCATCAAACACTTGTCTGTGTATTTCGTGCTCATTGGAATCATCTGGACTGGCAAAAAAATCAACCTTAGATAATCTGTTCCAATCAAAAGCGCTTAGTTCTTCGTTGTCACCTCCGCCTTGCTGAAACCCAAAAAGCTCTTGTTCGTAAGGCAAAGAATCATAATGAAAAACCCCAAGTCTATCAAAAAAGAAAACCTTTCCTGCAAGACTGGCTATTTTTTGAATAGCTCCATAATAATCGTCTCCATCTTTAAATCTTAAAAACGGTTCTTGAAGAATATCGTAAGAACCAGGTAACGCAAATTCTCTGTTAAATAAAGTCTCACCATTGTGAACCAAATTTATCCAATTGTTACCTTCTTTATAATCTGCTAACCTTTTCAAGAGAGAAGCTGGCTGAGTTTGATCTTTAACTGAACCACCGCTTCCTGCTCCATCTCTAAATGCTGCCAATTGAAGTATTTCGTATATGGCATTAAAGTCTCTCATCTTATCGAAAAATGGCGAGTTCTTAAATTTTTGATCTTTAAGTATACCAGAATAATCAACCACTTTGCATTTCATGGTTCTTTTATTATTCTCATAAGAAACTTCTCCGCCAAAACATAAGCCGGTGAACAAGACTCTGTCTATATCTCTGGATGGTAAAGGCATAATTCCACCTTCCCACCAAGATGATATCTGAACATAGAAAGCTTTGTCTGTCAAACTGTGTAGATATGGAGCATAGTTTTGATCATCTTGAAACTGCATACCTGCATTTATTAAAAAGGTTAAATTACCTTGATGATCTATCGTATTAAGCTGACCGCCTTGCCACCCATCAGCAGACCAGTCTTCGTTAAAACTTAAAACATGGTGACTTACATCTATCTTTTGCTTACTAAATGCAGGATCATCATCAGCGGGAACATATAATCTAAATCCTGTCATTATAGGAGTTATGCAATTCTCTAGTCTCCAGTCATTTGAACCAGGAGAGCTTTCTGTATCGAAGTCTCCATCAATAGCTTCAAAAATATAAGTGCCTGCCTGTAATTTAACTGCAGCTTGGACAGTAAAAACATAATCATTATTTGATCCAATTGATTGTAGGCCGTTTCTTGAATTTATACATATCGTGCTTTTGTCTCTGTCCCTGTTCTGTGCAGAAATCTGTTGATCTGGAGCTTTACCTCTTTTTTGAACTAAATCAGGTTGAACGGCAATTGCCCTAGTTGAAGTTTTTCTTCCGTTAATTACTTCTTCATATATTTCAGCATCTTGATTATATTGAAAATCACTATTTGTTGTTTTCTTAGGCTTTGAGTTTGCTTTTTTGTTATTCGAAGTATTATAATCTAAAGTTTGCGCAACGCCTTTATCTCTTAACAGAAAACTCATATCGCTATCATCAACTGGGCCAAGAACAGATAATGGTTGAGGCATAGGCATATCTGCTACATTTGTGTATATTACAGGAGAAAAGCTAAACGCGCACTTTACATTGCCTGCCATGACAGCCATTCTTCCATGAGCAATAAGCATTGGAACTCTCTCTGAAACAAAATCAGCTTCAGTTTGCTCATCGCTTGTTGAGTCATTTGAGGATCTGTTTACAAGGTCAGCTCTCTCTATTATCCAAGGATTATCTTCATGTCCCGAAAATGTAATTATGATTCTACCTAAATGCTGCCTAACGGTCATTCTTAAATTATCTTGACTCATAAGATCTCTTGAATTAGAATCTTTGTATGTAGAAAGCCTTCTGAGAATAGGAAATTCTGAAAGAGATGGAACTCTTCGGGAGCCCGCTTTTTCTGAATCATCTCCAGCATCGTCCCCTTCAACTTCGCAAGGTATATTTATTCTGTCATAGTGGCAAAATATTGGAGAAGATTTTTCTGCGAGCAGTATATAATAATTATGGCCTTTGTTTGTAAATATTCCATCTTTATTTGTTACGCCCTGACTGCCTATTCCTATCTCTACCATATAATAAGCTTGTCTACTAAGATCAAACTTATCTAAAGACTCAGTTCTCACTGATCCGTCTTCTTCAAGCTGTATCATCGCTAAGTTCTTTAGCCTGCAAGCTTTTGAATTGGAGTCTATAGAATTTACATCAAGATGCTCAAACTTTTTAAGCATTTTAAATTTTGCAGATCTGTTTCTGGGAACATCATTTGATCTAGCTTGTCTCCTAAATTCTACCCAAAAATCTTCTCCTTGAAAAATTGGAGTCCTCTTTTCTAGTCTCCAATGAATTCCTGGATTTATGTTTTTATAAACACCATTATTTAAAATAGTAGTATCATTATCTAATCCGTTTTGTTCAATAAGAGTAACAGGGCTAGCTAGGGCATTCTTTGTTTGTCTAGGGGAAATGAATTCTGATGTCAAATCTGAATAAGTAACTCCGTTCTCAAGAGTGACAACAACTGGCGAATTAATAGCATCGTAATCCCAACCTGATGCCATTCTATAATGAATAGATTCAAGCGGGTCTTCTGGCTCATTCCCCTTTTCACTTGGAAGGACAACGTAGTCTGAATATATGCTTCCGTCATTTATCCACATATGATGAGCAGCCTTCGCTGTTGCTGATGTTGCAGTTGTTCCATCTAGAGTTAAGAGTCTTTCTCCTTCGGATCCTGACAGTATCTCTCTCGTTCCCCCATAAAACTCCAGGTTTGCAAGCGGAATAACATCTGATGTCTTTTGATTTTCTCTGGCTGTATTTTTCTCTTCTATGTCTTCTGATTCAGTTCTCTTTTTTGCGCAAACAAAATTATGTTGATAGCCTGGCTCGTATGCCAAAAACACTCCATCAATACCGTTTATGCCTTGAAGCTTTTCCCTGATATCTTCTGGAGCTACAGCAATAGTTTCTGGCGAAAAAATAAAATTCTGATCTTGTTGGCGACGAACTGATATTGGAAGATTTCCCCATATCTCGCATTTGAATTTTAATTGACCAGTAAAACCAGGAGACCCCTTTCGGAAATCGCCTGTTGGCCCTCTGGTAAATGAATCGTCTCTTCCCATTATTATTCTCGCCTTTTTGTATCTAATTGAACTTGATATGGATCAAATGACAATCCTCTAATATTCCCAAAAGAATCCTTGTAAAACATCCTCGTTATGCCTGAAGAGCTTATGTATCCAACAGGCGGCAAATTATCTGAAACAGACATGTTGTCATCGAATGAATTAACAGAGCTTTCTGGATAAGGAAATATTATTGGGCTATCTATATCAACGCCAGATATCGATGTCCTTAATTCGTCTGGTATATTTCCGACAATAAATATTGGAGGATGCGTTGTTGTCTCTGCATCCAAATCCGATTGCAAAGAAGTGTTATCTTTGCTAAACAATGCTTCATTGAAAGTTTTTGCAAATATCATATCATCAACAATATATGCCAAATTCAAATTTCCTGTATCAGAATCATATGTTCCGCCAAGCTGAGAAACTTCTCTAGCCTCTTGAACTCTAGAGTTCTTGTGAATTAAAACATCATCCTCTTCTACATACACTTCTTCCCACGTTTCTCCTTCATCGTGGCTTACCCTAACTCGAACAGAACCATTGACAGAATAGACCACAACAAGACCGCCTTTATTGTTCTGAAAGACAAAATAATCTTGTGATGCAAATCCGCCTTCAAAATCCTCCATATCGCCTTTTAGTATAATTCTAGGTAATAACCCATTTTCTGATCTATTCTTTGATATTTCTATCTGTTCTGTAAGATATGGCTCATTTACGCTTCCTATGACAACGCTTAATGCCGTTTGCCTTATATTTACTCCATTATCCGAAAAATGATTAATACCTGATAATGGGTCTGTGTTCTCATTAAATGAAATGGGTCTCTTGTAAGCTTTAAAGGCATCCTCAACATTAAACAGCGATGGGTCAATTAATTTGTGCATGAGAACATCGTTTATTATAAAAAACAAATGTATTTTATCTGTTATTTTATTTGAAATAACATATGGTATTTGTATGCTTTCGGTATCAGCAGTTTGAACTACACCCTTATAGTCAACCCAAGTTTCGCCCTCGTCTGGCGAGAACAAGCATGATATTTCTTTTTGACCGCCTTCGTCAACAGATTCTGGTTGATCTCCGTAATCCCCGTCAGAAGCTCTTTCGTCCTCATAAAAAATCAACCAATTACCAGATTGATCAAAACATGTCCCCGAAATACTAGATATAATCTTTGAAACATCATAAGCTTCATCTTTAAAAACTGTTGCCTCAATGGATGATATTTCAATGTATTTTAGTATTTCTCCGCTAAAGCGAATAACTTCGTCAGAATAGTTTCTTGTGTCAATAACAACTATTTCTTCTTTTGTATCTCTATATGGCCCAGCCCAAGGGACAGATATGTTATCAATAACTGATTCTTCATTTGGAAAAATAATAGAAAACAATCTACTTGGAGTATTAAGGAACTCTGGTTTTATCTTATAAACTATTTTTATACTTTTAGTTTTTTTGCTAGAGAGCCCTGATACTGTTACGGAATCAGAATTTTGACCTTGAGAGAAAATTAGATTAATCTTTTCATATGTATCATCTGCCGACGATTTACCCAAAGCTATTCTACCTGTATCAGTAGATATCTCTCTGCCTGAACTATATCCAGGCTGATTGCCAAGAACCATATCATAACCAATGGAACCTATGTCTTCCTGAACGATGTCTTCAACCCCTGGGACTTCATGAGTTCGACTTGTATCTGATGGGTCATTGTTTGTGCTATACATTTGTCGCTTAAGGGATGAATCATCGAATTCAAAATACCTTAAAGTTGATTCTCCATCTGCATTATCTTTATTAAATACAAGATACGAAAACTTATTGTAAGGATGTTCATCTACGCTCATTCTTTGACCGAACGCAGCAGGACTGCTAAATACCCATATACCGCCATCTCTTTCTAATGCAAACTGCGGCGTAAATCTTTCAACATAAACTCTAGTATTTTCTCCAAAGCTTTCAAAGAAAAAGGGTGTTCGAATAAACATGTCTGCTTGAATTACGCTGTCTACGAAAAACTTGTTGCAATCTCTAATAAAATAAGCTCCGCCCTCAAGAGATGACATTCTTGTTGTATCAAATTTAGCGCTACTCAAATCGTATGCTTGTCTTCCTGGTATCCTGTTGGTAATAAGATCAAGGTTTGGGAATCCCACTCCTTTTGTTGAATCTTCTTCATCTATAGTGCTAACGCTTTGCAATGCTGTAGCAAGTTCTCTTTGGTATCCGTATTTTTCATTATCAAAACAAACAGCATTTACATGATCGCTAACATCAAAAGCGAACCCCCTAAGAACAGTATTCGCTTCTGCAAGATCAACAAGCTCTCCATCAATATATCCTGGTCTATTTACAGCTATCGTTAAAAGTAGGTTGTCGAACCATTCTTGGTCATTTATTTGACTTCTTGGGACTATGGTCTCAAACCTTATATCGCCTACAAGATATCCGGTAACAGCTACTATCCCTCTGTTGTCAGCTATATAAATACCTTTAATATAAGGTTGTTTGATTTTTGTGTTATTCAGGCATTCAGTTGCTCGCATTGACTCCATGTCTTCAAGTCTTAGCCTTCTCTGTATTTCTTCAACTGTTAAATCTTGATTCGATATAACTTCTTCATCTCTTGCTAAATCCCTTAAGTCAGCTCTTATTGGATCATTGCCAGATTGAACGTCGTGCGTCTTTAGAACCTTAAATTGAAACGGCTTAAAGTTCCAAGCCTTAACCTCATCCTCAGCAATTCTTTCAACAATACTACCCGGAAAAAGAAAGAAAAAAGATCTCGCTAAAATAGCTTGGCGAACAATTCTTTCGGTTGCCGCTGCATATGTTAAATACAATCTATCCCCAACAATAAGAGGTTCTACTCTGGCTTCTGCGGGATCTTCCGGCAAAGGGTCTCCAGGCTCTCTTGTTGATGTTGCTAAAAGATTTTCTGTTAGCTTTATTTCAATGACCCTATCCGTTAAATCATCTTCTCCGTTATTTTGAAAAACATTTGACTCGTCATCGAATAGATAATTATCTCCTCTAAAATCCATTTTTCTAGAATCAACAACTCTTCTTACAAAAAGGTTTTCTTCTCCAGATGCTTTAAAGTCCTCGAAGTCTGCAACAACAGCTCCATCATTGTCAACGCTCCAACCTCTTGATGATCCAGATGATGAGGACCCAATATTCTCAGCTTCATCATCAGTAAAAGCTATTGGAGTTCTAGTTACTCCAAGTACACCTATTATATAATCTCTTACTGTGTAAAGAATAACTCCGTCATTCTCTCTTGCTTCTTCTAGCATAGATTCAGTAACTGTTATTACTCTATTTAGCCTTGTTTCAGCTTGAGCTAAATGGAATATGAAAGTTGACTTAGTTGGCTCGAAGTCTCCTAGTTGCAATGTTCCAAATGCATCTCCAAATAAAGCTCCTGATCCTCCGCCAAGAGTTCCAAACAGTCCACCGAGACTCCCTCCAGCCAAATCATTCAAAGTAGTGCCTGACACATCTGATCGAACAGAATATTGCATTTCAATAGCTAACCTACTTGCGGGTATAACTCTTACTTCTTCGTCTCTAAATGTTCCTGTTTCTGGTATAAAACCATTAGCAATAAGATCCCTATTGCTATAAGCTAAAATTCCCTGTACGAATGGTGCGCATCTAGTTCCCATAAATACTTATCGCCAATTGGGTATTATCCCATTTCTCTAAGATTGCTCATAATTTGATCTTCTGAAATACCCAAAGCTTTTATTACTAGCCCGCTAAACTCTTTGGCCATAGCATTTACTAATTCTGTTCTTTCTCCGCCAGAAAAACCAACTTCCGTATTAGAGGATGAGGCAAACGAAGGCTTTGGTGAGGTTGGGTGCAATTCTTCTAATACTTTTCCTGGAATAACGCTGCTTTTCTTAGAGCTGGACCCACCACTTGGAACAACAGGTGATCCGCTACTTGGAGAATTGCTTATCATATCCTGAAGCTCTGATGTTCCATACCTTTGATCTTTCATGGCTGCGGCCATGTTTGAAAAGAATCTACCTGATTTGTCCTGCCATATTTGCATAAGACTAGAGCCAGCAGAGCTAACCCTTTCTCCGATGTCATCAGCAACATGGTCAAATGAAGCTAAAGGGTTACTTGATGTTATAAGATTATTAACTTCATCTGAAGCTCCAAATCTGCTTCCATTTGACATGATTCCGCCTGCGGTATATCTTTCGCTAGAAGTAAGTCCTCTCCCCATTGCACCGCTTCGCAGACCAACAACCCTATTGTTTGTGCCTGCAGCAAGTTGACCAAGATTCTTATTTTGATCAATGGTTATTTGAGTAAACATTCCGGCTCCGGTCGTCATAGCTGCAATTGCATCAATATAGCCATCCCTCATAACCTTAGTTAGTTCAGCCTGTTTTGTCATCGCTTGAGTTCGTTCTGTTACCAACCCATTAACCTTCATTTCCATTTGAACTTTTTGGGCCAAAGCTGCATTTAGAGCATCTTCATTTCCGTCTTTTTTAGCCTTCTCTATAGCTTTGTTGGCTTGAGATAACTGTCCTTGAGCAGAAGTTATCATATTTTCTATTGCAACAATTTCAGATTGTATTGCTTGAACGTTTTCCATTCTCATTTGAGCTGAAACAGAAACACCGGCAGCAAGATTTGATGCTAGTGCAATGTCTGCTTCTATTCTAGCGCTATTTGATTTCGCTAAATCCTGAGCGCCTCGGCCTGACTCTACTATCATTTCTGAAATTTCAGCATAACCAGCAAGAGCTTGATTTTGTTCTGCTTTTGCTTTAGCTAACATCGTTTCTAGCATTAAGGCCATTTCGCCTCTACCAGTAGTTTCGCTTAATTTTTGAAGTTGTTCCTCAGAAAGACTCTTGCCTATGGATGCGTCCAACTGATTAAATACATCTTCTGAATTTCCCGTCTCAAAACTAATATTTTTAGTAAAATCTTCATCCGTTATTCTCTTTATTGCATCATATTTTCTTTGAGCAGCAAGAACTTTATCATCTTGAGCAGCAAAAGCTCCACCGCTAGCCTCAGCAAGACCGGCAGCTCCACCCTGACCTGCTGTTAATTTCACAATACCTGCAATAGATCTAAGCTTATCAATAGAGGCATCATAATTTGCATTTATCGATTGAACATAAGCTTCAACTAGAGCTAGCTTACTTGTTACATTTAATAACTCTCTATTTTGTTCTTTTAAAGCCAATGATTTTTCTGAAAGAGCCTGCATTTCTTTTAGCGAATCATTTATTTCATCTGCTTGCCCTTTTATTTTGGCTATCTTTTCATCTGATTCTCCGAAAAGGTTTCCTACTTTTGTGTTACCAAAAATGCCTCTCCATGCATTTGCATTTTTCCCCTCAAGATCTCCTGCTTTATTTTGAAGATTATTTTTATCTTGTATGGCTTGAAAATATTGCCCTTGTTGTGCTGTTTCTGCATTTGCGATCATTTTATCATAATGATCATTCATCTTCTTTCTATTTTTCATCATAGAATCAGATACATAATAAAGCGATTGCCCCAACGTTTTCGCTGATGCCATAATAGCGCCGGAAGCTCCACCTATGGCAGCTCCAACCGCTGTTCCTATTCCGGGTGCAATAAATGTACCAATGGCTGCTCCGACTCCGGCCCCAACCAAAGCTGAACCAGCAATATTGCCCCCTCTTTTAAGAGCATCACCTGCTGGACCGGATCTGTCCAGGCTTTTTGCGCTTGCAAAATGATTTTGCCCCAAATTGGTTGCATAATTTGCTGCCATCGCTGTACCGCCAATGACCATACCTGCTCCAAGGGCCTTACTTCCAACATTTGCTAACCTTCCAGCTCTTCCAACTTTGCCCGCTTTTCCTGCTCCCATTAAAACAGGGGAAGTTCCATTTAAAGGCATACCGCCAACAACGTAGACATATGTTGGATTCGCCATATGGCTTCCATGATCTTGCATCATAGATGCAACAGAGCCAAGCTTACCTCCCCGATGCCCACCTGACATACCTGTTGCAAGATTTGCTATTGATACAGCGGCATTTACTGTTCCCACACTAGCAACAATTGCTGCCATTGCTCCAGCGGTAGTTAAAGCAATTGCAGCCCATCGCTCAAGTTTGTCTCCACCTTCTTTTAAGAAATCATTTATCTTAGATATAGTTGGAGTTAACATTTTGGCAACTCTAAATGTTATGTCTTCCCATAGAACTTTCAAATCATTTAATATTTGTACTTGTTTTTTTCTTTCCTCTAAAGCTTTCTTTTGAGCAGGAGAAGTGTTCTCTAAAGCTGCTATTGCTTCAAGTTGAGTTTTAAAATCTCCTATAGATATTTTACCAGAAAGTGAGGCTGCATACAACAGTTCTTTACTTGTTTTTCTCGCATTTACAGCAGCTTTAGCCGTTTGACTTGACATCCCTATATTAAAAAGCTCTTGATAAATAGGTATCACTTGACCAACCGAAGCCGCATTTTGCACCATCTCTTGCATTGCCTCAGAATTTGAGCCAACAATAGAGTATAAAGTGTCCATGACTTTTACCATTTTATTAGGATTCTGATAATTGAATCCTTTTTCAAATGTAGACTGAAGTTTTATCGCTTCTTGTCTGGTGAAACCAAAACTATCTTTTATTCTTAATATTCTTTTCTCTACTTGAAAAATGCTTTCGCCATATTTAGAAAACTGAATACTTGATTTCAATAGCTCTTTATTGTAGTTTGCCAGTTCTTTTTGAGAAGTGTTTATCCCAAGGTTGTTAAAGACTTGCTGAACGCCATAGCTAATAGCTGCAAATTTTGTTGCAGAATCTAGGACGGACTTAAATCCAGTACCAAGATATCGAAGACTTTTTCCTGAAGCTCTTGTTGCTCTATCTAGTCCTGTTAATGAGTTATCTACGGACTCAATTGCGCTAGCCGCGGACTCTGCTCCCGTAGTTGAAATCTCAATTCCAACCTTTCTTTGGAGCGCATTTATTTCTCTCTCATTAGCCATATTTTCTCATGTATATAGGGGGTGCTGTATACATACTATTTCGTCAAATAGGCTAATTACCCTTTAATTACATTATTTTTACGCGAAAAAAAAGGCGACTAGCCTTTGGTTTAAAAATTGATTGTCTTAAGATTTAAACGTTTACGATCATCCAGACTCCCATGATTAACATGATTACCGTAAATGTTCCAATAGCGGCAGGTCCAGCTATATCATCATCACCCATTAGTATTGCAACAAAAACGCTTATAAGGAAATCAACTATGATTGCAATAGTGGTAACAAATATGGCCCCTATTACATTTCCGTCTGGTATAGATAAGGCCGAAAAGAACACCATAAGAATACCAGCTAACATCGCTCCTAGAATAACAAAAGCCATTATCGTCTCCTTTTATGTGACGCATTGACCTGCATTATACACTGGTTTTACTTCACTTTCGGTGAAAAAGTTACATTATTCTGAATCTTTATTGATTTTTAGGTCTTTTTTATTCGAATTTGCTTCATCTTCTTCGTACAATCCCTCTTCAACTCCCAATTCTCTCTCTAGGGCCATAGAAAGAACGACTGCAAATGTTGGAGAAAAGTCAGCAACGATATCTGGACTAATCTCAACATCATTCCCATTTTCGTCTTTTATGTCCCAAGATTTCAAAAGCATTTCCATTCTTCTGTACCGGATTTCGTTAAAAGCTAAATCCATTCCGCCCTCATTGTTCATTCGTATACCAAGATCTAACAACATCGTTGAATCTCTAAAATTTGGTTTTCGAAAAACTACTCGATACTTTTCTTTAGACAAAAGCTCCTTTGGTTCATCAGATTCTTCTGTCCAGTATCTTGATATTTTTTTATGATCTTCACCGACCCAAATATCAACATTAATTGTTTCTTCTTTATTTACAAATATGCTTCCCATTTAATTACCTTTCTTTTTACCCGAACTATAATATGCTCGATTTCATTTGTTTAGCTTTTACTCTATGCTCGATTATCAATGTGCTCATATGTTCATCGAACGTTTTTGGGTCAAGTGCTCTTATGTATTCGAGATTCCATCCATACGCCTTTGCTAGCATGTGTTCACATGTAGAATCCGGTAACTCTCTGTGATCCATTAATGATCCAGAGTAAAGATCGCTAGCAGCCCGGATTACTCTTTTTTTTCTTCATCGTCTACCGATAAAGCTTCATCATAACTTTCTATCAATGACCTTGCTATGTTTGATGGCAACATGCCTATGTTCTCTATAGTAGGAGGAACAGGATTTCCTGCTCCGTCTGTTACATCCCAACTATTCAAACAGAAAGCAAAAACATTTTGCTGATAAGCAGACCAATCAAGCTCAGATGTTCCTGAGACCTTATTGTATGTCATAGATTGCTTTAATAGGGAGTTATTCGTTTGCCATGTTTGAGGCTTCCATTTTGTTTTAATGGACCCCAATTCGCTTTCTAATTTCTCTCCTGCCTCTACTCTCTTTTCTTCTTCCTTAATTATTTTTTCTGCTTCTTTTTCGTCAACAATAGAGAATTGACGATTCCCATACTTATTTTTCTTCTCTCGATAATGTAAAACAATCGTAATAAGATTATCTTCACCATCCAATAGTAATTGACTAGCCATTCATTTCTCCTTATGACGTACATGATAAATTCTTCCAATAAGGAAGATTTATCACTTATAATTAAATATCGGCAATATTATTAATAAAATACTTTAAAACGAATTAATCGTCTGGGTTCCAGTTTGGGAAGCCGGTAGATGTTCTGCCCCCAAATACGCCAGGAGTGAACTGTCCATCAGGTAATGGTGCTGTATTACCTATTTCTGTGGCCTCAAACCCGTTATCACAATCGCCAAGAGCTGTAAACGTAACAGTTGTCTCAATAAGCTCATTGCTGATAGCGATCTCTTCAATATTGAAAATAACGCCATGAAGAGCAGTAGTAAACGCAACCGCTCCAGCTCCGCCCAAAGAATATCCAAAAGCTATTCTAGCAGTTGAAGTGAATCTGTCTTGGTTGTTGTATGCCAATTCAGAAAGACCTGGATGGCGACCCATCAGAGTCATTGACCCGCTAATCTCTCTTTTCTTCGCTGTAATATCTTGAGGAGCAAGCCTATTATTCAAAGTAAAGAATCTTTCTGCATTATTGTTAATTGTAACCTCGAAGCTTCTAAGCCAATCGCCTCGTATTTGCTCTAATTCTCCATCATCTCCATAGACTCTAACAAGGAAGTCATTCCATGTTACAACTCTAGCTGGAGAAAGAAAATCTGGCTCAATATTAGGTGATGGTTGACGAACATCATCTTCTGAATTTGCTCCGCCAATAATATCCAAACTAACGTTTACGACATCCGATTGCGTAACGCTAATCGTCATAGAATTAACAATACATGCTGGATACATAAATGCTGTATCATCAGTATATCTAACCTGAGTATCAAACTGATTAATAAGACGACCGAATGCATCTCTTTTTGTTGCTATTTCCCAAAAAGTTGCGCCAAGTGTTTTGTCTGTAAGTTGATCACAAGTTCGACCTGATGCAACTGTTCCGCCTTCGTGAACAAGAGGGAAAGAAATATTACCCTCTACAATACGAGGACCCAACTGGTAAAGAGTCCTATCTATTTTTCCATCAACTACATCTGGGTAGGTGATATCCTGAGAAGCTTTCACATCAGCGCTAGTAGCTCTGACTCGAATGTTCCCGCCAGTAGTTCCAAGTAGTGTGACACTACCAACATATCCAATTTTTGCTTGCGGATTAGGCATTTGCGATAACTCCTCGTTACTTAATTAATATTAATTCTCTATCTAACAATTGTTAGGCGATGTTACCAGCAGTAATATCGTGTCCAACAGCGGCGCTTAGGTCTGCCCATGCCTGAGGAACGGTAACGCCCTCGTCTGTCAAATAAAGGTCAACAGAAGCGTAACTACTTCTATTGAGAACATGATTGTTCAATCGACGTACCGCCGAAAGGAAGCTAACAGGTGATTGGAATAGGTCCGCATTAATCTGGTAACTATTGAAAAACTCTGTTAAAAGGTCAACTTCTGGTTCAATCTCGTTGAGCTGAACAATCGTGTAGACGGCCTCAAAGAGAAAGCCAACAGACGAAAGCACAGCGTTTCGAGCATTTGCGTAACTCGTCGCAATCGTAGCGTAGTCTGCTCCGTTGATTACATTTGCCATATTATCTATCTCCTCAAAGTTCTAAGAACTGCTGTATATACTTCATTTATTCGCAAGGACTCTACAAAGTCCTTCTTTTTAACTTTACTGCTAATACAGTCAAGCTATTATTCAATTAATGAAATAATTAGCAAACTCCTTCTATGAAAAGATTAGAAATTTAAAAACTATCTACAGCTATTTGAGTTTTTGATAATTTGGTCCTTTTTACAAGGTCGCTAATAGAATTAGTGAAACTATTCTTTGAGTATAATCGAGCTATTTTCGCCGATTCTTCAGATAGGGCCTTGAGTTTATCTGGTTCTTTTATTGCCCATTTATTCAATTCGGAAATACGAGAAGAAAGACCTTCCATAGAAATGACTGAAAATTCTTCTTCGTTCGCTCCAATATAGTTTTCATGGCCTATCAACAAAAAGCTTGGATCATTAAAATGACTAAGTATTTCGCCTGAACGACCTGACATTATGCCCACAGGAATGCATCCGCACGCCATTGCTTCAAGCATAGAGAGGCAGGAAGCCCCTTTTACGGATGTTTCCACAAAGAAGCTGTGAGACATGTATTCATCTCTCATATCCTCATCTGGTATAGACTCTTTTACTGAAATATATTTATCAGGTAATGATACATTTGAGGCATTATATCTATCCATAAGAAGATCGATATCGTAATCTCCTGGATCATATAGGTTTGTGTGCAAATAGCCTTTTGCTTCAGGAACATCTGACATTGATTTTATGAATGCCCCAATATTTGAGGCTTGAGCATTTTTAGCGGAACACATGAAAGAAATATTTCTTTTTATTTCATTTTTTTCAAAAAATATATCATCTGGTCCCAAATTTATTTTTGTTATTTCCGCATTCAACAGTGCAGCAAGGGCTTTATGTCCAAAATCATTTACTGAAACAATCGCATCTGCATACTCTAGTTGTTGCTTATGGTTTTCGTTTATAGGCAAACAATCTATAGCCAAAACTGATATCCATTTAAAGAAATTGGGAATCATAGCTTTTACTTCCCATATAAAATCTGTTTCCTTGTAATCACCAATACTTATAACAATATCAGGTTGAACTTTTTTCATTAATTCATATATGGTTGCAGAAGCCTGAGAATCTGTTTCCATTGGATATATTACTGCTAATTTTTCATTGTTCTTTTCGTACCAATGGGCTCCGCCTTCTTCTGGTAAAAAGAATCCTTCATCATGGTGCCATGATGCAGTTGATACTTCATGGTTTTCTGATACTAATTTTTCAATAATTGCCGCATTCATTCTTCCGTTTCGGACTAATAAATATGGCGATGCGCTAACTGTAAGAATCTTCATAAAAATCTCCTACAATATTATCGACTAGCTTAAATAGACCCAACAGCAATGGCCCAATCGTTTCCTATTTGAACAGCAGTCAAAGGGACTCCTCCCATATATAAATATGATGTCTTAGATATTGTTCCTGTTATTTTTTTGCAAATTATTTCGCTACTTGAAGAAAGAGAAACCTGAACACCTCGCCATATAGTGTGATCGCTAGATTGAACAACAGCTTCTGCTGTTATTTTTGCTCGCATAACATTATCGTTCCCTGCTTCCAAATAAGAAAAACGTAAACCAAAATCAACATAAGTATTATCTGATTCTGTCGGAACGCCAAACCCTCCATCTGATATGTCGTATACAGAGAAAGCCTTGTTTCCTGATTCGTCTTCATACATAGATATGGGTATTCCAGTGAGAACAAAGTTGCTATCAGATCTTATTGTATAATTAGAGGCTAAAGAAATTGATAAAAAGTCGCCTTTATCGATATTCTCTAAAAGAACTTTTTCATTTCCTATTCTTTTTAATGAATTCATATTTTAACCTTTTATGTAAGCTGAGGATCGAGCCATCCGCCTGTTTCTTGTATTTCTTGTTCCCAAGCAAACCATTCAATTGTTGCTGCATGCAAAAAAGAACCCTTATGAATATGCCCATAATTAATATTCGCTGGCCATGAATTGAAAATAAATCTATTAAGACCAATAATCTTTGAACTATCACCTGTTGAATACGAATTCATAAACGGTAGATGCAACTCTATTGTTGTTGCATCTACAATACATTTAACTGAACTTTCTTCTGATCTATGAACATTTTCTATTAAAACGCTTTGATTTGGTTCGTAAATGCTACTATCGGCTACTTTTATAAACGTGTCACCCTGTATGTAGTCTGCCGTTAAATCTGATATATCAGTTTGCCCTATAAGAGGAAAAATGTTGTTCTTCAATCCCCTCTCAATAGCTCCAGCTATTTTCAATAGAGATCTATATGATTTCTCATTTGATCCCTGCTTAACATAAACTGTAATCTGAAGCTTGTAATCCTCTTTTGTGCTTCCAAGAGTAAACCATTCCGATGATTTGCTTTCACCCATAACAGTTGCTGCAGGATATTTTGCTATAACATCAGGCTCTCCTATATAAATGCCCTCGAAGAATCCACTATCAAAAGTTTTTCTAATAACAGTATCATCTGAGGTTGTCCAAACTTTTTCCCCTCTTACTCCAGCCTCAAGTTCTAATCTATTATTGTCAAGTATATCTTTGACAAAAAGTCTAGGCTGATGAACGCCTGTGTCATACTGAACTAAAGCTAATTGATCTCCTACCTGCCATCTTTTAGTTGACTCAACTGTTATTATTGTATCGTTTGGGTTAGCGTTTGTTAAAAGCGGCGACTGAGTATTAACCCAACGATAAACAATACGGCGAACTGATTCTAAAACATCAATCATTATATATTATCCAGTAAGTCATCAATAATTCCGTCCAAAAAATAATCTTCTTCATCTTTAGAAACTTGAACTTTCTTTCCTTTTTTATAATCCCTTATTTGAGAATCCCTAAAGGCTTCTTTTTTTGTTTGAAAAACTTCATTAAACATTGGACTCATAACTTCTTTTGGGTCAACAGTTTGACCATCTAAAGATGAAAGTCTTTGAATCTTTCCAAATATTTCTTCAAAGTCTTCCATTAATCAAGTTCATCCAAATTTCTACTAGAGTCATTTTCAACTGATGGCAATCTATACCTATCCCTAATATTTGAATTGATGAATCTATGACCTATTCTTTTTTGACCATGAAGAACAGTTCTTCCGTGAAGAACATTATTTAAATCCCGTCTAGCCATTTTTCTTAAATGCTTTCCATAATCGCTGACGTTTGGAGAGACTTCTGCTGTAAAATATTTATCAAAGATATTCGCCGCTGCCAGCCTGCATGAAATCAAAGATATGGCTGCTGGATATTTAACTCTTAAAACTCTTGTGTCTTCTACTGTATAAAGGCCAAGTAAAAAATCAGACAGCTCTATTGTATTATTATTTATTACAGCATCAACAATATGTCGTTCTTGTTGAGTTGTATCAACAAACACAAGAACATCACCTGTATTGAGATTTCTACCTTTATCCAAATCAATATCTGATGAATACTCATCAATATCTCGAAGCAAAGTTAATTGAAGATCTGTCTTTTCGCAAAAAGGAACAGAATACATTTGGCTAAGAGCTGCATCTATCTCTTCATCTGCCCAAAGTATATACTGGTCAACAAGAGATGTTGATATAGCGTTTGGCCTTATTGAATCACTAATTTCATAAAGAGGAACCACAGAATCATCAGTAGGATCTTCGACGTTGTTCGTTGCTGTCGTAAGAGCCTGATTCATTATATTTAAAACTTCTTGGCGACTACAATATCCCATTTATCTGTTCCTCAAATTTGCATTATGTCTATATTATGAATTCGACTTCTATTAGCCTTCTTCCTTCTTTGCTTTCGCTGCCTTATTCATAGCAACATTCGCTGAAACATAAAGACCCTCTACAACTGCGGTCCTTGGATTCTTTGCATGTCTGACTTCTTTTACTTCAAATGGGAGCTTAAGGTTCCCTATTATTTTTTCAACTTTTTCGCAAAAGCCCTTTGGCATAGATGTTCCGCCTGCTATAACAATATCTAGCGGAGCCTCAAATGATGTTTTTTCTGCTGAAAATTTCTTTACAAAATGAGACAAAACATATCTGATTAACTGATCATAATATGCATCTAAGGCAAATTGAACATCATCATCAAAATCAATGTTATTGAAGTCCAAAGACTTCTCTTTTACAGAGATTACTTGAGAGATTGGAACGCCAGTCTGCTCCGATACCTGTCTATCAACCCAGTCTCCAGACCTTGCGACAGACATACCTACAACTGGAAGACCTCTGTAACAAAGAACGCAATTTGCTCTTCCTGCTCCAAAGCTCATACCGATGCCGCTATAAGCTATTTCTTTTCCGTCCTCAATAATCGTAGGACGCTCAGAGAGAACGACAGCATGTCCTTCCTCTATGATCTTTACTTGCCATCCCAAACGCCTATAGAGGGCCTCTAGCCTCTGCTTGTGGAACACGCTATCCTGAGATCCATCTACAGATTCTGATGATACGCATGAACAAACCCACGAATTATCATCTGTAGCTCGACCAACTGTTGATTCTATGATTTCAGAAAGAACAACAAGCTTCTTATCTTCGTTCTTGTTGAGAACACCATCCGACATTGGTCTTCGGACTTCAACTTTCCCTGGAAGAATATTTGCAACTTGCATTGCATCATCTCCAATAACATAATAGACATTATCATCTTTTATGTATTGCCATTCATTCCTCAAAAGAATGTCGTCCACTCCCTCAGAATCAGCTAATTCAACGAAAGCGTTTCTTACTGATATAAAAGAAAGTCCCTCTTGACCATCTTTCTTTTCCGCGGATTGAAAAAACATTGTTCCTGGGTCTAACCCTACTGCTCTACTTGTCATCATTGTTCCCTTCTATTCATAGCATGTCTTCAAGTTCGCTAATATTATCGTCTGCATCAGAAGAACCTAACTCTTCATTGTGACTAATATTGGACTCTGTATCCTTAACTATTCTGTTTATTGATCTTTCATGTATATCGACAGCTTTTTCGTCTTCAATTTCATATTCCGCTGTATTATTTTGTTTTTGTGAAATATTACCTGAAGCAATATCCTGCAAAGATTCAATAGCATTTTTTAGCATGTTAGCGTTTTCTTCATTAATACCGCCCGACGAAGAGACCTGCTTTTCAACCTGGTTATCCAATCTGGCACCAAGTCTTTTTTCCATATCCCTGAGAGCTTTCATTACATCATCGGATTGATCTAAAGTTTTTACAGGTTTTGCTTTTTGTGCTATTGGTTGCGTTTCATTGTTTCCCAAAGGATTATCTTTTCTAACAAGACGCAAAGCTCCACGCTTTAAAGCTATTCTAAGATCTCTGGATTGTTCAACAACATACCTCGCTGCAAAATGATCTAAGTCAGCTTGCTTTGATGGTTTTATCGTAGCTCTCAGGTCCCCAAGAGCTATCTCATGACGAGTCATGTTTTGAACTATATACAATTATCTTCTCCGATTTCTTGGTCTATTAAGAGTTGTAGACTTCGGTAGTCTTTGCTGTATTTCGCCATCTTTAGATATATCTATCTTATTCTCTTTTTTGCACTCTGGACATATCCAATACATTTTATTGTCCGCGAAATTAATCTCAACGACAGGTTCATGTTCGTGGTGCCTGCAAAACTTGCATACGCATACTATTTTCAAAGCGTCCCCAATCCATTGATCATGTCATTCCTTATGGATGTTTTTATTTCATCTAACTTATTGGTTGATGAGAATTTTGACATCGCAGACGATAGTTTTGTTAGATCAAACATTCTGCCAATAGCTGTTCTTATTATGCTCAACTGTCTGTTGAAGCTTGCTCTATGAATATCATCTAAATCAAGAAGCTGCTTGTAGTAATCCTGAGCAACACCTGAAACGTTGCTTCTTCTTTTAATCTCTTGCTCAATAATACTGTTCGCTATCTGTCTTAGCTGACTATCTTCCATTTGCGTTATTTGTTGCGATGAAAATCCTTGAGGAAGTGGTAATCCCATTTCATTTATAAAGTCAGAAGATAAATCCATCACCTTGCTACTATCTAAAGATTGTATTGAATCTACTGGCACTCCAATATCAATTTTTTTTGATTTATCTTTTAACAATTTTCTTCTTGCCTTATCTCCAGATGGGCCAGGATCCGTAATTGTTTCATATTCTTTCATTTTCCCAAAAACCAACTCTTGCCTTGTTCTTTTTCCAGTTTCGCTATTTTCTGAAAGCAACGCACCAACTTCTTTGACATTCTTGTGTGTTGTAATCAAATCTAAATATGAAAATAAAACATTTTTAGGATATTTTTTAACAACTTCATCTGAAACAAGATACTCGCCTATCTGTGTTAACATTTGATTCATTTGATCATGAAGAGTTTTACTTTTCTTCAATTTTGCAACCATCTCCTGTTTGTATTCAGGATCATTGGCCATTCTCTCTCTATCTATTTTATTTGATCCAAGCTGGCTCACTTGCTGTAAGTCATGCAAATAAGAGTCAGGTTGAGCATTCGGATCGCTTGAAATCATGTTATCAATCCATATATTCAACTTTTCATCCAAAGGAAGCATTTTGGAAAAATCGATAGAATCCCAAGTATTACCCTCGGAAGGTTTCATTATAACTCTTCCATTCTCTACCTTAAATGTTGCCTTCCCTTTTCTTTCTAAGTCTTTTAATTTCTTAGGATCTGAAAATGCATCAGAGCCAACAAGCGAATCTATTATTTTTGCGGCTTGGTCAGGCCAAAACTCTGAAGCTATTGTTTTTGAAAACCACTTTCCGCCTGGGGCAAAATTGGGATTCTTTTCAGAAAGCTCATTAACTATATGTTCTCTAACATCTTTCCCTAGAAATTTCAATGTTTGACCCATGGACTGAAGATCGCCTTTGTATGCATCCATAATTGTAGATCTTTGATCTTGAGACAATTCAGGTTCATTGCCTTGCAATTGCTCCCTTCTAAGATCTACGCCATGATCAACTTGAGTTCCCTCGCTATTTGCTGCGTATTGTTGAGATTCGTAACCTGTGCCCATCACATCTGAGCCGATCTTACTCATTACCCAGTCCCAAACTTTTGCTTTTACTTCTTCGTTGTCGTCACCAAGAATGCCATAAAGAGTTCCTGTAACGGAATCAATATCTTGGGCAAGATTCATGTATGTTTCTTTGTTGTTCCCAAAAGACCCTGAAGTCATCAAAGAGGAAACCGATTCGGGCAGCATGCCAATAGAAGAAAGCCATGAAGCATTTTCTATAAAAAACTTTATTCTAAAATCTTCTTTATTTCCGCCTGAAGAACTGTAACCGCCCTCAACGCCCCTGAATACTCTGCTTTTCAGTATACTATCAATATCGCTGTCAGGAAATTTCATCTGAATCTCTTTCCATCTTTTAATGGATGAACTCTCTTCTTCCTGAAAATCTTGATCGCCCATATCTGGCTCTAATAAATAATTCTCCATAAATGCTTGAGTTAAATCCTCAGCAGATATACCTCCAACATTTTGCTCATCTTCTTGCCAATGCTCTTCACCAAAACTCTCTTGTTCTCCAACGATTTGATCATACAGTGCCTGATTTCTTTGATTCTCTGTTATTTCCAACGGCAAACCTTGTTCACCTTGATTTAAAACAATTTGCTCTATATCTCGCCTTGATAAGTCAGGAAAATGATTTGACAATTCCTGAGGTGAAGCAGCATTCCCTGGAATTGAATTTCTTGCATTCTCTATAGATTCATAAAACATATCTTCATTTAATTCACTCATCCAGTAATCTAAGCCATCATTTGATAACATTAACTCCAAATCCGTGAAACTTTGGGATTCAGGAAGTCTTCTTAATAGCCAATTTTCCATATCTGCTCGAAGATTTGCTCGTTCAGCATTTTCTTTTGCTCTTTGCCCTTGACTTCCATTGTATACTGGAGTCTGTATTGGAACTGGAGCCTGTGTTGGAACTGGGGAAGCAGGAAAGGTTACTGGAGCAGGATCTGCCAATGGTTTAACAACTGTTGGCTGAAGCTGCTGAGAAGTCCTACTTATTCCAATTCTTTTTAGTATTCTAATATAAAATGACATATTTACCTCTGCTTTATGAAAAATGACATCATGTTCAGAATATATTTTTCGATAATTTCAATGAATAATCCTTGAATAATATCTATTCTATCAAGCAATGATTATAAATAGTTATCGGCAATTACACTGATTCTTCGTCGCAATCGCAATCTTCTTCGTCGCAATCGCAATATTCCCAATCCCCAGATTCTTCCATTATATCATCAAATTCGCCTGCCTCAAGCAATGAATCATGCGTTGATTTGGTATCTTCGACATCGTTCTGGTCATCTTCAATGTAATCGTCATCTTCCTCGTCTCGATAAGCTTCATCAATAACTGTTACAATCTCTTCTCTCACGCACCATTCGTGACCTAGATCAACCATCCCAACTGCGGGTATGTGAGACAGCCTTTTTATTGCATCCTTTAAACCGTTATATCTTTCTCTTCTTAAACCAAGATCGCTTTGCTCAACATCTCCTGTCATTATTATTTTGGAGCCAGAACCAAGACGTGTTAGCAATAGGTGTATCTGCTTCTTTGTCATGTTTTGGCATTCATCAGCAATAACGCAAGAGTTCTTAAAAGTAACACCTCTCATGTAAGCAATTGGTAAAACTATAATAGTTTTATCTTCTATTCTTTTCCTTAAATCATCTGGACTTAAATATTGAAGAATTATTTCATTCATTGGGAACATGTAAGGAGCAAGCTTCTGTTCTGCATCGCCTGGCAAAAAACCTAAAGACTCTCCAGCCTCAACAACAGGTCTAGTGAGAATAATTTTATCAAATCTACCGTTAACAAGCTCTTGCAAAGCCCAACCTACAGCCAAGTGTGTTTTCCCCGTACCAGGAACACCCTGAATAACAGTTACTTGTTTTTGAGAAATAGTTCTTAACGCATCTTTTTGTCCTGCGTTCATTGCTGAAACTGTAACAACTCGCTTAGATGATGATTTTTCTTTTCCCATAGTATTTTTGTTAACCTTTTTCTTTTTGGTATTATGATTTTTGGTATTATGCTTTTTTCTCATTTATGCTTTTCCCTGGATGAAACAAGTAAATAATGTTCATCTCCTGATGGTTCAATCTTTATTCCTTCCAATACATTCCATTTATCTTTTAGAGAATAACTTGAAAATATGTCAGTTATATATTTCCAAAATGATTTCCTAACTTTTTTTGTTTCACCAGATAATATCCTTATTCTTAATAAAATAAGGTCTTCCCCAAAATCTTCTTTTATTACATCAACGAGTGAATCTATCTCATTTCTAATAAATAGATCTTCCCATCCTTCAGCGCTTCTGGCTTTTATTAATCTTTTGCGTTCTTGGTTGGGTATGCTATCCATTAATTTAGATCTTTGCAATGATGAGAGAGGTCGTGTTAAAAAATAAAACTCTTGAAAATTCTTAAAAACTCTTCTACTCATAAACGCCTCCATAGATATCTAGTAATACAAAAATCAAAATAACATATCCTTGTTTATGAAATTGTTATTTAAGATTTTTTATCTACTTCTGAGACGAGGTCGGCGATGGAACAACGATAACCTCTCCAAGACTGAAAACATATTCATGATTTTCATCTAAGTTTCCGGAAACCATCTTCATTATAAGATTTTTATCTAATATAATTCCTTGGCCAGAGGATATTTGCAGCATAGTTACAACCAATTTGCTCGCAAGCTTGCTTAGCCTTGGATCATTACCTTTTGCTATGCGTCTTTTCAATTCCGCTGAAGGTAAAAAGACGAATTCGACATTAGGGTCTTCTATCGCATTACGAAGTTTGTTCTTTTGTTCTTGTGTTAAACTCATATATTTATATCGTCATGATAATTCTTAAAAAAACACATCACAACTATTAGTTTAACTTTATGGTTGTCTTATCTTCGTTCTTTGAGCTAAAAATTAATTCTTCAACCAAAAACTTTTTGCCCAAAAATCTTTCATCGCCAACCATCTCTGAGCACTTGCCTTTTTTCACATAAGCAAGAGTTAAATGAGCCTTATATCCAGCGTGTGTAGATGTATACGGCAAGTTTCTCAATTCCCCATTTGCGCTTACAAGCTCTTTCCCCTCTACTTCCACCTTCAAAACATCATGCTCATCGCTTGATGTAAATTTACTTATTTTTCCAAGGGAAATTGAGAACGGATTTATTTTATCGATTATATCTCTTACATCATCAGCATTTTCTGTATGCAATCCATACAGCACTGTTACATGTATATCATCTTCTTTCCCGCCTTCAGCCACATCAATGTCATCAATGGAAGATATTGTATTTTGGATATCTTTTTTGAGTTCACCTTTTATTCTAAGCATAACTGTTGAATAACTATGAGTCTCTGATTCTTTTATTGTTCTATACCAATTCATGACACACTTTCCGCAAAGAGCTTTGCAAACTCTTTTGCTTGATCTAAGTCTTTTGCTTTTTCTTTGCTTATTGATTTACCAAAAGGACACGATTCTTGTGCCATATCGCCTATGCCGAATCCATGTATAGCCCTATGACTCCAACCATACCATTTATCATCCTTTTTATCGAAAGCCACAGTAGCAACATTGCAATCTTTAGGAGACCAAAAAGATTCTGGATCAAAATCATGACCTTCGCACAATTTCATTGCAGATTCAGGTGTTCCTAAATATAAGCCATTCAAAGTCTCCGCTATATCATACTCTATTTCACTACCAAAATCACTGTTAGTTTCTTTTCTAACAATAAATGGCCTATTTTCTTTTTTTAAAGCTTCTTTAAACCACACAATTAACTTCCTGACCCGTTTTTAAATAAGTGCCTGAACCATCTAGATCGACCACCCGGCAATGTATATTCAGGAGTAACAACGGCTTTCGTTAAACCAACATATGATCCAAACTTTTTCTGTTCAAGAAGAGCCCTAAAGTCTTCTTCGAAATTTTTCTTAAGAGTTTCAAGTTGAGCGAACGCATTTTTAGCATTTTCTGGCCCACCGAATACTTCTTGAGGCTCTTGGAATTGAAGACACATAAGCAAGTGCCTTATTGCGTCCCTTGCTGCTCCGTAAAGAGTGTGAGGAATATACATATCTGGAACAGAGTATAAATTATGACCGCTAACAGGGGGATAGTTGTTTACAGTACTTACTGCATTCTGCAAAAATCTATCAAGTTCTGCATCATCAAACCACCTAAAGTTATAATCCATATTAACTGTATCATAATCAGTTAAAAGGTTTTCAAAAATAACTTTTCCTTTAAAGTAGTTTATTGTAGCCCCCTCTGTTACAGGTTTTCCGTTTAAGTACAAACGAGTCATCATATTCTGATTCCATCTTGGAAAATTAAAACTCACAGTCTGATTGTCTGCTTCTATTATCCCCTGTTCATCGTAAACTGGTATAGCTTGAGCACATGACAAGTGAACTGTTAATGCCATTCTTATAGCTGAAAGACGATCCGAATATAATGAATTTGTTAACGTTCCACTTCTAGCCGCAACTATTACTTGTTGAACTTCAGTGTATGTTACGCTATCTATAACATATGACCATGTCACAGTATATGTTCCTGCGCTTTGATCTAAAGCAACCTGCCAGTCATGTATATAAAATCCATTAACAACCTTTTCTGGTATTCCGGAAAAAATTGATTCATCTAATTCATCTATTATATCTATTGTTATGGTTTCAGGATCGGTTGCCTGTCCCTCAAATGTCGTAAGTCGCAAAAACAAAGTGGATGTTTGGTTTTGCTCAAACGTTCCTCTGTAATCTGCAATTGATTGAATCGGGTTAGCCATGCTATGTTATCCTTATATTGCTTGTTCCGCCAGAGCTTCCTCTTGGGCCAATTACTGGCGATGATGTATTGGGTAATTCTGTTTGATTGGTTGATAAGCCATTTATTAAAGAGATTATTTGATCAACCTTACTATCAGTTAGTTCCAGTTGGTCTTGAAGCTCAGACAATCCTTCTACATTATTTTCTATCGTAATATATGGATCTGGACACTCAAGATCAATATCAAGATCCGTCAATGTTCTTTCTGCATTTTCCCAAACATCTTGAGCTGTAAGAGTTGTTCCTGCAACTGATTGACATCCACAAATATCAACTTCTTGCTCACCGTCCCAATAAAACGCCATAGTACCAACCAGTGTGTCTGATTCTCTATCTGGTCCGCTACCAAGCAATCTAAAGACTTCTATGAGATAAAAGTCTCCATTTGAGGTTTCAGGTATTGACGATAAATCCGTTATACTGTAACTATAATACCCTTTTCTTACACTATTTTCGCTTAATATTATCTGAAAATCCGACTGAGAAGAAAGGCTAATTGTGTCAAATAATCCAGATGTTGGATTAAATGCTTTAATTTTATTTGTTGCGCTAAATAAGTTTGCATAAATATTCAGACCCGTATTGTCATTAAAACTTATTTCTAGCATAAACACTTATTCCTTATGTTATGGCAAAAAACCTTGTAAATATTAATCTATTCCGGGATAGGACTCGGAGTTGGACCAGGAGTTGGGCTCGGAGTTGGAGTTGGAGTTGGAGTTGGAGTTGGAGTTGGAGTTGGGGTTGGAGCCGGAGACGAAATTATTTTTGTTGACCACCACGGCATTATGTTAAAGTTCCTAAAATTGTTATTTGCAATTCCAATGCAGAAGAATTGCTTGTAACAATAAGTGTCAATGATTCTCCTCCAGCCCAGGTATCAGCCCCAGTTGATGCAGTATTAGCTTCAGTTGAAGTAACAGATAGGGCAGACCAGCTAGTTACGCTTGTTCCATCTATCTCAACATTCAAGGTGCAAGTTCCTGATAGTGTCTTATAGTAAATAGTATCCAATGAGCCAGCTAAAGGCATATAAAGTTCCACTCTATATGTTTTATTTTCCGCCTCCTCTATCAGGTAGCTTAACTTAACTGAATTAAGTTTATCTTGTATGCCTGGTGGCAATCCGCCTAAATTTGCTGCTGTTGAATTTGCCATAACTGTTTATTTAAAGTACGTGAAATACTCTCCTTGGAGGGGTATTACTCCAAGTACCCCAAAATGTTGATTGACTACTTCCTTGATCAAACTCTTGATTTATTTCTGCGAGAGATAAAACTGAATCCGCTATCATGAACTCGCACATTTTGCCATCCATAATTCGAGTTGCATCACCTTTGCCGCCAAGAGCAAGGTCATCATTTGTAGTAGATATCTCAGTTAAACCAGCAACCTCTGAAGTTGTCCCACTAAGCGCTCCATCTACAAACGATGCCATTTGAGGATTTGGGGAAAAGCCAGCATCAAAGCGAACTGCTACATGATACCATGTTCCAGTAGACAGGCTTGCATTAGCGCTATATTTTACCCCTGAATATTGTCCGCCTGAGTCTGTTACCATATAACCCATTCTGTCGTTTACTCCATTTGTATCATACCACATTCCAAAAGGACGACTCCCTCCATGATTGCCATCCCAAAGTATTCCGCCATCTGCATCTGTGTCAACATTTATCCAAACCATAACAGTCGCTGTAGTCAATCCGCTCAGAACGTGAGGTATGTAAATACTATCATCAGAGCCATCCCAATCAGTTGCCGCTCCTGTTTGTCCTGTTGCTCCGCCCGCAGTAATGCCTCCAATAAAAGACAAAGCATCATTACCATTTGAGGTTCTATCCGTTCCGCCTGCATCTGGATAATATATTTGGAAATCGGATTTATAAGCATTATCGCTACCATATGTATCGGAAGTTGCATAGGAGGTATTTCCTGAAAATGGAGGATAAATCCTTACCGTCCTATCTGATTTTGTTCCAAGAGTTCCCGACCACTTTACCCGCAACCAGCCCGTCTCTGCTGAATCATCAAAATCAATCCAATCTGTAGCTAGTTCTGTTCCATCAGAATTCTTAGCGGCTCGGCCCTTTGTTCCGTCGCTTGTGTTTACCTTGGCCCACCATGCTGATGTCATTCTAGAAAGATCAATTAATAAAGAAAAATCAGTAAGAGCCGCTGATGGAGCTATACATGACTGCGTATCATATGTTGTTCTTGGTAATGCCACTATTAATCTCTCGTAAACTCTATTGTTATATTTATTTCATCAACACTTCCTGATTGAGCCGTGGTTTCTAGCCAAACCCACGATCCTGCAGGAATAGTTTCGTCATTAAAAGATGTAACCTCAGAACCAGTTGTTGTGCTTGTTGTAGTTGTGCCGCTAGTTACAACTTCTGCTCCTGTAGCGTTTCTGTCGCTATTATGGCGTATGGTCCAAGTGACTGATGGGGTAGAAGTTCCCTTTAAAACGGCATTCATTTGAGTGACAGTTATAGCGTCATCCGTAAAAAACATTGTTACATCTTCACTCGCTCCTGGACTTTCCAATCCAATAGATTTTAAATATGGAACTACAATCGCTTCTGTGTAAAATGTTGGTCTATATGGTAAAACGTGAACAGTATTTGCATCTTCTATATAAACCAATGGATTACTATAATTGTCTGATGGTTCAGTAGAAGTAAGCAATCCTGCTGTTATATCAGATACAAAATAATATTCTCCAACAGTTAACCCATGAGCTGTCACTGTTACTCTGCCTGCTTGAGCTAACTCGTAATCATCTGTTGCTTTTGAAACAACAATATGTGTTCCCAGCGTATCAGGATCGTCTGCTTGAGCCTTTTGCCAGTCTGATCCATCGTGGTAAACGGCATCCATAACAGCAAGCGTTGGAGAAGCTTGATTTAAATCAAATTTTACATCCGAACCGCCAGGAGCTGTTCCTGTTAGCTCTGAATAATCTACCTGCTCGCAAGTTAAAATACCTGATCCATCAGACTTCCAAACACCAGTGTCTACTATGCCTTCAGGTAATGTCCAGTACGTGTTTGCTGTTACATTGACAGGAGCCTCTAATCCTATCTCAGCGCTCCCATTATCTTGAGCTTCCCTGAAAACCATAAGACCGGCAAGTGCATCAGATGTATTTATAATTGCCGCCTTCGCCGCAAAAACAGACCACTGAGCAGTCCCTGTGAATGAAACAATATCTGCCGATACTTCTGCTGAAGAAAACACTCCAGAAATTGTTTGTCCAAAAAATAAGGCTTCTCCATCATGAGAGAGAGCTGTTGTTTGCTGAGCCCCCAATATACCTGTATGAGTTCCCCTCCAAAGACCAGAGCTTGTATCATTGACAAATGAGTGACTTGGCAATAGCTCTGTCCCATCCGCTAAAAGAATTGTATCTGATTCTTTATAGTATGTTCCAAAATCAGAAATATGACTTTCAGTTAATGGAGTATTAATCCAAGAGTCAACAGAACCCCCAACATAAACAAGAAAATCGTTATCCGAAGCAGAAGTTACTGTTATATCTGAAATATTATCAGTTGTCACAGTTCCTGTTAATTCCGAATAATCTACTTTTTCGCAAATAAGCGTTCCTGATGCATTAGACTTCCAAACGCCATCTTCTACAGAATCTGGAGGCATTAACCATACCTGGTTTGAGGACAAGGAATTAGGCGATCTTAGCCTTATTGCTGATGATCCGTTATTGGTTGCTTCAAGCAGTTCTAGCGTTCCGCCTGTAGATGATGAAGAATTTTCAGCAGATATTTTTGCTCCAATAAATTTACAGGAGCTTGTTGTTGTTACTTCAAAGTTTGCAAGAGTCCCTATATTTACATCTGGATTTATTGCAAGATTTGGAAGCGTGCACTCTATTGCGGCTTTCCCTCCTGCGACAAAAACAATTGTATCTTGTCCAGAATAATATATTCCATTGTTGGTATCAGAAGCAAAAGCAAAGCCTGGAGCAGCTATTGTTCCATCCGCTGCAAGAATTGTGTCACCAGATTCATATCTTAAACCTAAAGCTGTATCTATTCCAGACAAGTGGCCTGAAACGTCCCCAGAAGATGGGGTATATTCTGATATGCCAAACGGTAAAGCGCTTGCTCCGGTCCCCCCTCTCAATATCCCCAATGTTCCGCTTGTTATGTCTCCTGTTGAATGACTGTGAGAGAGCGCGGCAAGGCCAGCCTCAATTGCTGTTTGATTTATCCAGTCACCTGATCCATTATCGTAAGCTAGAATCTCATTATCCGCAGGCGTTCCGGTTATAATCACATCAGTCAAGCCATCAAGAGTTGAAGAACCGCCTGCTGGAGTTGACCAAATAAATGCGCTTGTGGCTGTATCCCATTCTAAAACTTCTCCATCAGCAGGAGTTGCAACAGGCAAAACAAGAGAATAACTTGAAGTTATTGTCGTTGGAGCGCTAACAGAAACAGTATTAGAGCCTGAATCCTCTAATACGAGAACCCCCTCATTCGTTAGCTTTATATCTGTTAAAAAATCTCTAGAAGCCATATTATCCTATAATTATTGCTTTGTAAGTCACTGATGGCGGTTTTGAAAAATTGACTGTTACAGTATTGGAATCAGTTATAACAATCTCTGCTTCTACTTGAACATCTGATGGATTATATATTGCGACAACCACATCTGATGTACCCATACTGTGATCTATATCGAAAGTTAACAATGCTCCATTTCCAGCTATTGATGTTGTATCAATGAATTTTCTAGCAACCCTTAATGCTATATCTGAATTATCGACAAACCATTCGTTAGCAGTTTCATTGAAGTAAATAAACGCATTTGCTGTTACGCCTCTTTCTACCTCAATACCAGCATCTACATCTACACCTGTCGAATTTACAACGATAAAATTATCTTCAACAATAAGATTTTCTGTATTGATTGTTGTTGTAGTCCCTTCTATTAAAAGATCGCCTGTGACAGTAAAGTTTCCGGTAACAGTGCTCAATGGAGTTCCACCAGAACCGTCAAACGAGGCTATCTGTGAACCGTTTGCTGAAATTCCAACAATGCTTGTTGCCGCTAAGTACATACCGTTATCTGAATCTGTCGAAAAACTATACGTTGGAGCCGCTGCTGTTCCTGGCCCTGTTCTTAATGGAACATTGGTAACAAGATCTGTTGATGATAATGTCATTCTCGTAGAAGCGCTTGCAGGCGTTCCTGTTGGAGCTACTCCAAATTTTAAAGAAGTTCCAGCTCCGCCTGCGCTCCAAGCTTCATTCGATTCTGCTACGACAAAAGCGCCCTCAGCGGTTGCGCCTGCTGTTGTATGGCCATAGAAGCTAATTGTGCCCAGTTCATCTCCACTAGAAAGAGGTATTTTTGAAGCCTCCGTACCACGAGATCTTATGAATCTTATATCATTGCTAACTGCTGACGAATTATAATAATGTTCCAGCAAAATAAATTTTTGAGTATTGCCATCGTTAACAAGATTGAATAGAGCATCAGATGCTCCTGCCCTATCTTTTCCTGAAACAAAACTTGACGTTATGCTAGATAAAACAATATCCCCATTAGCAAGTTTTATGTCTGTTCCGTCAAACGTGAAATCAGCATCGCTTGTCAAAGTGTCTGAATCGCTCCATGTTGCTACTCTGTTCGTTGCACCTGATCCATCGATTCCGCCTGAAGCATCTATAGTTAAAGTTCCAGCTCCGTCATCATAAGTGAGGGTAATATTAGTTCCTTGTGTAAGAAGGGAGTCAACTCTATCATCAACTCTTTCGTCTGTGTAATAAAGGTTTGAGCCCTCAGTTAAATCTCCGGTATCAAAACTTGAAAGAGAAACATTTCCTGTTAAAGTGTTTGAGCCATCAACATAAGTCCAAGTAAGACCTGTTCCATCCTGTATAAGGGCCGACACTCTGTCATCAACTCTTTCGTCTGTAAAATAGAGATTAACTCCCTCAGGTATGGTTGTTGTTGATATAGTTGCCCAACTTGGATCAGAACCGTCGGATAATATAAATTGACCAACAGAGCCAACAGCAAGGCGAACGGCATTCCCAGATGCGTCTTGAACTAATAAGTCTCCCCTTGTTGTTAGGCCAGAAAGATTATCCAATGCCGCTTGTTGCGTTGAAGCTCCTGTTCCGCCATCAGCGATAGCTATGTCAGTTCCATTCCAAACACCTGTAGTTATTGTTCCCACAGTTGTTATTTCAGCTTGAAAATTTGCAAATGTCGTCTTTTTATTAGTAGCTATTGCTGTTATATCCCAGAATGGAACAAAGTCCCCATCGGCTATTGTTGCAACAACGAGAGAATTAATGTCTAAAGACATATCAGTTAAACCAACTGCCAACCCATTACCGGCTCCAATATTTATTGTGCTACCTGAAGAGGAAAGACCTACTCCTGCTGTATCAAAATAAGTGCCCAGATCAGTTATGTCAGATTCAACGAGCGGTCTTTCTTCAAAGCCTTCGCCATCTCTTACTAAAACATCTCCATTATTATCAGTAATAGTGCTAATGATTGGAATATCGCCATCAACATCATTTAAAGTTACTATACCCCCAGCAGTTCTTTGTGAAGCAAAAGTATGTCTTCCGCCAATACCTGTTATGGACAAATCATCAAACTGATTAGCCGCTGACCAAAGCTGCGGAGCATCTAATAATCCTACATTACTAGACAATCTGTCATCATTTATTGTTCCGCTTGTTATATCTTCGCCTGCATGAACATGACTCCCAGAAGCAACAGGTATCCAGGCATCAACTGATCCACCAACATATTGAAGTATTTCCCCGTCCGCAGGAGGATCTGACATATCAATAGCATATCCATCTATTTGATTCGCATTAACAATCCCTAATCCTGAAAAAGTAAGAGAACCTCCAGAACCAACAGTTAAAGTTTCGGTAGTGTTTGTTGATGTTGTTACACCGGAAAAAGCAACATTAGATGCTGCTGCAGAAGACATTGATATCCAAGATGATCCATTATAGAAAAATGGCGTATTAGATCCTGTGTCATAATAAAATTGCCCAGCAACCTCTGTTGCAACGCTTGGAGCTGCCCCAAGATTATGAAACACACCAAATTGTATTTCATTCTGGTTTAAATCTATATCTACAAAAAAATCTCTATTTGCCATGACTGTTACCTCTGCATATTATTTATGTACAATATACTTTTCCTGTTATTGCTGAATTTGATCTAATAAACAATTGGTTTATTGTCGTATGCTCTACCTCTACCATTATTTCTGTATCTGTTGAATCTGTTACCATGACAGAAGGGAAACGGCCCAAATTGTGATCTATCTGCCAATCTGTTGAAGCTATTCCTTGAGCATGTTCATATCCGGAATTTAAAATTTTCCAGTTTGCTGAATCTGAAGTAAAATCAGAGGCATGAGAAGTATGGCTTGAAGTGCAAACATATATCCCGTTCATAAATGACACATCTCCATATGACGAATCCTTATCAATAAAAACCAAATCAGAAACCGTGTAATTTGTACTTACCTGCCATTCTACTATACCTCCAACTTGTCTTGCTGTTACATTATGCGGGTTTGACTCATTCGATATGTGATCCTGAATAGTGTCGCCTATATACAAATAAACATACATAGTCCCTGTTGATCCAAGATTGAGATCATCCTCAGATGTCACAACGGAAGCAAATGGATCGAAAAACCAGTCCGATGAATCTGTTGCAAATATTTCGCTTGAGTTATCAAATAATCTTGGGCTATATCCACCTAAATTGTTCAATAAAACCCCTGAGCTATTGAAGAAAAATGGCACAACAAAAGTTGTGTCTCCAACTGGAGTGCTCGCAACTCCGCCTCCAAAAAAACCTGAATAACCAGCCGGAAAGTAGCCTCTATAAGATTTTCCATTAGAAGTAGCATCTAAAACAAGATCAATTTCCAATACCTCAACTATGCCATCGGAAACAGCGGTTGCGGGAGCTGAATTTATTTCTTGTCCAATTATTTGATTCGCGGAAATAGAAATCTGAGAGGCTACGCTTTCATTTGCAGGCTGCTTTGTGTTGCCTGAATGAATTTTTCCAAACAGTTTTTTGAGGGCGATGAATCGTTCAGATTGTGATGTTAAAGCCATTTATACAACCGCCCATTCAATACTAATTTCGGTTAACTCTCCAGTAAATGTATCAGGAGCGGTTATTCTGTAATAAACCTTATCAAATGACAATGAAGTATTTCTTGTTCCAACTGACAATCCCCAGTTTGTTGTATTTATTGTTTGATCAGACCCGAAGCTTGCTGCATAACACCCATCCCCATCGCTAAAATCTCCCTCAACAAAAGCCTGCGTTATATCAAGCCAGCCAGTTCCGCTAACATCTCCTTCTGGCAATTTTATTGATATTTTTATCTGAGCCGCTGTAGTAAAGCCTGTTGCCTCAGGTATAACTTGGACACCTGAACCTTGCAGTGTTAATCTAAAATTAGCTGAGCCTGTTCCGTCTGTAAACAGTCCGTAATAGAATCTATCTCCGCTAGCTGATGAGTAATCTGGATTACCAGCAGGAGCATCTGATATGGTAGAGAAATTCAATGAAGGATAACTAAGCCCGCCATTTATTGTTTGTAACCCATCGTCATATCCAGAAGTCGCAGATACAAGCGAAATGGTTTCGTCCCAAGTTGAGGATAGGTCTGTATCAAAATCATCATTGCTCAACAGTCTTCCTAATTCATCGTTAAAGTCGTTTGACAAATCAGTTCCGGTTGATGATTGAGAATCCACTAATAATTCAAAAGCCTCAGTATATGAACTTGTAATTGTTGCCAATAATGGTCTAGTGGCTCTCACTCTTGCCCTAAATCCATCATATGTTGATATCCCTGCTATTATTCTGGTTGCGTTTAATAATACCGATTGAGATATAATTTCGCTATTAGTATAACCGCTAGCTCCTGGATCTGGATATGAAACAGAAGAAACCGTACATTGAGATGGATCTGGATATGAAATTGCATTTCCATCAGAATATGTTTTTCTGTATGCATTACCTATAGAGCAATTCATAGTAGCAGTAGCTCCTGTATTATACTCTATTCCTGACAAACTTTTACTTCCAGTTGTAACAAGTCCTTTCATTTGCACTGACAATATGGTTGTGGCTGTTGAGTCGTCATCTACTATGTAATAAAAAGAATTTGTAGCAACGGTCCCAGTTGTTGTGTGGGTTAGATTTATTTCATTGTATCCAAGAGCTAAATCGGATGAATCAATATTCCAAGTTCCTGTTCGGTATTGCCTGCTCGAAAAAGGAGAGCCACTAGGAAAATCAACGGGAGTTGAAGCTGATAAATTGAATCCTGAACCGTTTCCGTTTTGAGAAACACCGCTACCAAAAGATGAAAGATCAACAGAGTGCTTTGCTACAGAATTAACTAAAACAGTCAAAGTCCCCTCGTCTCCTGGTCCAAAAGCGTTTTCTGGATATGAATTAGAAGCATCCGCCACAACACTTTCGTTTATGGTTCCAGAAATATCTGTTGAATCATCAATAACTCCCTTATTAGGAGACGATGTGTTAAAAAGGTCTCCAACATCCAATGTTGGGTGTTCTATGTATCCTGCAGGATTAGATGAAGCTGTTGGACCAAATGAAAGTCTGGCCGATACGCCTGTAATCGCTGTTGTTATGTCGCCAAGATCAGGAGCGGCTGCTGGAAGCAATTCATTTAATATGCCTTCCGTTGTATCTGTTCTTTCAGCAAGCTCGTCTAAGGCATCATCAACGTTGCCTGGATCAACATCTCCATCCCAATCTGTATTGTCAATAGGGGTATATGTGACATCAGCCGCATCGCCTGTTCCTGTATTAGATATTCTTTTTGGTACATTTGGCATATAACTAGATTCCTTACTTCTATTTTCAACAAAAAATAAGATTATACCTCGTTTAGTTTTTGGTAGATTCCATTAGTTTTTTGTATACATCAACTGGTTTAATGGTATTCCCTGCAATCCTTTCTTGTTGAATAATGCAAGCCGCGGCTCCTGCTACAACTGGGGCAGCAACGCTTGATCCGCCCATTTTTATGAATTTATCATTTAAATATGTTGTATATATGCTATCTAGTGGCATATCAATACTTGGTGCCTCTATTTTTCCTGTTTGTATTTTTTTGTTATCGCACAACCCAACAGACATAACTTCTTTTAATCTAGCGGGGAAATTTGCGTCTCTAGTATGGCTCTTATTGTTTCCAGCGGCAGCAAACATGCAAATCCCATTATTATAAGCCTTTTTTATTGCATCATGCAAAAACGGATGCATCGAATCACACCCAAATGACATTACAATAATATCTACGTTTTGAACAATAGCATAAAGAATGGATGCTTGAACAGCTCCGTGTTCTCCTGATCCATTATCTCCTATAGCCTTAGCGTGCCATAAGGAAGATTTTGGGGCTATTCCAATAACATTTCCTTTTGCCTGAGAGTTTATTATCCCTGAAACACCAGTTGAATGACCATGCTTGTCAAGAACTGATGAATTGGTAAAATCAATTGACCTTTTAGTTATTGATGGCAAATACTTATTGCTGGGCAAACCTGTATCTATGATACAAACATTGACCCCAAAGCCATTACCTTTTATTTTTTTGAAACCAAAATATTCAGGAGAATATATTATTGAATTCTTAACAGAATCAATAGCATGTCTTGAGTTTGGTTTTTTACATTTATAATTTTTCTTGTTCATACTCAAACTTTATATGGTTCCCATTTCCAAAAAATTCTATCCCCATATTAAGTCTTTTGTCATCAAGAAATTCCACATGCTTCCTCATAGCTATTGCAGCATGAGCGGAAAACAAATCATTGGTAACAATTCTTTTGCATCTATTTATTTCATCTATACGTTTTAGTAAATCTTGCTTCATGGGAACATGCCACAATTCAGATTGATTAAGTTGTAAATTGCTTTTTACATATTTCCTTAACTTACTGTCGCTGATAGCAATGCCTGTTTTACCTTTTTTCATTTTATTTTTGGGGTAATAGGCCAGATCGTACCCCTCTCCCCTCCACTTAAGTCCAGCGATGCGAAAAATTATCTGTAAAATATGACGATCAGATGGCAGACCTTTATATAATACATCAAAGCCTTCTTTGGCATCATTATTTAGGTAACTAACATTACCTTCCACTTCGCCGAATCCAAGCTTAATTTTAGATTCAATATTATTCATTGTTAAACAAGCTTCTCTTGTTGGACTTAAATTTATAGCTATATCGTATTGATTATAAAACTGACCATATCCAACTAACACATCTCTTATCCTTGAATTATATTGAAGTAAAGGGTAACTACTTGATGTTGTTGCCCAATCTATAGAAGCTTTATCATATTTTTTATTGATAGCCTTTATCATACTTGTTGATACTAAAGTGGTCCAAGGCTCACCATATTGCAATATAACTATTTTTGTCATTATTCTTCCATATCCGATATATCTATTCCTGCATCTCTTGCGGTCTGAAAGAACTCTTCGTCTTGCGGAGATGTTCTTCCTCTCATAACTTCATCCGTTATATCAAGAGGTTCATAATCGCCATCTTCGGTATCGTATCCTTCTGATTCAATTCTTTCTGATAACTTATTTGCTGATTCAGAAACTAAAATTGAATTCAAGTTCTTGTCTTCTAATGATTGTTTTTTCTTATTTCTAATATTAGAAACTTTCCTATACTCTTTCTTTATTCTATCGATATCTCCTTCGTCAACTATTTCTAGTTTTCCTATTTCTATGTATCGATCCAGATCCGGATAAGTGATTGCAAGGTTATCGCTATACAATTTGAAATCTATTGGACTATCAAATATAAGAGCTTTCTCTTCTTCATTTTGATGTTTAACGATTATTCTGCCAGCCTTAATTTCTCTTATAAACTTTCTACCAGTTTTAATAACTTTTTTGTACTTTTTGCCTGTGTTTTTTGAAATCAAATCAATAATATCAGAACCATTTTTAATATCAAGGGATGTTATATATAAGACCTCTCTGGATGATATCTCATTTGCAATATCATCTATGCTATCCCATTCATATTCTCTAACTTCATTTTTGTCAATTATTCGCACAACCCTATTTGCCGCATCAATAAAGACAATTTTCATTACAGCGTTTTCCATATTTCTTTTATCCTTTCTGATGCTCTATCTGACACTGAGCTAAATGAGTAATTATCCAAAATATGTTTTTGAAGAATCTTATTGCTTAATTTAGCATCGTCATGATTGTTATAAACATTTCTCATTGATGATCCAAACCTATCTATAAAATCTTTGCTCTTTAATATTGGCATGATCTGATTGTCCCAATAATGAACCTGAGAACTCCCTGGAGAAACCTTTGCAAGTTTATCAATGTCAACAAGATTGCTGTTTTCTTTTGTTAAAAACATTGTATGGCCGCTATGATTTGTTGCTATAACAGGAAGACCTACTAGCGATGCTTCACAATAAGGTAATCCAAAACCCTCGCCTCTTGAAGGAAGAACAAATGCGTCTGCTGCTTTATAGATTCTTGGCAATTCATGTTCTGGTATCACTCGACTGCATCTAGCAATATGGGCAGGATTTTCTCCGCCGTATTTTTTTATAAACTTCTCTATTTCTGATCGAATTATATCGGACCTTCGAGAAGATTGTTGATACCTGCTAACTATCAACAATGAAACATTATCATCTCCTGAAAACTCAGTTAAGTATGATTTTAATAATGCATCATATCCTTTCCTATATCCCCATCCAAATACGCTTATAAATACAAAATCTTTTAATTTAGGTCTAAACTCATGCGGTTCATGGTTTTCATGATATATGTTCGTTTGTATGCTTGCTGGCATGATAAATATTGGTCTTGTTACACCAAATTGTTCCAAAACGTCTCTACAGTAGTCTGAAGTAACCCAAAGCTCATCATATGAATTGCAAATATCAACTGTTTGTTGAGGAACTGATGAGGCCTCAACTGTTGTGTAAAGTATTCGATAAGGCATACGAGGGCTCATTTGCCCAAAACTGGGTATAATGCTATCTATTCGTATTGCTTTTCTTCCAACTCTCTTTTTTAAAGAATTCAACATACTAGCTTCTATTTCATTTAAATCGCTGCGCATATTATTCGTTGGAGAAACTTCTACTTTTATTCCCTTCTTTGTTAGACCAAACGCTAAATTTCTATTAACTTTTGCATATCCTCCAGCTTCGTAAAAATGTCCTTTTACGACAACTTCCGGTTCCTGTCCGCTAGGCATTCGTGGCACCTCTTCCTCTTTTTTATCATTTAAGCCTTTTGAATCTCTTTCGCTTCTCATTTTGACTAAATTGTTTTCTATTCTACTTGATCCTATTTCAACAATATCAAATGCTCCAAAAACTAAAAACTTTTGAAAGCTTTTACTTTTTAATATATCATCCACGCAAATATCTTCAACAAGACCCTCTTCATGAGAAATGTTGCGATCAATATCTTCTAGGTAAACTGAATTTTGAGTCATATTTTTGAATTTCATATTAACTTATATATCGACAAAAAAACAACCGCACTAAAATGCGATTGCTTCTTGTTTTATTATTTAAATTACGGACCCAGGAATTGAACCTGGCTTATTCTTTAAAAGATTCTCTGCACACCATGCCGAGTCGTCCGCATGCTCTACCCCAACAAGTTAGGGTGTCAGTTCCCTGACGCGAGTTCCTTAACCAAGTCTAAGACTTAATTGATTAAATAGTGTTCTCCTGTTTTAATGGAATCTGTAATTGATTTTTGGGGGTCAAGTCCTCTTGTGTTAAATGATTTCTGACGATTTTTCATAATATACCCCTTTGTTAAACAAGTATTTCGACCGTACTTTTTACGGTGAATATACATATATTAATTCATTATTCTTAAACTTTTACCTTCTTTTTTCCGGCAACCTTTTTGACTTCTTTGACCTCTTTTACTTCATCATCAAAAAAGAAAACATCAAGATTAACCATGTCTGCAATAGTCATATTTGAGTCCTCAATTAAAGATATGGGAATTGGATCAAACTCTATTTCAATGGTTTCTTGCAATAAATCGTTTAACTCTTTCGTAAAAACATCCATGTGTTCCGCTTTTATTTTAAACTGAACTCCCTGCATTTTTTTCTCTTCGGATTCGGATTCCACCTCTTCTCCGTATTTTTCAAAAAGTTTAGATCTTTGATCCGTAAACGATTCAACTTCAACTTGAAGTTTTTTCATAACCCTACCCAATCTCCACGAATATTTTGCAGGAATAGGGACTTGAACAAAACTATTCAAGCTTGAAATAATTGCAGACAACTCTTTGAGAGTGATATCTAGATTCATCTAAATTCTCCTTAACAAACACAATAATGATACTATTATATATATCGTTCGTATTTTCACATAAGATTCAACAATACACAAAAAAGGGCAGCAAGTTTTCTTGCTGCCCCTCTGGTTTTGTATTAAAGATTAAACTTTATTATGATGCGTCAGTTACTTCGATTTTAGCGATTGCGTAATCATTGATGATTGCAATACCAACTTCCTCGTAGATAACCCATCCGAGACGTAGTTTCTTCGGATCGTCTGCAGGAAGAACTGTAATATCCTGACGGATAGGGAAAGCTCCAACTGTGTCTGGGGAAGCTACAACAAGAACTGTTGATGCATCCATTCTAGACGAAACGTGGATGTCCGCTGTCCAAAGGTGACCGTAAAGTCCGGTTGTTAAGATCTCTCTTTGAGTTGCCTCGTCGTAGAAGTCTTTGCCGAAAGTACGAATATCTGCATAACGGTTAGCATGAGCTACAATTTTAGTTGCAACAAGGTCGTGCTGCTCAATGTAACGGAAAGCGCTGTTCAAAGAAGTTGTGCTCAATGAGCCCATGTCAGTAACGATCTGAGGATCGCCTGCTGCTTCTCTGTTGTCTGCTGCTGCAATAAGAGCGTTGAAGATCTGAGTGTCTTCTTCTTTCTGGATTGCTTCCTTAGCCTTGATCTGCGCTCTGTCTACAATGTAGAATCTACGAGCCTTGATTTCTGACAAACGAATTGTTGGGTTAGCAGCAATTTCCCAGGTAGGAACGAGAATTTCTTCTCCTTCTTGGATCTGGTCAGGAACTGCGCCTCTGCGAGCAACAACATGAGCTGTTGCAGCAAGGTCTCTCTCGTAACGAGCAAGAGCGCCCTGAGGAAGTTCGTCAACCATAAGCAATTTACGGCCTACGGCTTGGTATTCCAAAGAACGACGAATTGGCTCAACCATTGCTTGAGCGAGTGCTACGCGACCCTCATCAGTCTCAAGTGCTTGAGCGATGATTTCTTCTTTCTGACTATCTGTAATTTTTGTAAGTGCCATTTATTTTCTCCTTAGCGTTTTGCTATGTTTTGTTTTACAGGTTAATATAATCAACCTCTACTGGTCTTTAATTACTTATTAAAGTCCCAGTTTAAAGCGAACGAAGTTTCCGATGGACAATGATCCTGATACATCTGTCCCTGGAACGCCGCTTTCAACAGCGGTTGGACCGCTAAAGATAACCCCAACAACTCTACCTGAGCCTGGGTCTGCTGGTGTGATAAGTCCTGTTGCTGTGCAGTAAGCAGTTCCACCTGGAACCCAAGTCTGACCTGCTTCATACTGGTCAGTGAGGAACTCGCCGCCAGAAATGTATACTGTTAACTTACTTGAACCTAAAGCTTCATTAAACATATCTGAAACTCTGTTTGAGGTTGAGCGTGTTCCGCCAGCGCTGTTGATAACGATATCTTCAGCGTATGGGGTGTAACCTGAATCGCTTGCGATGCTGTCGCCAGCTACGCCTACGGCTCCGGTTGCAACGCCAGTCTCAGTGACGTATCCGTTTGCATCAAGGGCAACGAATTGACCTTCGATGATTGGATTTGCTACTGCATCGTGTGCAGGGTCAACATCAAATGATGTTGGAATAACGTGTTGTACTTCTATAAGTGCCATGTGTTTGTCTCCTTAGAACTTAATAATTGTTCTAATAAATTGTTCTCTATTTTCTCTACCTTAACGCCTCAGGCTTGCATTTGGGTCTTCAGATGCCGCTTTATTTCTGCGGTCAAGCTGAAACAGTCCTTGAATCTTGCTGGTTAATTCCATTGTTGCATCTTTTGCGTTGCTTGATTCAGGTATTACCAATGCTGTCTCTGATCCTTGCGCTACGGTATTGAGTCCTTTTCGAACAAATCCGAACATTGCTTTTTCCATATCCAAGATTTGCTCTGATTCATAACGCTCTAGTTCTGCAATCTTAACAGGTAGTTGACCTACTGTTATTTGCTTAGCTTCAAGCATTCGACCAGCTACTCGGATAGCAGCTTCTTTTCGAATTGACGAAGACTCCTCATTGCTACGCGCAATGACCGTGCCTTTAATATCTTCTTGTTTCTCAGGAGCGAATCGCTCGTTTTCAGGGCCTTTACCGCCGCCTGATGGTACTTCTGGTTGATGTTCAGGGGCTTTAGGAACAGCTCCAATGCTTTCCTCTTCGTGGCCCATGAACGCTCCTGAACCATCTTCTGGAACAGAAACTTTATCGCTCTCTTCTGAAGGAGTTATTTTTGAGCCTTCAGGAGTGTTTGGGTGATCTTTGTTATTAGATATTGGTTGAATATCCTTGTCTTCGCTAACAGGTTTAGCTTCATTCAACTTTTTGTCAGCTTCAATTATCAATCTTTCAGCAAGACCGTTTTGCGAAGCTTTTGTTGAAGCCGCCTTACTGTTACCGGCTCCTTCTTCTCCGCCAGTGTAGTCATGACCCTTTTCTGGAGTATAACCTTGATCGGCTTCTCCGCCCATAGCTGATCCGCCTGCTGGAATTGTTGGAACATCAGTTTTAGCCAGGTCCTTTGACTCATGACCCATAGTTGCTCCGGAGCTTGGTGCGTCAGGATTTTCTGCTGTAAACTTTTCTTCATGACCCATAGTTGATCCATCTGAACCAGATATTGGGTTTATATCAGAATCGTCTTGAACATTTTTCTGAACTATGCTGCTTTCTCCGGCTTGCTTTGATAGCAAGCTTGAAACTGCGGATAGATCAAGACCTACAGAATGAGACTTAGCTATGCGACCTCTTTTGTATGTCTCTGCCATGCTAGATGCTTCTTTCATCTCGTCTCCCTCTTCTGTATCTTCTGTATTCTCAGAACTGTCGGAAGATTCCTTCCTAATTTCTTCATTTTCGCTAGAAGCGAATGAATCAGACATGCTCATGCTTTCTTCTTCAGCGTTATCTTCCTCTCCATCTGCCTCAAAACCGCCAGGTCCTCCGTCAAATGGATCGTCGTCATCGCCGCCATCATCGCCTTCTCCGCCCAACTCTTCTCCGATATCTTCGGTTATATCAACGGCAGTATCTAAAGCGTCTTCGGCAACATCGCTAATCTCAGAAGAAGCGTCTTCAGGTAAACCTAATGCTTCTTCGCCAGCTTCTTCGCCCATGCCGCTGTTGTCGCCTTCGAGAGCTTGAGCAATTTCGCTATTCAGTGTATGAAGAACTTCGAGAGGCAAACTTACGTCAACAAAACCGTCTGCTCCATCTTCTGAGAATGGATCAACATTTTCGTCAAAGCCGTCGCCGCCGTCAATATCAACATTAAATTCATCGCCAACTACGTCAACGTCTTCGTTGTTGCCCATGTCGTTCTCAAGTTCATCTGATAAAAACTCAACAACTTGAGCATACTTGGTTCTTAATTGATCGCAAACAAAGCTTGATTGCTTAGCTGTAAATCCGCCTCGAATAAAATCTTCTAGACACATGATGCAGCCATCTGGCTCCATCCAATGATTTGCAATTTTAACAACCATGTTATCGCTGTAAATGCTTGCCTTGGAAAGACGCTTGCAAACTGCATCAGCAAGGTTACATCCTTCATCAGGTCCGCTAAGAGCTATCGCATCTTCGCCGAAACGACGAGCAATTAGTTCTCTACATCTTTCTGTTGGGAATTTATCGCCAATGCTATATGCTTTCTTGAATTCATTGAGAGTTCCGCTTTCAACAGATGCTGTCTTAACTCTGTTAAGAAGACCCTTATTGTTCATGGCAAGAATTGCTCTACCTCTATCAGCAAGAGTCATTGAATCAAATTCTGATTCATTGAGTCCAAAATCTTTCAAAGCTGAAGCAAATGTCTTTTTAGCTCTCTTGCATGAAACGCAATCTGAAGCTGCTGGACGATTCTTCCATTCCCATTGCATGTAAAGGTCATCGCCTTTCATTGCTTGGCGAATATTGTATCTATTTCCGGTTGTAAGACAGAAGTATTCTCCGTCTCCCATAGCCAAAGTATCAGTTGATCCTGTGTATGGGCTAACGCTTCCAAGGATAATGTTCTGTGAAGCAAGTTTTTCCATTGACTTGTCTGTTATTCTAGTGAAAGCTGCAACAGGTAGTTCCTGATCCATTCCTCCATCATCGATAGCCAAACCTTCGCCTCCGAAGTCTTCTTCTGCAGACTCTTCGCCTCCATCGTTATCCATTGTTCCTGGCCATTTGAGAACTTCGATATCAATCTTCATTGAATATTCAGCTCCACAGTTATTACATTGACCTTTTCCGGCAATTATATCAACATCATCTGCTCCACAAACAGGACATATGCTGCCTGGAGGGGAAGCTTCAAGGTCTCCGGTTCCCTCGTCTTCGAATCCTTCATCGCCGCCAGCGTCAAAGCTTTCGATTGCTTCTCCGCCGCCGTCGCCAGGAGCTGCAGGCATTGACGCTCCTGCGCCTCCGCCTTCTCCGAGACCAGCAGGCATTTGTCCGCCCATCATCTGAGCTTCTTTCTCTAACTGTTCTCTATTTTCTTTTCTTGACGCAGTTTTTTCTTCTGAATCTTCATCTGAGTCATCTGTGTTGGCTGTTTTTGTTAAGCTAAGATTAGCGAATGCTGTTTTTTCTTCTTCAGTAGCAACTGAAGCTTCTTTTACGACAGCTTCAAAAATTCCAAGCTCTGCATCAACGCTTACATTTGCAACTATAATGTCGCTTGTTTCTGTTTGAGTTTGAGCGTATGAAAGGATAGAGCTAATAAAAGCTTTCTTGTCGCTTGTATCAACTCCATTTAAATCTTCGCTAATTGTTCCGCAAATCTTATATAAACCATCATCGCTATTATCAATTTCTGCAAAAGCTTGACGGAATTGTTCAGTTTTATCAACAACAGTTTCAACAGTCTTTGTCGAAGCCATTTTCTCTAAAGCACTCTTTTCTGATGAAGCAAGAGCAACCTTGTCATTTGCAACAAAAGCAACTGCATCAATAAAATCAGAAGCTGAAGCAAATTTAATGTTATCTCCCATTGCTGCCAATAGGCCGTCTATAGCATTTGTTGAAGATGTTCTTCCTGCAACTTTTCCAAAATAGCTATCTCTTTCGTTTTGAGATTTTCTTTCTGCAATTTTTGCTGGGATAGCATTAACAAGAGTGAGATAAGCTGCTTTCATTTCATGCTTAGGAGTCGCTGAGAACGCCGAAACAGCCTGTCTTACATCTGTTGGAGTCAAACCGTAGTTTGCAATCGCATCAGATACTGCATTAGAAGCTGCTGTAACAAGGGCTTTTGCGTCAAACGATGCAGCCTTCCATCTAGCGGTATCTCCGCCATGAGGAAGTGTTGATCCTTGATTCGCAAGTTGTTCTTGAGTAATAAACTCTGGGTCTACCCAACTGTGAGAATCTCTCAAGCCAATAAGTTGAGCTTGAGTTGTTGATTCTGTCCAATCTTCAGGAAGTATAGATGACACAAGACGACTCATTTCGTCCCATTGTTTCTCTGTTATAACTTCCGGGTATGAACTCCAACGTGACATTGGATATTCTTTTATTTCTTCAAGCTGAGCTTGTGTTATAAATTCATACGGAGCGTCAAGTCGAACCTGAGGAGAATCAGTAGAGGTGTTATTAGTTCTTTCAGAACCACCTATTTGATCTGCTCCTTCAGTAATCGTCTCATAATGAGTTTCTTGACGACCATGAAGTTCAAGGTTTGCTTTATCAAGCTGCTTCTGAGTAATTACCTCAGTATGCTCTTCGTTCACTCCTGAACCTGCTGCTGTTTTATTTTCTTTAGCCATGGTTAAATCAGACTCCTTTTCAAGACTTAACAGAATTGATTGAGCGGCTTCCGTTGGATTGCTATCCATTAGGTTCCGCATGTTATTATCATACTTATCGGCAGAAACCCAACTTACAAGTTTTGAGCCATGCCATTCTCCAACACACAATTCGCCGTTATCTGTTTTGGCTATTGCTATTTTTCTATTGTTTAACGAAGCTTCACAGATAGTTTCTGAATTATTAGCTCGTCTTTCTTCGAATTCCAAAAGCTTATTTGCCCATTTTAGACCAACATTAACATGTTGTAGCTTCTGTTGTATCATGTTGCTTGATTCTTTTATTAAATCCTCCCCATTATCCTGAGAAGCGGCAGAAAAATTAGGACGAGTTACTGTTCCAACTTCTGGGGCAGGAGAAGATTCAACTCCTGAAACTTGAGGTTGAGGAGCTTGTTGCTGCTGTCCTGAACCTATTTGGTCAGGAGAAACTTGCTCAGATCCTGAATCTCCATCAGCAGGAGAAGCTAACGCATCAGTCCCAAAAGCTATCTCGTTTTCGCTTGGCGAAGGAAGAGCGTTGTATCCCATCTCGATAAGCTCATCTGTGTATCCTTGCAAATCGGCCAAAACCTCAACAAGATCGCTTGCGTATTCCATATCAACTTGTTGTTTTTGAGCAAGAATTGATCTAGTAACTTTTTCAATAAGATTCATAGCATCATTAAGTGCTTGAATTTCTGTTTTACCAGCAGTCTTCTCTATCTTATTGCCATTTATTCCGCTCTCGTACCTAGAAGCAACCTTCTTAAGCTCTCCTAATTGAGATGCCATTTTCTGTTCAATATTGCCAACATTAAGGATGTCGCAAACCAAACAATCATGACAAGCTGGATTAACAACGAATGAATCTTCAATGAACTTTATGTCATAGTTCCATTCAAATACTTGAGCTTCTTTGTGATCAAGCATTTCTTCTGCGTCTATTTTTTTGCCTGTAAGCGGATCATTATCTTCAGGCTTGCAATTGCTGTCGTGGTAAGCATTTTTTACTGAACCAGAAAACTGTCTAGTCTTTTGGTTTTTTACATGTGAACAGAAGTCGTCTGCTGTATGAGCTTTATTGTGACATATTGAACACAAAGAGAACCCAACTTGAGCCCCCATTGATGTTCCAGATATATAACCTTCTTGTATTCCTCTTGCTAATTGAGGATAAGCAACCTTATCAACTCTATTTATGCAATAAATGCCGCCTGCTGAATCGTCATACCAAGCATGGATAACTTTGCCTCTTGATTTTTCAACATCATCATTTTGGTGATTAACAAATACAGGGCAATCTATAAATGTATGAGCAGCTCTTTTTAATTCGGATTCAGAAAAAGCATCTCCGTTGTCATTGACTTCGTCTTTTTTTATAGCAAAAACTTTAACAAATAGGTGCTCTGGATTCTCTTTTGCTGCTGCAGCTATATCAAACCCATCGAGGTCTATTTTCTTTGTTTTTGATATGGATGCAAATTTCTCTAAAGCTGTAGTATTTATCGTATCCCAATTTTCTGGAACATTCAATGCCACAATTGGCATGTTATGCGAGCTTTTTTTATACATTGTCATAAATAGTCCTCTTGTAACTTATAATAAGTCCGTATTAAGTATTGATTCAAAAATTAATAATAAAATCCTTTAATCAAAGGCGAAAACGGTTTATCATTTTTTTAACATTAGTTGATGCAATCCTGCTATCATTGATATCTGGTTGCGTGTTATTTATCGGCACATTTGGTTGATTAACAGGTTGCTGCATATCAGGAGCAGGTTGCTGCATATTATTATCTACAATATTTGGCAACTTAGGGGCCGGAACATTCTGTCCGATATCCATGTTCATTGCTCCCTCAAGAGCCTTCATTGCTGCTGTTGCAGTTCTCTCTCCAATCTCGAACGCCGCTGTATCTCCGCCGTATCTATTTTTGGCATATTCAAATGCCAAATGGATATCAGCAAAACCCTTACTATTGTTTTTCTTAGGGTTACTCTTTCTTCCTTGAGACTTCAGTTTTGATTCTTGATATTCATCAACAAGAACAAGCCATTCTGTTCCTCTGTTTACTACAGGGATTGTTGATTGATCATCTGGGTTTACCATTGTTTCTGGGGTTGCAAATCCTGGTCTAGTTGTGGTTTGACCGGCTCCCATGTTTTCTGTATTTGAAAATTTTGGACCAATAGTAATAGTATGGTATCCGCCAAGTTCAACTTGACCATGACCTCTCATTCTATCTATGTCGCCTCTAAGCATTCTTAATGCAGCAATACTTGTTGGATTTGAATATGGGTCATTCTGGTCTCCCATTATTGCTTTTTTGGCTTTATTGCTTATTGACCATCTACCCATGTTTCCTGAACCTGCTTTTTGATCTTTCTGCTCTTCTCTCATTTTTGGAGCTGCAACGCCTTGAGTTCCTCTTAGCATACTAGGGTTTATTATTTGTTCAACAATAGCTTTTGATAATGGGGCCTCGTCTCCAGATTTTCTATTTTTCGCGAAAAAAGTTCCATCATCTGCAAGCATAAACTGCCAAAGAGTATTATCTTTTCTTGCATCAAGAATGCTCTGGTTTTGATTTTCAATATGATTAATAATATCAGGGTTTTTCTCTTTGCCAGTATTTCTTATCTGTCTAGCATTTTGAACCCTTGACCCTTGAGGGCCATCCGGTAATATAATATTAGTCGAGTTTGGCCTAAGACCGCCTCGACCGCCTGATATCCCTATTCCATGACCAACAAAAAACTTCTCCATATTAGTGCCTGATTGATGACCAAGAAAGCTCATTAAGCCATCATCTCTCTTATAGAAATTGTTATAATTATTTACCTTTGATTGAGAATCAGTGTCACCTTCTTCGGCTTCGCTTTGAGAATCAATATTCTCAAGCTGTCCTTTGCCGCCGCCAGATTCAGAATTGGTATCGATAAACAGACCAAACCCGCCAGACTGAGTTGGCGAAATAACAACAGGGCCAAATCCGATTGTCTTTGTTCTTGCCAATTCAGGATTTGTGATCGTACTAACTTTTGCGCTCTGACTAGCTCCAACATCTTGTATATCTTCTCCAAACTGATCCTTCCAAGCATAAGCATGAAAACTTAACCAAAAATCAGTTCCTATTTGTTTGTCATCTTCTTTGTCATTAGATGTCAAAACAATATTGTTCTTTTTAGCAAAATCCAATGTCTTCTGCTGTTCAGGAGAAAGCTCTGATCCGTCAGGTAAATCATCCCCAATGAAGTTTGGAGCAAATGCGGTAAATATCATTCCCTTGAACGCTGTCAAAGTTTGATCTGTTGCTTTGTTTTTTGCGAACTGAGAAAAACTGTCTTTAAAAGTAGATCTTTGGTTAGATATCTGCGCAACCATATCTGATGGCAACTTAGAATTAGCAAAACTTCCATCTTGATACATTTGCCACTGAAGACCTCTTTCGGAAAGCTGTCCACCCATCCCTGACCACATACCCATATCTGCTTGTTTGGCTAGGCCTGCCTGCTTTACAAGGTTTCTGTATAATGATTTTAAATTCTTATTATTCATCAATTACCCCTTAACGTGTCTCGGAATATCAACTGTCGCTAAATCATCAACAGTGTAATTTTGTAAGTCTCTTTTCATGGGAACTCCCCACTTCTCTGTAGCATAAGCATGAGCAGCTTTCATCGTCTTGAAGTACTCTCCATAAGGAGAATATGTCTTGCCTTCCCTTTCGCTTGGGGGAGGAAGTCTCTTAATACCTGCAAAAAATCTTTTTCCCATACTTTTATGTATGGATGGCCCAAGAACAATATAATAATCTGAGTTCGTTGTATGGTCATGTCCCTCGTATCTTAAATATGAGCCTGTACCTATCACCTTATCAAATTTCTCTTTCATATTTAGAGTTTTATCTTCATAAGACTCTTCCCAGCGTATGCCTCTGTCTTTAATTTTCTTCCTACCACCAGTATGTTCTGATTCTTTTTGTAGATTAAAGACTTCTTGCATTATTCACCCTCAGCTATTGGACTGCTTTTTAATACACTACATTTAAACAGGTCCGTATGAACACTTGATGTTTTGTACTTATTTATAGTTGTTGCTGATTTTGAGTTCGTTTTCCTTCTTTGTTCCAGAGCCATCTGTATGTTCTCTGCTAACAAATTTTCAACTCCTGCAACATTCTCGTTCAAAGCGGTCTCTGATACCCTTATTACAGTCCAACCCATTTGAGCTAAATTCTTATCTCTATTTTGGTCGCCTGCAACATCATCCTCTGATGAATGCCATTTCTCTCCATCAGCTTCAATGTTCAGTCCCAACTCAGGAAAAGCGAAATCTAACAAATAAGGCTGTTGTTGACCAGGGACCTGGTATTTATATTGAGCATAAATTTGATAAGGCAACCCCATGCCAGATAAGATTCTATAAACCTTAGCTTCAGGCTTTGTTAACTGAACCGATTGAGTTTTCATTGCTTCCTGAGCAGCCTCTTCTGCTTCTTTGGATGCTTTGTCATTACCTTTGCCTCTCTTAGTTACCCTCTGTGGATCAGCTCCTGCCGCTGCTGGCATTCCGCCAGGCATCGGTGCTCCGCCAGGCATTGGCGCTCCGCCTGCCATAGGATCGGCTCCCGGCATCCCTCCTGCCGCTGGATCTCCAGGCATGCCTCCACCCATTGGTGCTCCGCCTGCCATAGGGTCAGCTCCTGGAGGTCCTCCTGCGGCTCCTCCTGGTGCTCCGCCTGCTACTGCTCCATTTGCCATTGTTTGAACTTGCTCTTCTCTAATTCTTTCTACCTCTTGATCATAATCAAGATCGAATAATTCAAGTAGCGTTTGAGTTGATATAGTTCCATTCTGATGAAGGTTCATTGCCATTTGCATTTTATTAGTAGGGTCTCTAAGTTTTAGATCATCCCATTTCATTTTTGGGTATAAATAAACTGTTTCGCCTGCAATCTCACTCTCTTCTTCATCTATGAATCCCTGCATTTTCGCAACCGGCAAAAAGATATTCTTTTCAACCCATTGCGAAAGTTCATTTCTCCATGATTCAAGACGACGAATAAGCATTTCAACACCAACCTGAGCTGATGAATAACCACTCATCTCTCCGTTCAAAAGAGCTTGGTTAAGCATAAGCCCATCAAGTATTTCTTTTCCGATTTGCTCTACTTCATTTGTTATGTTATGAATTTTACCTGTTGCTCCATACCATTCATATTCAAATGCATGGTGAGTAACAATTGTTAAGTTGGGATCATTCGCAACTGCACCCAATTGCTGTACAACATCAGCAATATCGTCCTCATTCGCTGGACGATTGGGTTCTCCAACTTTTACAACTCTAACAGGAAGTATAAGCCTTTCAGCGGTTATCCAGTTTGCTGTCATAAGTTTTGTCTTGTATGCCAAAACGGTAAACAGTCTTCTAAGAAGAGAGTCCCCGTAGGTTCCATATGGCGAACCGCCGTGCTTTATGTGACTTGTAACATTATTGGATAAACGAATAGGCCTTCCTGCTGCTACAAGTTTCTTTATGTTTTCTGGCAATCTTTTGTAAACAGATTCCGGTTGTTTGGTCATAACAATTTTTTTCAACTCATCGTCAGGTAACATGACAATCTCAGGTTCGTCTGCTAACGGAGTTGTATATACTTCAACCCAATCTGGATTTAAGACCATCACTCTTTTAAATGTCCCATCAGCATGAGTGGGAGCTTCGCCTGGACCTAAATCTGTTTCGCCTCTTGTGTCAGGAGAATCTATTTCCATAAATACGAAAACGTCTCCTAGCAGAAAGCGCTCATGACTAATAAGTCTGAGCCACTTAAACAGTTCAAGATTATCCGCCAATCTTTCATAGAATCTTGTAATATTCTTCTTTTTGCATTCCAGTTTAAATCCGTTTATCGGAAACTGTGAATAGAAATCTATACCTGCCGCAACCTTTGGCTCATTTTCGTAGTAAAATCGAGACCACTGATAAACCTCCCTTCTCTTACTAGCTATTTGCCAGTTCTGAGGAGTATGCAGCGGGGAAAAGAACATTGGCTGAGTCATCGTAACCGAAGCTCCACCACCAATAGCTTGAGCTGCTCTGGTTAAAGGAACAGATACAACATCTCCGTTACTATATGGCGCTGCAGCTCCATTTGAATTTACTATTTTTGCGGCAGGCTTTACAACTGTTTGACCTTTCGCTGCTGCTTGAATCGCTTTAGTCTTCTTTGTTGGCATCTGCATTTTTATTGGCTTATTTTTTGCCATAATTGTTTATTCCTTTTATAGACCTAAATCATCTCCAGATTCCCGTATCTGTTGTAGTTGATTGTTATCTATTGAATCGACATTTTCGTCTGATAGTTCTTCGTGCAATGGGAATTTTTTAGTTCTTCTATTGAAGCTTTCAGGTATATCCATTTTCACTAATTTGTTATTAGTTGGCATATTTTGAGATGCTCTCCCCATTGGAGCAACAGAAACAAGCGGATTACCTTGTTTCCCCTTCTGAACAGGCGACTTATCTACCATTTGAGTGTTTCCGCCAAGCGAAGCTCCACAACCTTGAGGGTTACAATGAGTTGCATTGGGGCTATTTGTTTTTCCGCATACAGGGCAAGTTTTCTTCATAGAAGGGGCCAGCGCCTTATTTGCCTCTCCACCTGTTTGTCCTGGTTCACGCAGAAAAAGCGGCTCAATAGCGAATGGATCGCTTTTTGGCCGCCCGACTGTTCCTGGAGCTATATCAGCTACTTTTATATTTTTTTTTTTGAATCAGAAGATGCTGCAACATCCACATCTAAAGCTGTTTGTGATTGACCATTAAGTCCAATCATGTCTTCTTCGAATGGGCTCATTTCATCTACAGCCATATCATATGTCAACAATAAAAGTGGTTGGCCATATTTTTTTGACATGTTTTCAGCTATTTGAACTGCCTCATTCTTATCTTTTGCATCTATCTTTTGCAGTTCTTTCCCTGAATTAAGATCCTGAACAACATAAATTATTTTAGGTTCAATATCATCTGATAATTGAGCTGTCTTTATTTGTTTTTTTGCTTTCGCCTCTTTCGCCCAATTAAAGGGTTCAGAAGTATCATTGAACTCTTTGAGCTTATCGGTATTGTTTGCTCTCATGTGTTGCATGCGCGCTTCTGTTGATCTAAACTCTGGCAAGTAATTGCGACGACGTTCGCCTGGCTTCAATTGATAGTTGTTGGTTGGAGGCATCCATTTGTCTACCTCAAATCTCTTCTCAATATATCCGCCAACATATTCTCCGTCTGAGTTTCTGTATGGACGGCTATATTTGTCCATAACATTTCCTCTCCAGACAGCTTCGTAATCGATGAATAAGGAATCATCCATCTTGATTCCCCAACCCTTGTTTCTTTCATAGATATGCCAGTCATTAATTAATTGACCAGTAAATGCGTCTACCCTATTCCCTTCAGGTCCATGCATAATAACATTTTCCATGCCTTTGTGCTGAGCTTCTTTCTTTAGGTTAAAAGGCTTGCTAGATGCTTGCTTAGTCTTATTGTATTGAGCAAGACTTTTTGCTAATCTACGAAGAACCTCGTTTGATTCTGCAACAACATGTTCAACTCCAGTAATCATAGCTTCTCCTTTATCGCTTTGAGGCATAACTTCAAACATTTTCATAGCTAGCTCTGTTCTTTTTTGCTTATCGTCAATTCTCATCGCATCAAGGTACTCTTGAATGGAATCTTTAATTACCTGCTTTGGGTTTGGTCCAACAACTCCATCGTCGCTTATGGTTGGATCATTGTCAACCATTTCTGTAAGCTCCATTATTGTTGAATCTATATTCTCTGAATCTAGTAAATTCTCTTCAAGATAATTAAACAAATCAAATCCTGATTCAAAGTTCTGAGATTGCTGCTCTGCCATTGGGTCTACCATTGGGTCAGACATCGGTGCTGCAGGCGGCATCGGTTCTGCCATTGGGTCTTGCCCCATTGGATCAATCCCCATTTGGGCTTCTTTTAGTAAATTAAAATAAGGAACAGTAGAGGCTGCAGGCATAAGAGAGTTAGCCTCTTCTGTTGCGTCATGTATTGCATCATTAACATTAAACAATGCTCCCATTTGTTCTTTTCCTAATTGCATTTGAGCAAGCATTCTTGCTCTAAACTCCTCTTGTTCATGAGGAGTCATGCCCTCTGGCATTTGCCCCATAGAATTATCTACAATGCTATCTAAAGCATCTTCATTTTGTTGCAAATAATTTGTGGCATTTGGAGGTAAGGACATTATTTTTCCTGCTGACCATTGAGAACATCGAACAATCTATCTGTTGCGTTCTGGTTTCTGTTTTTATATTCTGAATTCAATGCCGAATCAGATAAGCGATCAATCATGTCGCTTTGCTTATCCTGAACAGTTTCAGCTTTTTTTGCATGTCTCCATGAATCATCTTTGCTTGCAACTCTTCTTTCAATATTTTCGCCAACGCTATCTTCTATTCTTTCAAAATCAGAATTATCAAACATGCTAATTGCGTTTTGAGGTGTCCATTGACGACGATTGGCCTCTATCGATCTTGACTCTAATTCCAAAGAACTCTTTCTGTCCATGAATTCAGATTCTGTTTCCCCAACGTGCATTTGTGATTCAGTCTTCCATTCTTGAGACTTTTGATCTCTAAGATCATTTGCTGTTTTCTTTTCAGCTATTGTTTGCTCTTTATTTGACTGACTCTCCGCCAATCTAGACAAAACTTCTGAATCAAAAATACTATTCTTTCCAGCTACTCCAAAACCATTTTCGGAACCACCCTCGTTGGTTATTCCTTCTGTGGAGCATCTAGCAGATCGAATGCTATTTCCTTTTCTTCCCAAATCTACAACATCAGGAGTGTTGTGAGAAAGAGTTGGAGCTTTTGAAGCCTCAACCCAAGACCTATCTTTTTCTTTTACCACTGGTTGTTTCATTTCAGGCTGCCTGTCTTTTAAAGGCTCTTGCTTACTAGCAATAACATCAAAAACGCTTAGCGTATTCTCATTTGAGATTTTTTGAATTTTCATTTTGTCTCCCTTTGTTTTGCGAATTGTTCGAGTAAAGATTCCAACAATAAGCTTCTGCCTGATTCCTTAATAAAAGAATGTTGGCTCGCTGCAGCTATCTGCTGTCCGCCCATATCTGACTCATCTAGCATGTCAGCATAATCTCCTTCGATTTGCTGAGCGTTTGGATCTTCTGTTTGAGTTTCAAATTCAAGCTTCCAATAATCAATAACTTTCTTGCCGCTCTTACCAGTATTTTGGTGAGGCTTAAGCGAAGTAAGAGTAAATCCATTTTTTGCAATAATCGGAGCAAAGACAGATTTTACTTGAGTTATAGGAACATTATCTTTAGCTGGAACAAGAAATTCTCCTGCCAGAATGTCTTCTGCAGGATTTTTATAACCTATACTTAAAGCTCTCTTTGCAACAAGTCTTGCTCTCTCTGGATCTACATCGACTTGTGCCAATGCGTCAATAAGCTCATTTCTCATAGCACCTATTTCACTATCATCCAAAGGGCCTTGATCGTTCATTCCAGACATGTCTGGAACTTCAACATTTTCAGCCGGAGCATTCAGATTGTTCTGCAATTGCTCAAAATTGGATGCAGGACCACTAGATGCAGGATCGGTTGATGCAACTTCTTGCGAAACCTCACTTCCATCTAATCCTGTATTTTGATACATCAAACTTTGAGCCGTAGCTCTCCGTTTTCCGCTAGGTATAATAGACATCAATTAACCTCCAAGATTGTTATAATTATTTATCCTGAGTAAGAGCATCTGCATAGCTCTCTGGGTGATAACGATGGAAGTATTCTTTTAATCTCTTCTTCTCTTGTGGCTTAAGGTTTGCAATTTTCTGAAGATTTGCCTTGCTGCTTGCGCTGCATTCCTTGTCTTCTTCGCATTCTTCTGAATCATCATCAGAATCTTCGCTTGCTTCTTTGACTTCAGATTCAGTTGAAGCTGCTGCAACATCTGCTCCGCCTTCTTCTTGAGCTTCTTGCTTAGGCTCAAACCCATCAGGGAACTTACCTGTGCTTACGCCGTCCTGATCATCGCCATCGCCTGCGTCTGAAGCGACTTTTACTTCGTCTTCAGTGTTGCATTCCACGGTTTTGTTCTCGCCATCTTCTTCAGCTTCGCCGTTCTGATCTTTAGGAGATCCTTCTCCATGATGAACATCTGTTCTTACGCAGTCTTCATCAGAATCGTCGCATTCAGCAACAACAATTTTATCTTCCGAAGAAGCTTCTTTGTCGTCTATGCAGCAATCTTCATCTTCTGTATGATCACAGTCTTTGTCATCGCTGCCCTTGTCTTTGCCTTTAATCTTATCTTTGATAAAATCAGGAAGTTTTTCCTGGGCAGGAGAAAGACCTTCTTCAGCAGTCTTAACGGATGCCGTCTTTACTTGCTGATTGCTTCCTGCGACCTTTTCGATCAGGTCTTGAAAGCTACCGTTGTTGCTTGTTGCAATCTTATTTGTGAAAAATTTCATTTCTTTACTCCTCCATCAAGGACTTTACTTAGGTTAAACTTTTTATTCGCTATCTTTTTTCCGGAAGAAACGTGAGCATACGATGCCCCAGCAATATCTCCGCTAAATGATTGATTATTAGTTCTCAATTCTATCTCTTTCGACATTTCTTCATATATGGCCTGAATATCTATGGTTTTACCCATAGCTTTTAGTCCATTTAAATACTCTTCAACAGTTTGTTGCGGTTGTCCTTCATTATTCTGAGGATCCATCGCTATCTTGTCCATTTTATTGCCCTCAGAAGTCGAACCAGCATAGCTTTCATCTAAGGCTTGTTCATTCCTGTCTTGAACAAAGCTGTTGCCTTGCTGAACTGTTTGTTGAGACGATCTTGTATCGTTTAGCAAATGTTTGAACATCGCATCCAAAGATGCCTTATCTGTAGCTCTTCTTCTTATTTCGTTTATAATGGAAGGCGGATGAGCCTCAAGTGTTCCATTATAAGCTTGATTCTGCTCAGGCTGTTGCTGATATATCTCTCCGCTCATGGGATCATTTGGTCCTGATATATTTGAAGGAGCCGTTACTGGCTGTTGACCTATACCCTGTCCAGACTGCTGTCCCCAAAAATCTCTTGAGTTTTGAGCTTTCTCTGCACCCTGCTGTTGCTGCTCATTTGCCCAATTTAGGCCTCTTTGTATAGCATTGCCTTTTTCCCCACCAGTTTCTCTGTTATTTATTTGTCCCGCGAAATTATTAACTGACGTAACTCCATTTGTTAATTGTTCGAAGGTTGATTGAGGTAAATTAGAATCTATTTGATTAGCAAAATCGTTTAAACCAGCCTTCTGAGCCATATTTATTAGATTTGCTTTTTCCTCAAAAGCGGTCCCAATCGCTTGAGTTAGCCTATTTATCGAGTTGTTCATTTCAACTTGACTGCCTGAATCTATAACTGCAGGATTCCATTTTTGCTTCAAAGCCTTACCTGGCTGAGACATGTCTTGCATCCTTCTTTTCCACCATTGAGCTTCTTTTACTAACTCTTCTCCAACGCTTGCTATTTTAACAGCAGACTGAGGGTCGCTTTCAAACAAAGAAGAGGCTAATGTGAATGTTTGTTCGCTAGCTTCTATTAGCTGATCATAAGGACGCATGTTCATTTCGTCAATTGCTGCAAATATAGCATGCCCTCTTTCCATTCCGCTATCGATATGTGATTCAATAGTTTTAGCAAAGGCTATATCAAAGTCCGATATTTTATCTTCTTTTGAGCTTGCATACTTATCCCAAGATGCATTTGATTTTCCTTGATTCGTATTGTTTATAGAATCAACATATTCATCATGACAAGATTCCCAAACTTTTTGAGCTGGCATTTCTGGGTTGTTTGCCCTTTTTTGTCTATAGCAATTTCCCCAGCATCGAGAGTTTCGTATCCAATAGCCCTGAGATCCAACATATTGAGCTGTTTTTATATTAACAAGGTTTTTTGCAACTAAATCTAAAGAATCAGCAGTTCCACTGTTTCCTTTTGAGTCCAGCTTATTTGCTATTTTTGTAATATTTTTAATAATAGAATCCATTTTTTACCTCGTTATATCCTAAATTTAGGTTCAAATTTATCGTCAAGAAGAGCAAACGCCTTTATGTTTTTCATAATAAAAGCCCTAATACCTCCCACTGTTCGGTCATAAGTTACAAGAATCTCATTACCCGTGCTATCTGCATGAAAGGTTCCATGAGGCTCAACTTCTCTTGCAACCTGCTTTCCATCCTTTGTTGTATACTCAATTCTCATTGGATTTCCCATAAACCCATTATCTATTTTCGGTTTAGCAAAATCTTCTATTGCATCAAAAACATTTTCAAATTCAGGGACTCCAATTTGCTCTTCTGCTGGAAATAAGTCTTGCTCCGGAATGATTGGTTCAGGTATATCTGATGGCTGATCAACAATCTGTTGAGTCTCTTCTTCGAATTCTTGATCTACTAATGAGTTACCAATATCTTCTGGTCCAATGAGAGGTAGTGCTTCATACTTTGATCTAGCGTCTTCTTTCTCAAATTCTTGTGGATCAGAAATATAATCAGTATCCATAAGTTGAGATTTCTTTATTTGTTGATTACCTTTTACTACTGCCGATTTTATTTCTTTTTGAAAAACTAAACAAGTATCATTGTTGTCATCGGAAAGCTTTACTTTATCTCCGACTTTTATATTGTTTTCTTCAAAAAAACCAGCATTTGCTTCTACTGCATATAAACAATGACCATTGCTTTTTACTGGTTTTTTATTCAAAGGAGATATCATATCTATGTTTTTAATAAGGCCATCAGAATTAACAAAAGCTATATCTAGTGGTATTAAGGTATTTTCTCCCCAAAAACTTAATTGACGAGATCTAGAAAAAGTAAAAAGCATACCCTCGTTCTGTGGCATATTTTTTACAAACATAAGACCGCGAGCCTGCTTTGCAGGAGTGTCAGCTAATTGCACATATAATCTTGGTTCATTCATTTTCTATTATCTTTAATTTCTCATAATAATTATTGTCTTCTGATAAATGATCCATAGCTATCTCTCTCGCTATTTTCTCATCGTTAGTGTGTTCTAACTCTATCTTTATCCCTGCTTTTAACTTTTCTTTATCAAAATCAGATGGACTTAACTCATCAGCAATTCCGCCGTTCATTCTATCTTTATAATTTTGAGATTGTATTATTTTCATTGCTTGTTGTATTTAAAACCTTTTCTATCTAAAGCATACTCAAAATAATCTGTATTATGCTTATCTACATTAACCGCTACGCCCCTGTTGCTGCTTTCTTCTAGGTTTATTTGAGCGCCATATCTTGATCCATAATTCTTAAGCCACTCTTCTATCTCTTTTGTATTTGACATTAACTCGTATTTTACCGTGTAAATATCTTCAACTTTAGGAACTAACTTGTTTTTCCTTATATCAAAAAATGGAACTATTTTTCCACCCTCAAACTCCAGCATTTTATTATTGTCTGAATCATACCATAAAAGCTTATTATTCACCTTCTCTTTGATAGGTGTTTGCTTTTTTGATATATCAATAATATAGGTTGTCACTACGAGTCTCTTTGTCTTGTATACCAGTTTTTGCTTACTTTAATGTTTTTTTGAGCTGTCTTTATTGAGCTTTTAGAAGATAAGGCAGAGGATGACGCAGACTTTTCAAAAGAAGATTTTTCTGTATTAAGAATTATCTCTTTTATAGCGTTTGCTCCTTTTGTTGTAACTTTCAAGTATTTCCCTTGAACCTCAACAAAACCTGAAGATTCCATCTTAGAAACTTCAGCTTGACTTAATTTTGGTGGTCTGCTAAATTTTCTATCTGATATTTTATTCTCCATATCAGACCACATACTATACAGCGTTTGAGCCGTTGGGTTATTTGATGAGCTAGGATTAATCATTATCCTCATGTCACCAAGTTCTGGCATTGCGTCCATTAAAAAGTCTAATAACGATGTTTGTGCTTGCTTATTCATTATGAGTTCCAAAGTAAGTCCCTGTGTGGGTATGGGTTTCCATCTTTATCATCGAATAGATATGGTTCATTTCTTATTTCTCTCCAGTAATAACCTTCATTTGGAGAATTGTCTTTAACATTATCTAAACCCATTCTATAGCGACTTTGATCCATTTTATCCGATTGTCTACCTGATGTCTCTTCCGCCACATCACCCCATTCAAAAACTCTTTCTTCCATAGGTAGATCAAGTCTTCCCCATGGACCTCCAAATCCTTTTGCGAACGTTCTTCTTTTTCGCTTGGAATGTTCTATGTATTTTTTCATGGTTGACATTATGTACATGTCTTTTCTTATTAAATGAATCAACCACTGCAAACCAAGATTAAAATCAACTATTTTTAACATAAACTTAGAAGAAAATTTTCCGCTATCAGAGTTCACGATGTTCTTTATTGCCTTCATTATAGGTAAAGGACATTTTGCATCAAGAGAAATGTCATAAAGACTTAAAACGGCATGCGAGAAAACTCTTTTCACTTGTCTATCCGAGTCTCCTGCTACAGGATTTTGAAGATCAACCAAAAGGTCTTTGTATATTTTTTTGACCAATTTGTCATTTTTCTTTATTCTGCCATCCAGTAAATTGAACACTTCACTAAAAGAAGACCTCTCATTATGATAAATAAGCATTCCGTTTTCAAACGAAACGCCATTCATGGCCAATTCTTTTATAAGAAGATTAATCAATTCTTCTTCCTCTTCTTTTTATCTTTCTTTGGTTTTTCATTTGGATCATAAACAAGAGCTGCCGCAAAATCTCCGCCCTCAAGAAGGGACCAATAGTTCGTCATCAAAGATTTATCTTTATCACTTAAACGAGACTCAACAGACTTGGATATTATACATTTCATGAATTATCATTCAACCTCTATATTGTTATCAAAAACATCATTTATAATAATACCATTTTTTGCTGCTCGCTCCTTTGTTTGCTCGTTATCAACAAAACTTAGGTCTTCGCTTTTATCTGTTCCATCAATAAAAATGCTATCACTAGATTTTACAGCTTTCGGAGCGGAACCCTTTCTTACTGTAGATCCCTCTCCGGTTGGATCGTGGGCATACATGCCATCAGGGACATCTGTGCTTGTTCCTTTTGGGATACTATGAGTTTTTTGCAAAGACCCCATATCACTTTCTTCTGGAGAAGAACCAACAGAAACGCTAATCTCTTCAGACAATGCATCGCCATCTGATCTACCTATTTTCTTTATTTTTTTTGAAGACTTTTTTTTTGATATTCTTTTAGTTGAAGATTTTTTCTTAGCTGTTTTCTTTTTTGATACTCTTTTAGTTGAAGGCTTCTTCTTGGAAACTCTCTTTGTTTTCGGTTTCTCTGTTTCGACTATTTCAAAATCTTTTAGCTCCTCTACATCAACCACCTCTATTGTAGACTCTTCGTCCTTAACCTCTTCTATATATCCAAGATCTAAAGCATTGTCTATTTCTGCTCCAAACAAATCATCTGAAACAAAAAAGGTTCCTCCTGAAGGTATGCTTCTTTTTATGCACTTAAATGAAAGAGAGTTTTTGTAATTGTTGATGTATTTTGAGCCAGTCGCCCTTATAGCTTCCGCTCCATCAACTGCTTCAAGATATCCTGCCTGAATTGCAGCTTGAGTTGCTGAATCCTCAAACTGCTCCAATGTTAACATTACTTTTGAACCTGATCTTATTGTTTTGTTTATTGCCCTAATAAACAGTTCACCTTTTGCTTTTTTTGTAACTTGAACTTTCATCTATTCCCTTTCTATTGATTGTTTCTTATCCTATCGAAAATTCCTTTTCGAGTAGAATTATTGAACGGCTTATTCCTCTGAGTCATGTCCCCAGTCCCTGTTGGTCTATCCATGTTATTATCGTCCATCATGCGGCCAACCGTTTCATGAATACCCATAGGACTGTCTCCTCCAGGCTCTTGATCGTCCATTAAAGCTTGTCCAAAGTCTGTATTTAAACCAGTTCCATATTCTGTTTCGCTATTATCTTTTCCCTTTTCTCTAAATGGATCATCTGGATCATGACCTGTGGGAGTCTTATTTCTTCTAGTGTTAGCATCTTCATCATTTGTTGCGGATGGAATATCCGGAGCCTCTGCTGTCCACGATCTTCCGAATTCAGGTGCTGCTATATCAGGAGCTTGCCCAGGCATGCCTTGGCTACCAGGCGTAACGAGATTATATCCCTCTCCATCTCCTGGATGTCTTGTTCTGTCATACGGATCTCCACGCATAACTTGCGGCTGAAAAGCCGTAGGAGCTTCCTCTCCCCTTTTTGCTTCTTTGTATAGTTTCAAATTAAAAGAACCCATAAGTAAACCTCACTCAGAAGATAGTAATTCAGTTTTTGCTATCGTTAACTCATCGATTTTTTTGTTTTCTTCGCTTGTTAATTCTCTATTAGATGAAGATGCTTTATAAAACAATTGGAATATCTGCTCATCTATTTTTTGCAAAGATGAGGCCATAACCATTTTTTCATCATTCTTTACAGCAGAATCACTGTGTGATGGATCGATTCCGTCTGCCGTTTCTCTTTCTTTTGTTGACTTAAATCTATCCGGGTGATTCTGCAGTTGACTTCCATTTGCTGGAACCTGAGAAACAATTGTCGTTTTCTCACCTGAAAGCTGAACACCAATTTCTTTATCCCAAAATTCAGTGCTTTGAGCATCATCTGCGTCTGCAAATTTTGCATAATATGACTGATCATAAGATTCTGCTAACAGATCATTTGGCTTGATATGAGGTCTAGGCTCATCATTTTGTCTGTGAGGATAATATGATTTTCTGTTATCAATTTGATTTTCAGAAACTTTTTCAGGAGAACCTGATCTAGCTTCATCCATTCTATTTTCATGTGTAGTTATATTTTTTTCATCTTTTCTGTTTTCAGATAGCTTTCCTTGAATGGTCTCAACCTTTGCTGTAGAATCCACAGTATGGCCTCTGTCATCATTTTGAGATGACAGTCTCTTTGGGTAAGACTTTGATATCTCGTCTTTCTTTGCTTGTTTTCTTAAGTTAAACTTAGCCATTTATGTCTCCTTGTCGAGAGCGTCCTCTCTTGTTTTTTTGTTTTAATTAGACCTATTTTTCATTTGGTCAGCAACCTTTTGTCCCGAACCATAACCGTATGGCGTTCCTTGCATAGATCTCCAAACCTGATTACCACTATTTGGTGATACTGGCATATTGACCATTTTTCCTTGAGGGAGTTTGCTTATAGTTCTATCTATTGCATTAAAGCATGCTCCTGCAACTGCATCGCATATATCGTCTGAATTCACATCCGCATCAACCTTCGGCAATACCTTATACCCATTTTCTGTCCATTTTCTTTGCAAATTCTTCATTTCATGGTATAATAATTTATGTTCCGGTATTAATATTTTTTGATTTATAACTAATTGATAAAAATTATCATATATCTGTTGCTTATAGCTTCTTGAGAATGGAGTCTCTTTCGCTGGAACCCCATTTTTTCTCAAATTGTTAACACTAGCCTTACTATTCCATTGATCATATGTAACTAATCCAAAATGGAATCTCTTATGCATCTCTATCATATAGTTATCAATTTCTTGCACATTGATTGGATTATCACCAGTTGGTGTCCAATAATGAATATGATCCATTATTATTCTAAAATCTCTTTTTCCAGTCCCGCTATTAACAAACATCTCTTGATGACATATCGCTAAAGCATAATTGTGACTAGATGTAGCAGGGTCCAAGTGAGCAAAGTATGTAACGCCTGGAAGCCCATGCATCACTTTTTTTACTCTCTTTGATCTAAAGCATTTTTCAACATCATCTGCTGAAAAGAACGATTCGCCTGCAGTTCCTGAGAACTCCGCTCCAAACTCCATCGCAAACTTAGTGTCGCTCATGTTGGAATATTTTTCAAGAAGCATACTTTCAGTAACTCTCGGGTTAACGACCCAAGTTGGAGCTTTCATCATAAAAGCTGTGCTATTATCAGGAGCTTGGATGTAAAGGTCAAACAATATGCCCTCTTTGCCACGGGGTGTTGAAATACATATAACCTTACCGTCAATTATTCGTTTTATGACTTTTTCTCCGTCACTATCAAGTTCAGGTTCACCCTGATCATCAAGAACTTCTACTTGTCTAATGTAAGTCATCGTAGCAGGAACAAGGTTGTGATAGAGTTGATCGCCAGAAGAAGATCCCGCTGACTGCTTATATGTTCCGATTTCATCAAACAAAACAGCAAAACAAGAAAGACCAACAAGTGAGTTCGAGTTTGAGTGACCGGCAAAAATCTCAACAGAACCATGATTCTGTGTTAAACCTTTTTCTTTTAATATTTCGTTATTCTTTTTGTCTTCTGGTGTTCGCAAAAATATCTTATTATCTGTTGAATGGCCTATTTTGTCCGAAAAATATGGAGACTTATTTGCTTTATCCTTTATCTCTCTAAACAAAATTTTCGCCTGACCAGAAGAGTTAGCTATAGTAAGTATAGTTATAGGAGAAGCGGAACCAATTTTATATGTTGCATAAGGGTCTCCTCCTGGAGTTTCAAGAAGCCTCATAGCTTCATATAATGCCATAATGGAAACGATAAAGTCTTTACCTGATCTTCGTCCCCAAATAAGAACAAGCTCGCTGAAAATTTCTTTATTCTCATACTTTTTGAGCATTCCGCCATTATCATCTTCATCTAGCCCAAAATCTTTTATTAACTGTATCTCTTTTTCGTCTAATTCTAAATCCTCATTTCCTGGACTGCCTCTGTAAAAACATTTCAGCAATATCTTCTGCATAGGAAAAAGAGTTATTGGTTGGGGATAGTATTTCATCCCTAACCATTTTTCATCTTCAATAAACTCAATGATACTAGGAAGGTTGTCGCTAAAACTTTTACTTATATTATCAGCTTTAACTTCATCTTTTAGATTACGAAGTAGTTCAGATAATTCTCCAGATTTTATCTTTTTCTTTGCCATTAAATCGCACTTAAGTTCTGAGCAACAACTTCCCCAAACCAGTATGGAGATGATCCATCATCTACATAAGTTATTTTAAATATATCTGTTGCATTGAGGGTTTGCGTAACAGTTGGTCCTGTTCCGCCAGCCCAAAGAGAACCTGTTGGCCACGTTATATCTGCCGTTCCGCCAGCTTCAGTTTGTTTTACTATCAATAAGACTTCCTTAAAACGACCGTCCGTTGAATCAACTCCCGGTGGCTCATTTTGAATATCTAAAGTTGTTATATTGGTATCTAGGTTTATCTGAAAAGTCTCAGCAAGAGTTAGATCGATTGAAAGCGTCCCCACTGGACTCTCGATAACGCTTACGCTGCCAAGATTGGAATGAAGACTCCTGGAGTCTCTAAGAAGAGGTCTTCTCAGTACTCCATCATTCATATCCGCTTGAACCTGAGTTGTTGAAACATATATAGTTGTTCCTGTCCCATCTCCGCCAGTCACTCTTCTCAAAGTAGAATCCAACCCAACTCCGGCATTAATTAGGCGGAATAGGTCTTTAAAAGTATCTGCAGGCGTTGTCCCTTGTAAATCTGTCATTTAAAAATTACTCCATCCAAGCTTATCCCAAGCAATGTTTATATCTTCCCAATTATCGTCAATATCCTGCCATTGAGCAGCCTTTGTTCCGGAAAGCGTAACTGTATATCCTAGAAACCTTGATATTGAAGCAAACGTTGGGTCCACCTCTAAATATTGGTCAACGAGAAATTCATCTATTGTGTCGTATCCATAATTAGTTAAAACATGCTGATTCAGTGCATTTACAGCCTTTATCATTGGCTGATTCAAATTAGCGTGTTTATTTGCAACAAGAGAATATGTTGAAACAATGCTGTTAAAAAACACGTTTCTATATCTTTCTGATGACGCAATGTCCATACTTTGCAGGTTTGTTATCATGCAGTTAAAAGGCTCTAGGGCATCTGACCCCAATCTTTGGGACTCTCCTAGTATGTCCGAAATAACCTTATAGCTAACTGTTCCTATCATCTGTAAATAACCTCTCGAAAAATTCTATACGGGAAATTTGTCAACTGATCCTTCTGTCTTAATCTAAAGTAATAATACTTACCTCTACTAAGTTGCTCTCCATCTCTGCTTTCATATTTTATTCTCAATCCCGCGAAATTGGATGTTACCCCATTTGAACTCATTGCTTCAAAATTGTTTTTCGATTTCTCAAAAAACCAATTTTGATCATCGTTAAAAGTATCAAAACTGTATATTATTTCATTAAAGTCTTGATCAGCGGATACATCTAACTCAAAATGATAAAAAGCAAATGTTCCCTGCTCATGCTCTAAATCAAATGTAAATTCCCATGTTCCTTCTTCATACAAAAACTCTTCAGATATTGTTTCTTTTACATCCTCATTAATAATAGCGTCTACCGTTATTTCAGGTATTACAGTATTCGTTCTCTCTAAATAGTCATTTATTCTTGGATAGAATGAGCTATAGTTTGTTTGGTTTCTTATTACAGCTAAGTTGAACATAGCGTTAGCCAAGTTAACATAATCATTTTTCCAATCTGGTTCTTCAAATATTTTTCCGAGACGATTAAAGACAACAGCCAAATCAAGAGAGACATCAGGATCATCGCCTGAAACGATTAAGTCTCTTGCCTGTTTTAGTATCACGTTTTTTCTGAAAATATTAATGCAAGATTTCGCAAAACACTCATTTATATTTGACCAAGCCTGGTCTTGAGGAATTAGTTCCCTTCCATCAAAAACTAAAGGGAAAACAAATCTGCTTAATGGGTCCCCAAAACAAGAAATTGGAGTATTCAATCTAGGCTGAGAGAACATAAAAGCTTCCCCCATCGTTGCCCCTCTGAATAGTGCCTGAAAAAACGGTTCTGGTCTAATGAAGTTTTCTACGCCAGGGTCTGACATCGATCCTGCTGTTGCAATATAACCTTGTCTTATTGCTAACACAGGCCATGCTCTTGAATCTATATCTCGAATACTGCTCGCTCCATCAAAATCAGCATTGTAGAAAAATCCCCTAATGTTTGCTGATGAATCAAAAAAGCTTAATGATCCTCTGTCTGCTCCCCATCCCCAAAAGAATGAATCATTCTGAACTTTTGATATCAAAGCATCTTTATACGGATCAACTCGAACTGTTTCTTTTACATTTAAACCGACATCGTTGAGCAGGCCATTTCTAAATTCAAGCAACTCTGATTCATAATCAATAGCCTGACTTCCTTGGTAAGCGGAATACGCATCAAAGAAAAAGTCCCCGTTTATTAATAGCTGACTATTTGCTAGTTCAATATTATCAAACCATGTGCTTGTTATTGACGCTAATGGAGAATCTATTCTAGTGACTATGAAAGAAAAATCTGAATCAGCTCTATCAAACCTTTTGAATACTTTTCTGTCATAAAGAGGATTCTCTAAATATTTTTCGTCTGAATCAAATGTAAAAAACATTCTAGATAATCTTGATGTAGAAGATATGACATCATCACCATCATCAAAACCGCCAGGAACTTTTGGCATTAAGACAATCGCATAAATTGTTCTATCTAACAATACAGAAGACGATGAGCTAATGGCTTCAATTATAGGGTTCTCTACTTCAGTCTCAAATTCAGAATAACTATCGAGTATCTCCCTGGCTGAACATGGAATTGGAACTAACTGATCATCAGATAAACTGTGCATTGACTTATATCTATTTGCAGCATCTTCTGATTCGCTGTCTGCGTCTCTATATACAACTATGACATTCTGCGGCCCAATAGAGCCAATGTTAACAGTTGTATCAGATGACTGATACGTTATAGATATAGGGTCTGATGGATCAGATTCGTTTCCTCCAACATCAACACTTGTTATCTGATAGAAATAAGTGTTGCCTGGAACGGCGGTAGTATCTTCAAATGCTGTCGTTTCAGATGACGACAAAAAGACATACGTTCCGCCAAATGAATCGGATCGATATACATTATAATGAGAAAAATCTGATGGGCCTGCCATTTATACCAACGTTTGTAATTATACTATTAAGATAATAGAATATACATCAGTAATCGGCAAAAATCCTTGATTAACTGCAGATATTATGAACCTGTTGAACCAAAGCCTCCGTCGCCTCGTTCTGAGTTAGTCAATTTATCTACTTCAATAAAATTAGCTCTTATCGTTTTCCGAACAACCAACTGAGCGATTCTATCGCCTTTTGAATATGCCACTGGATGAGCCATAGCCGGAGAAGCTGACTTGAATCTTACTACAACCTCTCCCCTGTATCCTTCATCTACTAATCCAATACTATTCGCTAAAAACACGTTAGTTTTTGTTACGCTTGATCTTGGAAACAATTCTGTGTGGTATCCTTCGTCAGGCTGTATTGCTATGCCAGTTCTATATTGAATATATAAAACATTGCCAAACTCATCCTTTTTAACTGTCCCATCATCAATTGCAACCATATCCCATCCTGCATCCGTTCCGGTTGCTCTAACAGGTATGACTGCATTTTCGTGCAATTTTAAAACTCTTACATTCATGCTCATTTTACTACTTCTTTCTTAGTTACAAAAACTTGTTCCATCTTCGAGGCATTTTACGCAACCCTCTGAGAATACATAAGTCTTCTCGTCATCGCCAAATCCTGTTGCCTCTGCCCCATCAACAATAAATTTCTTTAAAACTCTTGCTACAACTTTTCCGAATCCCATCATATCTCCAGGAACGCTTTGCAATGACAATACTGCATACTTAACATCAACGCCATGCCTCAACGAAAGAGAAAGCAATCGAGTTATAGATGCTTCTTCGTCTGTTATGTGCTCGCCAAGGTTCTCAACTATATCACCATTATCCATATGAGCCCTATAGTGGCCTCTTTTTACCTTTTCGACAACGCAGTCTTTTGTTGAACCTGCTATAAATCCGTTGTGACCGGCAAAAACTTCATACGGAATATCATCCAGTATTCCAACTATAACAAAATAAGGTTGTCCCTTATAGCTTGTGTGGAACACTTTTGCATCCATTTTCTTTTCTCTTTTAGGTGCATCATGAAGTCTTGTCTCTTGCTTCTTCTCTGTGTCCTTTTTAACAAGAACACCTGTTCTTGACCCATCACGATATACCGTAATGCCTTTACATCCGCTCTTCCATGCTGTAAGATAAATATCCTTAACATCATCAATAGTGGCTTCATTTGGTATATTAACAGTGCTTGAAATGGAGTGATCCACATGCTGTTGCGCTGTTGCTTGTATTTTAACTCTCTTTTTCCAATCCAAATCTGGAGCGCACGAACCCTGCCATGGAGATTTCTCTATATCTGTTTCTCCGGTAATGTCCATCCATGTTTTTAATTTAGGCTTTATTACATCAAAGTGCATCCAGTGGTCTCCGCTGTCATCAATGGAGTCTGTTCTAAAGTCTTTGTCGCTTGGGTTCCCCTTTACCTTTCTTACATATGGGATAATAGAATACTCTGGCTCGATTCCGCCAGACGTTTGAGTCATCATTGATACAGTTCCGGTTGGAGCAGTTGTTAATAACGCAATGTTTCTTCTTCCATATTTTTTCATATCTCTATATAGAGATGGATCTTCCTCTTTTATTCTGAGAAGGTATGGATTCTTCTTTTCTAGATCATAATCCCAAATTTCAAAGGCCCCAAGCTCTTTAGCCATATCAACTGAAGACCTATATGCATTCAACTTAAGGGTTTTATATATATTGTCTGTCATGTTTATGCCTTTTGTTGAATCATACTTGATTCCGCAAGCAGCAATAGCATCACCAATGCCCGTTATACCTGTCCCTGTCCTTCTTCCTCTTTCGCATGTTCTGTGTATCTTTTTCCAAAGCTCTATTTCAACAGACTTTGTCTCAGAGTCTTCTGGATCTGATTTGATTTTACTTAAAATGCCATTTATCATCTCAAGCTCAAGGTCAATCATGTCATCCATTAGTCTTTGAGTTATTTGAGCATGCTTACCATATAGTTCGTAATCAAAATAGGATTTCTTCTCAAATGGGTTTATAACATATGAATATAGGTTTTGAACCATTAATCGACATGAATCATATGCGCTAAGAGGAACTTCTCCACAAGGGTTGCTGGATATTGTTTTATAACCAAGATGGCTATAGCAGTCTGCTGGAGATTCTGATATGATATTGTCCCAAAAGAAAATACCGGGTTCCGCTACTTTCCATGCATTTTCGCAAATAGCATCCCAAACACTTCTTGCTGAAAGGGTGTCCTTCATTATTGGTTCTTTTGAATCTACCGGGAATCTTATTTCGTAATCAGCATTATTATCAACAGCAGATAAGAATTCATCTGTAAGCTTGGTTGAAATGTTAGCTCCAGTAAGTTGAGTTAAATCATTCTTTACTGTAATGAACTCCATAATGTCTGGATGATGAACGCTTGTTGACTCCATCAAAGCTCCACGGCGACCCTCTTGACCAATTTCTCTTGTGGTTCTTGAAAATCTTTCCGCGAAAGAAATTGATCCTGTTGAGGTTTTTGCTGCATTATGAGTTGGAGTATGCTTTGGTCTAAGAGATTCAATGCTAACTCCACATCCGCCCCTTCTTTTGAATATCTGAGCAAGCTCCTGATCAGACTTCATTATGCCAGAAATACTATCGCTAGGAGAATCAATAACAAAACAGTTTGATAAAGTTATATATGTATAAGGGTTTCCAATTCCATACATAGGGCTTCCTTGAGGAACAATGTACTTGAATTGATCAAAGAGATTGAAGATTTTCTCATATGACATTGGTTCTTTGAACTTCTTCCGTTCGATACGGAAAAACTCAAACGCCATTCTGTGGTGCATTGCTTCTGGGGTACTTTCAGTGTACATACCGCTTGGCTTGCACAACGCATATTTATCAGCAAAACCCTTCGCAGCGAGATCGTCACCATCGAAGTATTCTAGCGATGCTGCTCGAACTTCATTATATGTATACTCTGGTTGTGTATCATAAAAATCTCGGAGTGCTGAAAAATATTTCTCTCCTGTCAACTTTGCCATCTTCATTGGAAACTTTGGTACTAACAATCTTCTCTCCTGGTTCTTTCGTAAAAATTACCGCCTCATTAAGACGGTAATGGCATATCGGTTAAAACGATATTTTTCTTGTTTCAAATTTTAAAAAATTACTTGTCAAACATATCTCGTTAATCTTATTTTTAGCAAATCTCATTCTTCATTCATCCCCAAATAAGTCAACGTAGAAATAAATATTCGACCATCTGCATTTTAAACCTTCTCTTGTTCACTGATCATTTTTGACATCTGTTAATTTTTTGAAATCTTCAAGAAATGAGAAGGAGTAAACTTATAGCAAAGCATCATCGTCATCCGCTATTTTTTGGGCAAAACCAAAAGATTCTCCCTTATCTGACTTTGATTTTGTCTCAATATATGATGACATATTTTTATTTTTTACTTCTTCCCAAGCATCTTTAAAATGACTTTCTTTTAAGATCAAGGTTTTCTCGTCCTTTGAAAAGGACTTATCTCTAACTGCATAAATCGCAGATGTTTTACAGAACTCTTTTACATGAGCGCCGGAAAGGTCTTTTAGCGTATTTGTTACTTTCGATAGATTTACCCCAGATATATCCCATTTTTTACAGAAAGATATAATCATGTTCTTTATCTCTTCTTTTTCTGGGTACCCAATTTCTATGAGTCTATCGAATCTTCCTGGTCTATTGCTTACAGCGTCCTCTAAATCATCTTTTTTGTTTGTTGTGCCAATAGTTATAATATCTCCAAATGCTTCAATGCCATCCATCTGGTTCATTAATTCCATGACAAAACCAGCCCTGCCAGCCTCTCTATCCATTGCTATCCAGTCCATGTCCTCAATTATTAAAATGCATGGAGCCAAATCTTTTGCAATATTAGTGACCGCTCTTACTCCTGCTGTTCCTTTTTGAAAATCTGTAGGCAAAGCATATAGAACAGAGCATTCCGCTTCATCAGCTAAAGCTCTGCATATTTGAGTCTTTCCGGTTCCTGGATCTCCGTAAAGAATTATCCCTCTCTGTATTGTTATTCCAAACTTTTTCAATGTTTCTGAATTATTGAAAATGTCATTAACTGACTCTTTTATTATCTTCTTTTTATCATCTGATATAATAACATCATCCCACGTTGTTTTACTAAGATCAAGAATTCTACAGCCAACATCTATTTTTTGGCCTTTATAAAAATTCTTCTCGTCTGCCATTTTTGTCCATTTGGCAAACATTCCACTATTTTCTTCCTTGTTGCATTGTATTTCATAATGCATACCGCCTGAATTCCAGTTCTCAGTTATAGTAACAATAACTCTATCTCTTTTTGCGTCTTTGCAACCTGTTTTTTCAAAGTAGATTACCGCATCTTCGTACCCTTGAAAAGTTTCATCTTTAGCTTTTTGTATTTCTTGTTTTTTTGGAGGTCTGGAGTATAGTTGTCCATAACTAACCTCTCTTACTAATTTATATTTTTCGCCTTTAAAAAAATCACTCATCACCCATTGAAGTTTGTTGTGCTGGTAATCACTAATAGCTCCGCAATTATTGCGAAAATAGGTTTCTCTGCTAAAGAACTCTCTCGCCTCATTTTCACTCAAGGAATTCATTTCCACAGTTTTCATTGCATAAGTGAATTGATCTAAGTTTGATTCCTGAAGAGATATCTTGCTTAGGTCATAGCTATTATTTTCTGAACTCATAAATATGTTTCTTTCCGAGAATTATATGTTCTCTTTTTCTTCTTTTATCTTACTTGTATATGCTTCGAATATATGAGAAGTGTATTCTGAAAGGTGTCCATTATCGCCATGTTGCGATCTTATATGATCTATCGTATCACAATGAATAAAGTCTAAAGGAATACACGCCCCTCCTGAACCCTTTCTTCCACCCACACCTTTCTTTCCGAAAACTTTTGTCATAAACTCTTTTGTGTTAATAGCTAACAATCCACTTCTAAATGAAGCAACAAGTTTTTTCTCTGTCTTCAAACCTTCGTCAACAATAGCCATAACTACTGATGTTTCGATTGATTCAATTTCCAGTATTTCTTCACATATTTCTGCAACAAGAGATCTTTGTTGAGGTGTAATTATTCCAACATGAGCAACCGCTAAAGTGCTTGTTGTTTGTATTTGCTTGTAAGCCCTTTTTCTCAAGTCCAACAATGCAGAAGGCTTTGGGTAGTTGAATATTTTCAAATATCTCTCTAGGTCTATTTTTTCTTTAAGCCACCCGTAAGATGAATGATCATTCTCTGTGGTTCCCTCCGCCTTCAAGTCTGACGTGTCTGTATTTATCCCAAGATAAAGAGCTGTTGCCAATATTCTTCCAACCTTAATATCTAACTGGCTTATCATTTCACAAAGAATGGTTGAACACGCTCCATAAGGTCTTCTTAGGTAAGTGCTTGAAGCCTTTACATTTGAATCGTGATGATCTATAACCAGGTCTGGCTCTTTATCTTTTTCAACAAAATGCTTTATGCTTGTGCAATTCTCTTTCTTAAAATTAGAAGTATCAACAACAATAATAAAGCTTTGCTCTATTGCTTCTATTATTGATTCTCTTGACTCTTCTTCATCATCTTTATCTAATTTGTTTAAAGAAATATCAAGAACATTGATCATGATTCTGTTTTGAGTATGACCAATCTCTCCTCCATAGTATATTGTTGCTGTCTTATCAAAGCTTTCAACAATATATTTAATAGCCATCGCGCTAGCTAAACAATCAGGGTCTGGCTGGTCGTGGCATATAATTGATACAGAATCTTTTTCCGTATTTTTTATTAAGTCTATATATTTTGAATAATCAAATTCTTTTGATTCTGTTTTAGTTGACTCTTGAGTCATATCTTTCTCCAAACGGCAGCTTCTACTATATATGATTTTCGTCTTTCAAGCACTGGTGCTTAAACCTTGACACTCAATATAATTAACTACATTCGTTGTGATTCAGTATCCATCAAACTAGCAACCCGCTGTATCCTAGTTCTTTTACTTATATTTAATTCTTGAACAACGCCCTCTAGACCTCTTCTTTCCCATAATTCTGAATCAGAACACGAAATGATATCTATTGGACATTCTTTCTTAATAAACTTATACGCTTTCTTGAAATTTGCTAATGTATGAGACTTATGTTCTAGATTGTCTCCATAGAAATCTGTTGTTTCTCCATATTGGCCATCCATTCCAAGGAGAACTAAGCACCCAGCGCCCATAGATACGGCCAGTTGAGCAGCAAGAGCCCCTGTGCAGCCATGACCCCTAAGTCTGTTGGGAGTCACATCGAAGCTATACGCTCCCCTGTCGAGCTTAAATGAATTAAACTCGCTGTTGTCGTTAACCATATCTCTACACACTTTTATTGATGCCGATTTTCTTATATCTTCGATCCCATCATCCTTATACATTCCCCTATCCTGCCACATCAGTATCGTTGGATCAATGAGCTTGAAACATCTATTCATGCCTATAGTAAAACAGCCTTCTATTAATCCTAAATTTTGATCAATCAGTGATGGAGCATTTCCTATTAAAAAAGCAGGCTCTCCATTGAGAATATTTTTCCACTTCCTTAAATTATACTTTATTTCACTCATGACAACTTGCTTACCCAATAAGCCCTATTGTAACAATGATTAGAACCAAGACTTTCAATTACTTTATTTAAGGGAGCATATTCAAATAAATCATTATCTTTTGAACAATTTATTATCTCTCTATCATCCATGTTGTCAAAAGTTTCTTTTATCCATTCTAGTCCACCCCTACAATTATGTAAAGTATGAGCTTTATGGTGTCTGTTTCTTCCATAGAAATCTGTGTTTTGACCTCTCTTCTTTCCATCCATACCAAGCATTACAATTGGATTGCATCCCAAAATATAAGCCAGTTGAACAGCAAGAGGTCCAGTTGTGCCTGATCCAAATAAGTGACCTGGATGCAAAGGTAGATCAAAGGCTCCTGTCTGTAATTTGTAATGAAAGAACCTGTTTTGTGGATCAGCAGTATTCCTGCAGACCTTTAAGGCGTTTGTCTTCATTATTCGCTTTCTTTCCGTGTACCACAATTCAATGTCTTGCCAAAAAAGAACCGTTGTATCCATTTTATAAAAAGCCCTATTGATCCCTATCGTAAAATAGGGGTTCAATAGGTCAAGATTTTCGTCTTCAAGCGCGGAAGAGTTCCCCAATATAAAAGCTGGCACACCCTCTAGTTTATTGTGCCATGATTTTATGCTTGTTTTATTCTTTACCGCAGAATATCTTATTTTTCTTTTTATAGCCATTTAAAACAATTCAGCCATTGGTCCAGTAATCCTCTGGACTCCATGCTTCTTTTCCTTTCAGGAATTTGTTCCAAGACTTAGGGTAATCGCTAGTCATAGCTATTCTTGAAAATTTAGAATAGACAGGGCTCCACTTCGGTTCAACTGGAACAGACAGCAGTTTGACTCCTGATTCAGAAGGAGTTCTGTCTGCTTTTTTTGAATTAACAGCGACTTCGCATATAACAACATTCTCCCAGTTATGAAGCCCGCCTCTAGACCTAGGAAAAACATGGTCTATAGTAGAGTTTTTTATGGACAACTTTTTTCCTGAATATTGACATCTAAAATTATCTCTAATTAAAAGATTTCTTCTATTCAACTTCACCTTCTTGTTCTTGAAATGAAAATGAGATTTCAAAACAAGTATTTCGGGAATGATCATATCGTTTCCATTTGATACATGAATTGACCCCTCTCCCTCTTTGGGGTTCATAGATAACCATGATTCAAAATTATGAAGTCCGTAGTCTTTTGTATTTAAAAAGTAAGCATGTCCAGAACAAACTTTAACAATAGCCTTTTTGACAGAAAGAGCTGTTGTTGGGTTCCATTGACTATTCAGGACTAATACTGGTTTTGTTAGATTGCTCGTCATTTACTTTCTCTCTTTTTGCTTCAAGTGCTTCATGAAAAAGATTAATAAAATGTTCATTAATATCAACTACTGTTATTTTTATTTTAGGGGAATATTCCAACAAACATGTTGCCATTCTTTGAGCGACCTGTTTATTGTCCAACTGCCCTATCCCTGTTCCTAGCCCAGGAAATGCTATCGATTCTACGCCTTCGCTGATGGCTTTATTGCAAGCAGATTTTATGGCTTTAAGTATATCATCTATGGAAGATTGAGTGCCCGGATACTTCATTGTTACAGCATGGTAAACACTTTGTATCCCAAGATTCTTCATCATTCCTGATTCTGTCGTATATACACTGCCTGCTTCAAATGGACCGCTCAATTGAGCATACATTCTTACTTCCTTTTGAAACTTTTCTCCGCCTGATCTCGCAATTGCTCCTGCAACACCAGCTCCCATGACACCTATCCCATTAGCTGCGTTAACTATCACTTCAACATCTCTTAGTTTCGTTATATCTCCAACAAGCGTGCGAATCATGATTGTAGCATCCTTTGTAAGTCTTGGGCGTATTCTGGGTTTCTTTCCACTTTTTTCTTCAACCTTCTGATAATATCCGCATGCATTTGACTTATTCTTGACTCAGAAAAGCCTGTGTTCTCAGCTATTTCTTTCATGGTTAAATTCTCGTAATAATGAAGGTAAACTATTTTTCTTTCAGGTTTTGTGAAATTCTTACCCAAAAGCTTTTTATACATCTCTTCTCTAAGCATTGTTGATCCAACTTTTTCAGTATTTGTTTCAGCAATCATGCTTCCTATTTCATCATAGTCATCTCCATCGCCTCCTGGCTTTGAATTCATGCTTGTTTGAGATACTGGTGTGGATTTTTCTAATAGCTCAGAAAATTCTTCTATCGACATACCCATTTCTTTTGCGACCTCTTGATCGCTAACAATACCATCCAGAGCTTCCATTCTGTTTCTAATTTTTTTCATCTTGTTATTTCTTTGTCTAACAAGTCTGGGAACCCAATCTGACTTCCTTATATTATCAATAACAGAACCTCTAATTCTAATCGTTGCCCATGTTTTAAATTTAACATCTCTATTAGGGTCATATGAGTCGATTGCATCCATTAACCCATCAACACCGAATGAAGCTATTTCTGATGCTTCTATTTCTTTTAGCTTGTAAGACATTTTAGTGCTTATGTCTACAACTATTTGATAGTAAAATACCATCAAATCATTTCTTGCTAAAATATATTTGCTATTCGTATCAGGAAGGTCTCTTATCTTATTAAATTCTTCCCATAGAATCTTTTCTCTCTGAGCTTCTTGCTCTTTGTCTAATTGCTGCATCTTCTACCCTTGTTAAAATGACGGTCTCTCTGAGCTTGCGTCATATATGTAATCTTGATTGTTGGCTCTCACCCCATTTGGTGTATTGGGGAATCGAGCCACTTGTCTTTCCGTTGGAGCTAGATCGAATTTTCTTTTCTTCTCGCCGTTTCGTCTAACCTGTCTGATCATTTTCTTAGTTGTTCCAGATTGGACCTGATCAGCAATGCCAGGTTCTGCTCCTCTTCCATAGATGTGATCTCTAGCCTCTTGTGTAAGATAGTCTTTTGCTACCTCGTTTGTTTGTATAAGTTCATCAACTGATTTATTATTTCCTATTATACTGTATCCTAGATACACCAGTATGCCAACAACAGCAACTGCAGCGATAGCAATTGTTATCCAACCAATCTGTGTCATATATAAAGACACGGCGATGGAAACACCAAGAGTTATAACAAATCCAACAGCAATAACTGTAGCGACCATGCTTCTAGTAACAAAAGCTAAAATGATCGATGCTCCAATACCAAACACTGAAACAACGCCTATCCACGCCATCTTTGACTTGAATTCTCTGGCTGCTTCATCTCTTAATTCTTGATTTTCTTGTTTTAAGTCTTCAACTTCTGAGACGGATGTTTTTGCTGCCGATTCCAATAAGTCAATTTTATCTTGTTCCTCAGAAAGAAGGTTTCTAGTTTCGTCCAAATCTGACTGAATCGATTTTAATGCTTCGCTTGACACTCTCAAGTCTCTTGTTTCATTATCAATGGCGTCCAGATTGGGTTTTATAACTGTGGCTATCTCTCCATCTGTGTTAGATCTTATTGTTTCGGTTTCATTGTCGATAGCATCCGCAGACTCCGCTACATCCTCGGAAACTTCTTCTATGTCTTTTGCTGAATCTTTTATCTTATCTTTTCCTGCAGAAAGGTTTGGGACCTCAACAGCATCCCCTATGGTTCTGCTTTTATCTCTCTTTGGCCAAGACCAGGAGCAGCCTGACATCTGTATTAAGTAACCAGTTGAGCCAATCAACATTATCGCAATAAAAACAATTCTGTTTATATTAATCTTGTTTATCTTCCAAAATTTCGGAATCTTCATCCTCTTCTCCCTTGTCTGATTGTTCTATGGTATCTAACAATTGGTAAAACATCCATATTATTCCGGATGCAGCAAACCCTGTTAAAGGCCATAGGAAGTAATTCCCAGATGTAGCTATTAATAGAAATATATCTACGACAAGCGCTGACCAAAAGGCTGTGCAGACTGAGCATTCAAGCATGCTTGGCATTTTTGGGTGAACTGTCTTTAAAATATCTTCAATAATTGGGTTTATTTTAACAATGGGCCAATCTTCGCTTTTTTCAACGAGCACAAGAGCAAGACCTATTGCTGACAATATTGATATCCAAAACATAAATATTTATCCTATAAAGACACAATGGTATCTATTTTAGTACCATATAACAGAGATAAGTCCTTCTTACCTATTGGCTCTACCCATAACCTTTTCCCATTTAGATAGCTTTCTTTTCTCTGAATTAGGATGTTCTGCTTCCCACCTAAGATGCCTGAATCTAGTCATAGCAATCATTCTTCGGTAAATAATGAGGTTTTCCGGTTTATCTATAGGATAATCCTCCAGCCACCCCCATTCTTCTAGTTCATTCCAAATTATCAGAGATTCACCGCTAAGACTTGTGTGAGGATTATGATATGAGTCAATTATTTCCTCCATTGTTCGATTTGCTTCTTCCATAGATTTTACTTTTAATTCCGACAATTTTGTTTCTGATATTGGCATGATCACTCTCCTTTAACTCCTTTATTATCGTCTAATTACAAAAAAAGAATATGGAATCACAAAAGGACTCTTGAAAAAAATAACCGAAAAAGAAGTATGAACTGGTACCAAACAATTACGGCAGAGCAAAAAATAGCATTCGATTATCGAGGTTCTATAAAAGGGTTACTTGGCGGGGCCATTCTAGGAACACCGCTAGCTTTAATGATTATAGTTAACTCTCTTAACACAACACCTCAGCAAGCTCAGCAAATAATAGATCAAGAACCTCAAAGGGCTCAGCAAATAATAGATCAAGCTCCAGATGAGATTGTCGAAAAATCACAACAAGAAATTGGGCCTGAAGAAAATATTAATAATGAACCTGCTCAACAACAAGCCGCAGCAATATCAATAGAAGCTCTTGCTCCTTTTGTTGCTCAATGGGAAGGTAAAGAGCCTTATGCTTATGTTGATGGAGATAGCAAATCAGTCGGTTATGGCTTCTACCTAGGAAACGCAAGCTCAAGGGAAACACTAGAATCAGTTGGAGCAAACTTTGATGCCGTATTCTCCGGACAGCAACCACTCAATGATCCGCAAATGAACAGGCTTCTTCAGATAGGATGTCAAAGAGCAATACATGACGCAAAGTCTGCAATCCCTAGTTTTAATTCACAACCTCTTTTGGTTCAAACTATTATGGCAGACATGGCATATACTCTTGGAAATAAAATTAGCGGATTTTCAAAAATGCTAAAAGCTCTTGAAATTCGAGATTACAATAAAGTCGCGGAAGAGATGGAAGATTCCAAATGGTTTAGCGATATTGGAAACAGATCAAAAAGTCATATAAACCAAATAAAATCTTTGGCTTCTCAAAATCCTTGAAGTAATAACTTGGCTATCTTATGAGAATTGATTGCATCAGATAAAGCTCTGTGTTGCTCGCCTTCCCAATCAAGACCCTCTCTCTCAACAGCTTCTCTTAATCCGCACTCTACGCCTCTCATCTCTTTATACAAAGTTTTAAGACATATGTGTTCATTAAACGGAACAGGTATTCCGTGTCTGTAGCAATCATTAATAATACAACCCTTATCCCATTTTCCCCATGATGCCCAGTTTATTTTAGATATGTTTACAGAATGTTCAACCTTTGCCCACTCTTTTAAATTTAAAACTACTTCTTCTAAATTTTGCGCCGAATTTACATCTTCTTGATCGATCTTAGTTAGCCTCCTGCAAAAAGGAGACATCTTTATATTAACGCATGGCTTTATAAATGATTGAAATTTTCCTATCATTTCGCCCTTTGTATTACACAGGACAACACCGAGTTCTATTATCTCGTTCATATCCTTTACATTACGGCGTTCCCAGCAAGTTGCCTCAAGATCGACTAGCAAAAATAATTTAGCCCCTTGGAGCCTTTGTCCAAATCTGGTATGTATACTCATATTTGTTATAAATATCTGATTTATTATGTTTTTCCTCTATTAGATTCCATTCTTCTGGTATCTTAAAGAAAACATCTCCATCTGTTTCTGTATGTATTACTGTTCTTAATATTCTATCTGCTATAGGTAAGAACAGGTTGTATATTTCTGATCCGCCTATTACATAAAAATCTTTATTATGTCCATAAGCTTCTTCTATTGCTTTTTCAACAGAATTAACAACGGTTGTATTGTTGATTCCGCAGAAATTTTGCCCCTGACCAATTTCACCACTCCTTGTTAAAACAATTTGATGGCGACGATCTAGATCAAAAGGAATACTATTATACGTTTTCCTGCCCATAATGACAGGGTAGTCTATTGTGTTTTTTCTAAAAGACTTCATATCGTCTTTTTGATTAGTCCATGGCAATTCCCCATTGACTCCAATGACATCGTTATTCGTTGTTGCTACAATTATATTAATCATACTGATATCGGTGCCGAAATTCTTGGGTGAGGATCATATCCCTCTATTGTTATATCTTCGTACTTGAAATCATAAATACTATCAACATCTTTTCTTAATGTTAATTTTGGAAATGATCTAGGCTCTCTTATTATTTGCTTGTCAACCTGATCGAAATGATTTAAGTATACATGACAATCTCCGCCTGTCCAAACAAAGTTTCCAACCTCTAACCCGCACACATGAGCCATCATGTGAGTAAGAAGGGCATATGATGCAATATTAAAAGGAACCCCCAAGAACATATCACAGCTTCTTTGATAAAGCTGACAAGATAATCTTTCGTTCGCTACATAGAATTGAAACAAACAATGACAAGGAGGTAGAGCCATTGATGGAATATCTACAGGATTCCACGCCGTAACAATGTGGCGACGAGAGTCAGGATTGTTTTTTATAGACTCAATAACCTCAGTTATTTGATCTATGCCAAAATAATCTCTCCACTGTTTTCCGTACACTTTTCCTAAGTCGCCGTTTTCATCTGCCCAAGCATCCCAAATTTTAACACCATTGTCTTGCAAATACTTGACATTTGTGTCACCCTGAAGAAACCAGAGCAATTCGTGAAAGATTGATCGGGTATGCAATTTCTTTGTTGTCAATAATGGAAACCCTTTTTGAAGATTGAACCTCATCTGGTGACCAAATATTGCTTTAGTGCCTGTCCCTGTTCGATCAGTCTTGTGGTCGCCGATCTCTTTTATCTGCTGAAGAAAATCCAAATACTGGCTTTCTTCTCGATTAGAAAATGAATCCGTCGTCATTATAGCCTTCTTTCCATTCCTGTCCCTCTCCCCAAGTATCGTCTATATCTTCTTCATCATTAAACTCTACACTTATTTCGTCTACGCTTCTTAGCTCAAAAATTATGCCCTGAAGTTTTTTGTCAGCAATTTCTTGCATTGGGGCTATTGAATCGACTATCTTGACTCTCTCTAATTGATCTATCTTTCTGATTTTTTCTTTGAGTATATTCCATCTTCGAATAATGCAATACACATCTCTTTCGTATTCTGAGATATAATCATCTAACTTCATTGGGTAATAGCTTTTTGCTTTTTTCTTGCATTCAATCTGAGACTCAAGCAGAGTATCTAGTGTTACCTCGTAAGCTATTACTGCATCTTCTATCTTTTTCTCTATACCTGTAATGTTATCCATAAAATTATCAAATCCTTATCTAAAACACTCAGTGTTTGATATATCATTATACCATAAAGCAATTACACTTTCAAGCAAGTGAAGGCCATTAATCAAAAATGCCGAAAACATAAAAGAAGGAAAATCGTGAATGATTGGATTATTTAATTAGTATGAGCTGGTACGATAGAATTATGCCCACCATAAAAGAGCTTGAACCAAAAGTTTTGGCAAGCGCTGAATCTATATGCTTAATACCTGGCGTTAAGTCTGTTCACTCATGGGGAAACTACGCAGATTGTTTCAACAAAAAAGATACACCAATAAGAGAAGTCGATCTTCTTGTCTTAAGTTCATTTAACTCTGGCGACCTCTTAGCAATAGACAGAGGCCCTATGGGGCCATTCAATATCGCCAAAGACGAACTCGAAGACTTGGGCTTTAACCCTCAAGCTGTAGCTTTCACGAAACACCTTCTCAAAAAATGTGAATTCAAAACAGAATTCTGGACATTGTCTTCTGATAAAAAACTTTTACATTGGGGACCTGTATCTGATACTATAGAAGAATGGAAAGAACTAAGGATACAAGCCGAAACAGAAGCAGAAGAAAAAACTGGATTTTGTCGAAAAACATTAAAGAAAGCTGATCAGCAAAAAGCCAAAGAGTGGATAGAGTCTTACGAAAACTCTCTTCAGTCATTCATTAACAAAGGCCCGCTAGGTTGGTACGAATCGACTTATTCGGAAAGCAATGACCTATATGAATCATCAGAATGTCTCGCAAAAAACTAATTGCCCTATATGTAACTCTGAAACAAAAGATAAAAACGTTCATTTTTACAAATACAGAGACTGCTTATCTTGTGGTCACTCTTTTTCTTCTATAAATGAAAAAGCATCAACCAAACATTATCATAATGTTCATTTAAGAGAAATGAAAAGCAACGGAGAGCTTATGCAGCAAGCCGTTACAATGAATCATATTAAAAGAATGAACAAAATCGCTCAAGAAAAGAGAGAGCTGCTAACAATGTTCTCTCTTCATGGAAAGAGAATACTTGATTTAGAAGCTGAAACAGGAATGCTTAATGAGGATGATGGCGACATTACATCTTTGACTCAAATACCTCATATAAAAATAAATCTACTATCATCTAAATTCGACACTATATACAATACAACTGGATTGTTTGATGCTATAATATCTTTTAACTATATAGAACATCAAAAAGATGTATTCAAAGATGCTCCGTTTATTTTAAACAAATTAAATAAAAACGGAAAATGGATTGTCTCAATACCAATAGATAATGATCCATCAAAAAAATATACAGGAAGAATCCACGAATTTACTAATCATAGTTCCATACTCTTTGCTAGCGAAATAAATTATGATTTCGAAATATTCAACAAAGGCGATTCAGTCGTCTTCGTCTTCTCCAAATAAATAATACTTTCCATCTTCTTCATCGTAGATAAATAATTCCGGATGCTCTTCTGACACATAGTGTAGTATCTCGTTATTTATAAAATCCATAAACTCAGCAAAAGTAATATTTCCGTCTATTTTTCTTATAGGTATAATAGGTCTTCTGTAATCAAAATAAGCCAACAGTAAATCTTCTATTAAGGTGTATTTGTCGCCAATCTTATCGCTAGGAAGAACCTCTTTGTTAAGCATTCTCTCTTCATAGGTATCCCTAAAAAGAACGAAGAAACCGCAACTGATTTCTTCGTGACGATCCTGTGACATATATTCAAAATTTTCCATATGATCCATACTGTTTAAAAAATTATTATTCATTATTCATTTATTTCTGAGTTTCTCTCAAAAACACCATTCAATTGACGATTAACTCTAACAAAAGTTGTTCGCTTTGGTAGTTCTTTCAACCTCTCAGCTCCACAATATGCGCAACAAGAGCGAAGACCTCCCAATATATCATTTATAGTATTTTTGATTTGACCTCTGTAAGGAAGGAGAACCTCTCTGCCTTCGGATGATCTGTAATCTTTAATCCCACCGTTGTGTCGTTCTTGGGCTAAATGAGAAGACATTCCATAGAACTCTTTATATTTCTTGCCATTCTTTAGAATTACATCTCCTGGGCTCTCATCATGGCCAGCAAGCATACCTCCAAGCATAACAAAATCAGCTCCTGCTCCGAATGCTTTGCAAACATCCGCTGGAGACCTACAGCCTCCGTCTGCCATAACAAAGCCTTTCAACCCATGAGCAGCATCAGCGCATTCTATAATGGCTGACAATTGAGGATAGCCAACACCAGCCTTCATCCTAGTAGTGCATCCGCTTCCTCCGCCAATTCCAACTTTAACAATATCTGCTCCCTCTAGAATCAATCTTTCTGTCGCCTCTGGGGTGCAAACATTGCCAGCAACAATAATTGTGTCAGGAAATGCTTCTCTTGCTCTTTTTACAAGTTTAAAAAATTTATCCATATAACCGTTTGCAACATCTAAGCATAACATGTTTGGATGTTTAGATGTATCTTCTGGAAAATCTTTGTAGCCCATTGTCATAAATGAATGATTATGAACACTAGCGTTTTGCCAATATTTAGCATCTTTAGGCAAAGCCGTCATCATGCTACTTTTTGCCATTATTTCAGAAATATTAATGCTAGAAACAGAAGCCATGTTCGCTGCAACAACAGGTATGCAGTCTAATTTCTTGTTGGAATACAAAAAAGAGAATTCTCTCTTTAATCCAACTTCGCTTCTTGAATCCAGCAAACTTTGCTTAGGACACATTAGAACATCATCAAAATCTAATTTTATGTCATCTTGTATTCTCATAACATACTAATCGACAATGATGGAAGACAAGGCTAACTAGGCACGAAAAAAGCCCCAAAAAATGGAGCCATGATCGATAAGTGAATTATTTATCGCTCAAAATAGAGCAGAATATGATCGATAAGTGAATTACTCAACAAGTTCAAGAAACTCTTTTTCTGAAATCAACTCTACACCCAAGTCTCTAGCCTTCTTCGCCTTAGATGAATTACTGTTTGGATCAGCAATAACAAGGTAATTTAAACCCTTTGAAACGCTGGAAATTTTGCCTCCTGCATCTTTAACTTTTGCTTCCAATGTTTTTCTTGGAGAAGCCATAGTTCCAGTGAAGCAGAATTTTTTATCAGTAAATTTTCCTTCTACTTCTTTCTGAGGCTTCGATTCATCAACATTGAGAACTGAATGAAGCTCTTCTATGTCACTCATATGAGTATACAGCCCTTCAATTATTCTGTCAGCCTTAGTTTCTCCAGACCCATCCATAGAGGCCAAAGAACCTTTTGATAGATTTAGCCAATCAGATAGAGTTGATACACCCATTTGTTTGTGAATAATTTCAGCCTGACGGCGACCAAGGAGGTCTATACTCATACAACCAAGCATATCAGCCATAGATACATTTCTAGATTTATCTATTTCCGGTATAATTCTTTTGGCTACGCCTTCTCCAACACCTGATTCAACAAAATCCTGTAGGGTCAAAGAATATAAATCTACAATCTTTCTTACCTTACCTGCTTCCCATAAGGCATTTAGAACTGAATCGCCCATATGAAGAATATTTCTTTTCTGTCGCCACTTTGTGATAACATGCTTAGCTACATCCTCTGAGTGTTCCCAGCCTCCCATGTAGAGCTTTGGACCATCTCTATATGTTGGTTTCCCATTAAATGTTTCAGGTATAGGACAAGTTCTTGTGCTTCCTTGACTTACAACTCTGACTATTTTAGGGATAACATCTCCAGCTCTAATGATTTCAACTGTATCCCCTATGCAAATATCCATTCTTTCAATCTCGGAGGCGTTATGAAGAGTAACTTTACTTATTGTTACTCCGCCAACTTCTACAGGCTCAATGTGACCAGTAGGAGCTAGAACGCCTCTGGTTCTAACATTCCATGTTACATCGAGAAGTTTAGAGTGGGCTCCCATCGGCGGAAGCTTCCAGGCTCTAGCCCAATAAGGATACCCTTTATGTTCCCCTAGTCTATCTTGAGAATTCATGCAATTAACTTTAATAACAACGCCATCTATTTCGTATTCCAAAGTATCTCTATTTTGATTTACTTTTTCAACAAATGATTGAACTTTATGAGCTTTTATGACTGTGGTTTTTACTGCAGTAAACCCTAAATCATTTAAAACATCTGTTTGACCTTCAACAGTGAGGAACGAACTGTTCTGATCATTAAACAACATATCAAAAGCATAGAAATGTAAAAGTTCTGCGTTTTCCTGTGTTTTTCTTCTGGCTATACCTGAAGCTGCGTTTCTGGGGTTAGCAGTTGTGCCTGACAACTCTTTTTCCCATATTTTTATTGGAAGAACAACTTCTCCTCGAACAAAAACAGTTCCCATTTCATTTATTTTCAATGGAACTTGTTGAGCCTTGATAATGTTGTGGGTTATGTCTTCGCCTTCATTTCCATCACCTCTTGTAACAGCTTGAACAAAGAACCCGTCTTTGTAGGTTAACGCTACGCTAGAGCCGTCCAGTTTGTGTTGAACAGCAAGATCAACGTTGTGTGTTGTCACATTGGATATTGTCTTTAACCATGTTTGAAAAGCTTTATCTCCATCTTCGTGGGTAATCTTTTTAAGAGATCCCATAGCTATTTCGTGAGACATTTTAGACAACGGACTATTTGGAAGTATTCCTGATCCAATAGAAAAGAGGAATAGATTTTTTGGATCCAACTCCTCTAATCTGTCTCTTTTTTTATCGAACTCAATATCAGACATAAAAGAGTCGCCTGAGTTGTAGTATTCGCTACTTGCTTGAGTAAGGTCTTTTACGAGTTGTTTGATTTCTTCTGTCATGTATCTATTGTAGCCCAAATCTTTTGCCACCTGCATAAAAAAAGCCAGAAAAACTGACTTTAGTGTAGAAACTTGAACAAAACTGAATTACTCAGGAAAGAACCTAAACGATGGTTTTATTCCCAATTCTCTGTAGAATACAGCTACGCTGTCATAAACAGCCTTCCTTATTTCATCATATCCAACAGGTAAATGTTTTTTAACAAGAACTGTTGAAGTTTTTATGTATCTCATATCCAGTTTGTATTTTACAAAATCTTCATCATTTACTTTAGATGGATGAACTCCACAAAGAATAACTATCTCGCTGGTATCAGAAAAGAAGGATAATGCTCCGAGAGCAATCTTTTCAGGCTGGTCAATAACAAGTAAATCTGTTTGTTTGAAGAAGTTTTTAACTCTTCCGTACAATTCATTTAGTTCTAAACTTTCTTTTCCAGTAATAACTGAATCGTTGTATACAGGAAATACTTTAGGATAAAACTCAGCTTTAGGATTTAAATGTGATACATTTTCATCAAAACGAGACTGTTCAAAATCTACAGACATAAATCTATCTACATTGTTGTGCAAGAAAGCTGATGTCTTGGGAGAAGATCCTAAAACAAGGACAGAGCCTGGCTTGAAAGAGTTTTCTATTCCTTTTACGATACCTAAATTAGATTCTTTCTTAAGACGATCAATAGCATGAGCTATTTTTGTTCCTCTTGAATCGTTTGCTATAGCCATAGTATTATTTACCTCCAAAAATACATTTTGCTGTAATCAAATACTTATTTGAACAGGCAGAGTCCTTTGTTTTGACACTTTTTTGATGTACCTTGGCATTGGGGAAAGGCTGTATTTCTATTGCTCTTTATTATATTTCATATATAATGGGCTTTTAATGCTGCGGTCTATCGACCTTGCATTCGATACAAACCTCTGCGAGGTCCGTATCGTATTATTTTTTATTCTTTTCTTTTTTATCTTATCTGGGCTTAATGTTTATGCACAAGGACACTTTTCAGCCAAATGTTGTCTTGTTTGATAAACAGTAGAACATAGGCTGCTCCGCATAGTAGGTACTAATATAGAATTAGAAAATACTATGGCGTTGCTGGGTTTGATTTTTTAAGGTCGGGTTCACCCAGCTTTCAGCCAGTCACCGCTTCGATTCGCTTAGATACAAGATGAAAAGTGTTCAAAAGCCCTGTAAATAGCTATCTCCTGCTAAAGGAGAAAGAGAGATGAGTCATGATGCTTCCTTTGACTCATACCATGTATATCCGAAGATATGATGTATTTTGTCGCTTAATACAAACGCTCGACGTAAAGCAACCGAGAATGCTACCCAATTTATGCTTCGTATACAAAGGTTGCGGCCCACCTATTTCCTTCTCGCATTCATGGAGTAAGCTAAGCAATAGCAAACCATGAACTATGTCACTAGGGTACATCGTTCCGTTTCTCTTTATAAATGTACTCTTACACGAAAAAACCGCCTCCAGGTTACACATTAGGAGAGCGGCAAGGATTAATTCCTTGAAAACAAATGCAAGTTAGTGGGCTTAAAAATAAAGCATTGTTTTCTTATATCTATTATTCGTCATATTGGTCACTGTTAAAAGAAGCGTACACGAAAAACCCTAAAACCTGCAATCTATTAATTATAATTATAAAGCATAATAAGAATTGGGCATATTGGGAATTTCTAAAAATATACTGCCAAAATATAGCATAAATCAATCGAATATTGAGCTATTTGATACTTATTGGGTAAATAGTGCTAGATTTTAGAAAACAACCCCTAGTTAATACTTACTTTAAAATACGTTATTAGTATATCTAGATTCCAGCTAAAATATAGAGCTTTATGGCCATATCTAGCAGATTTTGTGTCAAATCAGCCTTAATTGAGCGATTTTCTAACTTCATTTCTTGTTTTTCTTCTAAAATCCGGCAAAATAAGCTATACTTAAGTCATTTTATTAATTATAATAAATAAACCCCATTTAAATGCTTTAAACAGGGTTTATCGATTTGAATGCTCAATATATGGCTAATAATGGGTATTTTTTACTGGTTATTAAATACTTTAATGATTCTTACTGATAAAATTATGATAAAATATCTGGAAGGGCTCATCTTCGCTTAAAACATCTATTGGAGAAACAGAATTAATAAACCAACCGAAAAGGCCAGGACTATATAAAGACTCTACAACAACAACCGAGTTCGAGTCAGCATATTTAGCGTCAATTATGGCTTCATTTACAATGTAGCAGAAATCATTTTCTATGACACCCTTATGCCCCTTGTTCATTTTGCTTGCTCTATACATTACACATGGGACATTTTTACCAATATTGTTATTGATCCAAATAAAGCCTTCAGCCGCTGCCGCTTCATCTAATATTATAGACTCTAATTGTCCTAGCTTATTTGGTTTTTCTTTCGATAAAATGAAATGAACATTTATTCCACATATATTGAACACTTTTTCCCGCGGAGAAAAAAGGCTCAAAGACAGCTTCCATTTATCTAATATTGATAGTTTGTTATTCAATAGAATTCGCCACAACAATGGAAACCTGAACATCTCCGCTACTCTTAAACTCTCTTTCGATTATATGGACATCTAATCTGGAAAAAGCAAAAGAGTTAACGAAATTATTAATAACTCTTTCAACTAATTTGTCAGAAGATATTTTTCCAATAACTGTTTGTTGAAGATTTGTCGTAAAAAAATAATAACACTCTTTATTGTAATCATCTTCATCTGTAGATAACATATTTTTTGTTAATATTTTTGATTCAATAGTATCCATAGATGTTGTCATGCATACATATCTGGTTTTTTCATCTAATTTTATAAATGAATCTTTTTCATCGTGATAAAAAGTGTTTATAATAGATCCATTGTACTCTCTTATTGAGGACATTGATCTTATCCACAGGTTTATTCTTTCATTCTGATTCATTTACATCAACTGGCGAAACAACACACCCATAATTATTAATAACTGATCCATCGCTTATTTTTACGGTTTTACCAATGGCTGCAAAAAACAGTGACAATTGATGCTCAAGAACACCTATATTTTTAGAGCTTGAGCTATCGATAGATATTATTTCAATCTTCTCTCCGAGAGCAGACAAAAATAGCGAACATTCGTTATTTTCTTTTTGTGAATCATACTCTGAAAATATGGAGATCTCTATATTATTAGACATAAAATTGTGTAGTGATAATATTTTTTCGGAATCGCTTTCATTAAAAATATAGCTTGAATCGCTTTTCTTTATTTCAAAACCACAAGCCGTAAAGATTATAGATATTTGATGCAAAACCTTTTCAACACAATCTTCACTAAAGTCAAATAAAGAAATGATGCTAAGCGGTTTACTTTTAGCGGGATTAGACAATATTACTGTGAATATTCTTTTACTATACTTTAATTCCTGAACCGATTCAAGAGACAAATATTCCGACATGTAAACATAATCGTTTATTATCTGTATGGCATTTTGAGCCGTTTGTTCAACGTGCTCCCGTAAAGCGTCCATAGCTTTTTGTGTATCTTCTTTTGAGTCCATAATAGTATTTCGTCTACTATTCAAAGTTTCATTTAGTCAACCACACTATCAGTGAGTAAAGTTCTGACCCTTCACCTCAGGAACATTATGGAGACAAGATTCCCCATATTTTTCTTTTACATGATCTATCATGGTTCCGCTGTGACTTGTCACCAAGAATTGTTTGTCAGGAAATGATTCAATGAGCTTATCTATCATTTTTGCATGTCTTTCAAAATAAACATGCATTTCTATATTGTCAACAAGTATAATGTTTGCCTGATTTATTATAGATGGATCACATAACTGTCTAAGAAGGGTCGCTATTTTTCGCTCTCCATCAGACATGCTTTTGAAGTGAACTTTCGAATCACCCTTATCTATAACAACATCTTGATAAAAATCTACACGTTCCCCAACTCCTTCTCCATCAGAATCCTCTCCCTCAAAAGTTGAAACAGAAATACCTAGCTCTACATCGTAACCATAAACAATGCGAGCCATATCAAGAAATAGTTCTGCTCCATCAGCAGGCAATTGAAATTTTTGCCTATTTATTTGGTGATCAGCATCAACAAAAACGCATACATTTCTGTCGTTGACTTCGTTTTCAACAACACCATCAGGTTCGTGGTCTGAGTTTATTCTCGCAACCTTTTCGTTTCCATCGTCGTCAACAAAGATTGCTTCAACCTTCATTGGGTTATCGTTTATCATAAAATGAGGTAAATGCGGGTCATAATCTGGATGAAAAATAAGCTTCCTGAATAGGAGATCATTCTTTCTATTCTTTAGCCAACCTATATTTCCAATAAGCCTCATCGCATGCAAGTTTGTTGACTTGCCGCATCCATTCGGTCCAAAAAATATTGATATTGGATTTATGTCTCCATTGTCATTCGTAAAATTGAATGTGGCTTCTTTGTATCCGGTATAATTAGATAAATATAATTGTTTCAGTTTCATTGATAATCCTTAAAGCATAATGCTATAGGGATTATCGACAAAAAAGCTAATCAAGAAGAGATTGACCAGTTACCGGATTCATCTTGCCCCCAATATTTCCAGGCAAAAGGAATGTAATGCACGTTAGAAAAACCAGCATCCTCAAGAATACCTTTCATTATCAATCCGCCAACATTGTTTAAAGAATGTATAACAATGGTTTTGTCGGAATAACTTTTAATTGTAGAAAGATGGCGAGCAACGGTTCTTCCGTCCTCTTCGTCATCATTTAACTGATTGTTTGTTTCCCAATTTAAATCATGATCCAAAAATACAACATCATAATCATCATTATTGTCTAAAAGATCAATAGCTTCTTGAGCGGTAAACGCATTGTCCACATGACAACCTATAGCGTTTGGCCTAAATACATTGTGCCTATTTTGATCATCATCTAAAAATAAAACTTTCATAACAGCCTTTCTTTCAAAAAATCAACAACATCATTTGCGATTATCTCGTAATACAATTCATCAACCGCCTCTTGATTTAAGTGTTCTTGCAAATTATTATTTTCTATAGCAAATAATAATTCCTTGTCCAGCCTTTCTACTTCTTTTTCAACAAGATCAAAAGATATTTTTCCCTCTCTTATATCAACAAGAAGGTCTGCTTCTGGCCTAGGAAAAGTCATAGATCCAGTTTTTGCTAATTCGATACCTTGACTCAAGAGTCGAACTGCGTGATATGCATTTTTTACGGAGTATCCATATTTTTTGTAAGAATCTTTTCTTTTGGCTCCAACAACTCTTTTGCTGTGATAAATATCTCCTGTCTCCTTGTTCTTTGTCTTTAACTGAGCTTTTAACCACTCTGACATAGCAAATCCTGAAAAAGGCATTAGCTGAGACTTTGTCACAAACAAATTTTTGTTATCTATGATTTTTCTTCCATTTTCTGAGCATGTTAAAACATGAGATTCAGGAGCAAAAAGGATCTCAAAAGTATTGGGGGTTCCCTTTACCAGTTGATTAAGAAACTTTACAAGTCCCCAGATCACAACATCATTAACCTTATCTTCGTGTTGTTCAAATCTTCTTCTGCCAAGAAAGCAGTTTGCTGGCTCAACAACAAAACCTCTTAAGTCATCATCAGATGATGGAGTAGAGCACCCATACAGCCTGCTGCCTGTTCGGATAAGTAAGTCTGGTTTTTCCCAAAAGTTTTCCATAATTCCCCGCAGTGGATTTGAACCACTAGCCTTCGATCCCAAAAAATCAATGCTCTTCCAATTGAGCTAACGGGGAACTAGGTAGCCATAACTGTATAATGCCTTTTCTTCGCGACCTACCAATAGAAGCAAAAAGGCAAATATGTACTACCTAGATTTATTTATTTTCGACCAATTATAGGCCTCATGAAATGTAAACACACGTGAATTCTTCTAAATGTCCTCAAAATTACTCAAGTCCTTATCAGGAAAATCTTCATGACCAGGTGTAATGAATTCTCCAAATGTTAAGCTAGGGGAATGATAAGGAACAAGAGCCCATCTGCATGATCCTTTTTCTGTGTAGAAAAATCTAACGGTATCATGAAGACTGTCATTAGTTGATGCAAGAATTATAGTTGGAGTAATAACGTCTCTTATTAAAATAGAGAACAATGATTGAGAATGAGTCCAACCAGTTTCTTCCATTATCTTTATCAGTATTACAGATAAAACTCTATCTGAATCTCTTTTTGTTAGCCCATGATTTATTTGAAACAATATTTCACTAATAAAAGAGAAGCTATCTCTCATGCCAAGCAATACTACAGTGTTCTGCAAGTCAAGGCTCAATTTTGATTTGCATGCGATTTTAGGATCATTTGATTCATACGAGGTCTCTTCTCCGGTTTTTGAGTTGACAACAGTTTTATCTACTATCTTTATTTCTGGCATAATAAAAAGATTTTCTGTTCCAACTTCAACCTTTTCAAAATCCATGTATTCAATTTTTTCGGGAAAAGAAAAAACCTCTTTATCAAAACGAGGGAAAAGATTGATTATTTCTTCTGGTGAAAAACTTTTAGCTTTATCTTCAAAGTCAAAGTCAATTTCATCTGAAGAATGCCTTAAAGCCATTCTCTTCATGTCTGTAGGCGATATTTTGTTAACAGGTGCTACGTCTTCTTTTGTTTCAATGATTTCTTCTACTGCATCAGATACCCTTTCAAGAATTTTTCTTGCGATATTTTTAGCTCTGTGAAGAAAATTTTTGTTGTAATTATTGATATTAAACCTCCATACTCATTAACAATATCGACATTATATCTTTAATTAAATTTCGCTCCACTAATTGCCGATACCTTTATGGGATATACAATATTAATCAGGAATACCATCTATGACCGAAGGAACAGACCCAAGAGATATGCTAAAGAAGTATATGGATTCTCAAAACGAGAATACATATCATCACAAGCCATTAGGAGAGCATATGTTTGGTTGTTTTTTCGAACTAATAGGTAAATTGTTGTTTTGTCCCAGCGCTTGCGGACAGATTGTTGTTTCTGCTGGATCCCAGGAATTGTTTATTAAAACATGTTTTACTCCTTCTGAAGTATATATATCTATAGGGGAAACTGAAGGAAAACCAGGCTGCGGCCCTATATCAGATTCATTTGATATAAAGTATGTTCCAAAAGGATTTATATTAAAAAGCAAAACAAACAGCCCAAGAAGGAAAATAAAATGGAAAGCAATAGGCTGATAAACGTAATAGGGTGGTATGATAAAAACAACATAGGAGATGAAGCATACAAGATTTCTTTTAAAAAAATATGGCCAAATGCCAATTTTGTTTTTTCAGATATCCCAATAGAATCAGCAGATGAATATGTTATAGGAGGAGGAGATGTTGTTTCATCTTCTCTTTTAAATAGTGTTTCTAAAATAAAAAACAATAAAAATATGATGAGTATATCTTTCCCAGACAGTGTTAGCGATAATCACTTTGATGAATTTCAGAGAGTTTGGGTTAGGGATCAATATTCCCTTGATAACGCAGTTAAATTTGGGCTTAAGAATGCAGAAATAGTGCCTGACTTTGCTTTCTCGCTAAACGCTGATCAAAGAAAGGGAGATCAAATACTAAAAGGGATTTTTAAGAAAGAAAAACTTGATCTTTATTCAAACAGAATTGGTATTATAGTAAACGCCCACATGATGACTGGACATAATTGTTCAGCAGTTAAGTCTTCTTTGTTTGAAAAATTTACATGGGAACTTTCGTCTTTTTGTGATAATTATTCCGCGAGCTTTATTTTCATTCCATTCGGAACATCATTTCCATGGGATGACAGAGCAGCAGCATCATCCGTTGCCTCAAAATGTAAATTCTGGAAAAAGAATTGCGTAATTTACGACAGAATGACGGTTCAAGATACGCTTGATTTGGTTTCATCTCTCGATGTTTTGATTAGTACAAGATTGCATGGATCAATATTTTCAACGATAGGGACAACCCCATTTGTTGATATAACACATAATCACAAAAATATAAATTTCCTCAAAACAATAAACGAAGAAAGAAACGCCATCAGTTATTCTTCATTTCAAAAAGAAGAACTAAAAAATATGATTGATGAAAGAATTATTTGTAAAAACAAATACTCAGCAGACCTAAAAGAGAAAAGAGATGAACAAAAAAGAATTATCAAAAGATACTCAGACACAATATCTTTCCTATGATAAAAATTATATAATTAGATCTGTTTCAACTTCTCCAATAATAGCGGAAGGACAGAGAACAAAGCTAGTAGTAAGTGATAGTGATCTAAAACATTTTGTTGGAAAAAAGGTTGTTTACGATATGCTTGATTCAAAAGATATTAATAAAAAAGAAATTAATGAATTAAAGGTTGCCATAGTTTGTAACTGGAATGACAAATGCGGCATATCAACATATACTGGATACTTAGCAGGAGCAATAGCTCCCAAAATAAAAGAAATGAGAATATTTTCGGAAACTACAGAAGATAAAACTTTTGAAGACGAAGATTTTGTTGATAGGTGCTGGACAAGGGGAGAAAGCCTTCTTCCTCTCGCTCAAAAAATACTAGATTGGGAACCTGATTTAATTATTGTTCAACATGAATATGGCATTTTCCCAAATGCGTTTCGATTTATGCAGTTTATGGAAGCTCTAGATGGAACACCATATGTTGTCGCCATGCACTCTGTTTATGAGCATTTAGATAAACTCGTTTACACAGAAGCTTGCAAAAACATAATAGTCCATTCTGATGAAGCAAAGAACACCCTCAAAAGACTAGGAAATACAAGAAATATAGACGTTATACATCACGGTTGCGTTTCGGTTCAAGAGACAGAAGAATTATGGAATATCATGCAAAATCCATACACTGTAATGCAATTTGGATTTGGTTTTAGTTATAAAGGTGTAGATAGGGCAATTAAAGCAATATCTCACTTAAAGAAAACAGACCCTAAATTTGAAAATATATTCTATTTTTACCTATGTTCAACAAACTCTCACAACCTAATTGCTCAAAATGAATACTACGAAGAGCTTGTTCAATTAGCTGAAGAAGAAGGGGTTAGAGATAATATTGCAATCGTAAGAAAATATCAAAGCGAAATGATGCTTAGCCTCTATCTTAGATTAGCAAAACTTATTGTTTTCCCATATGTTGTAAATGGAGACAACAAAGTATATGGAGCGTCAGGGGCCATACGAGTAGCAATGGCTCATGGCAAACCCGTTGTAGCATCCGATTCTCATTTGTTTGATGATCTTGAAGGTATTATACCAAGACCAAACAGTTCGCTTGCTTTGGCTGAAGAGATAGACAAAATTTTCAGTAGCGATGAAGAAAGAAATGAAATAATTAACTCTGGCTTAAACTATGTCCAAACACACACATGGGATTATGCTGCAGATCAGTATTTGGCTTGTTACGAAAAAGTTTTGAAGCAAAATATAGTTTCAAGTGATTGATTGTTTGTTTATAAAAAACTGTCCGATATATAGGTAGCTGCTTCCGATTGATGCGAATCTCGGAGACAGTCCCTTCCCGCAGCCCCGTCAGATTTTACTCCTATTAGATCTGGCGGGGTATTTTTACCAACCCACAAACGCTTTATCTTTTATGTCTTTTATGCTACCGGATTCTATCATAGAATATGGTATATCTTGGAACCATTTGTTGTTTGCATGCACAAATATGTTAAACGAAGCGATTAAAGCGCTCTCCCCATATGCTTCGTATAATCCATCAGATATTTTCTTTAGGTCACCCCTGGACAAAGTGTATGTTTCCACATTTTGTCCAGCAAGTCTTTTCCATCCCCAATTTTCTTTTGCATACAAAACAGCGTCCCCGTGACCAGATGCAACATCTGCCTCTTTTCCGCTCGCTCCGTTTATTTTCAATATGTCAGATAGGACAGTATTATTTACAGCTATTTCAAAAAAAGTTTCGCCATTATTAATGGGTGAGCCATTGTTCATATTATGAAGAGCCAATTGTCTTTCTTCTTCAGGTATAAAACCTTCTATCCTTATCATGTGTTCAACTATGCTTGCCCAATCTTGTTGAATATAGCTTTCTATAAATTCGGAACTTGAAGGATCATCAAATTCATTTAAATCTAAATAGGTTTCAACAATATGTCGAAGAACATAACCTTCGTGATTAATATCTCCAACATCTCCATCTGCATAATGAGCATTGCCAAATTGGTCAATCCAATATTCACCTTGAATCTGAGCCATTTTTATTAATTGATACCAATTCACTATTAACTTCCCAATAATTCGCAGTTTTCAAGAATTGCTTGTCTAACTGTTATTTCACTATTTTGATGATAAGGATCTCCGTTTATAATATCTTGATCCGAAAAAGAATATGTAAGAAGCATATCTTGATCTTCTGTTAATCCAGAATAGTAATCAGTGCAGAATTTTTTAGATGTTCCAAGATAAACTCCATTACCTCCCATTTCAGCAGAAGCACCTATTGTGGTGTTTATTACTTGATTAGCGTCATACAAAGATCTGGCTGATTGACCATCCCAGGCTACAATTTTGTAGCCGAACAGTTTTTGCTGAGATGTTTTTAGTAAACCAAACCAATTCATTATTAAGCTAACCTTTGTTGCATTAGATTTATAACAGATTGCTCATCATATCCTTTTGAAATATAATCAACAGCTTCATCTATAAGATGTTGTTGTTGACTCGCATCCAGATTGCGACTTCTCGATAAGCCTTTTATCATTTGAACAATTCTGCTTTTAGATTTTTGATCATCTTGATAACCAATAAAACTGTCTGCTTTTTTAATTTGAGAATACCAGTTCAATTAATAGCTCCTTATCTGTAAAAAAATGCCAAGATAGATAATATTTATCGTCTTGGCATCAAAATCCTTCTTATTCTTATTAGCTGCTGAATTCGTTCCTAAAACTTTCGTCATATTCATTGCTAAATTTCAGTAGTTTTAGCATTGCCAATTTGGGGTCTCCATCATTATTTATTCCAACAAAAGCATCTATCTTCTTTTTGTTTTTATAAAACCATTTCTTTTCGCTATCCCACAAAGAAAGACCATCCTCATCTTGATTTATATACAATTTTAAAAAAGAAGATTTTATTCCAGCGACTATTGCGTTATCTGTTTCTCTTTCTTCTAATAATGCGTTTGCAGTTTTTATTGTCCACGGCGAAGTGTTTGGGCAATGCTTATCCAAATATTCTAAGTCTGCTGCAATAGTCTTTTTCGCCTGTCTTCTTCCTGCCCCTTTGCTTTTTGGGTTTTCGACAAGGCCCATTGCTGATTCTTTATCATACCATAGCTGAAGTCTATCAACAAGGAGCTGCAATTCATTTTCTCTCATGGAAGAGGATTCTAAAGATACAACTTTTTGCCACATATCATAGCACTCTTGGCCAGCTTTAGATTTCTTTTCCCAGTAAGCTGTCTCTACCCTTTTGTCTTGAGTGTCCGCCATTCTAGCCAAATTTGTGAACATATCCCATGTATAATGGACTGCTCCCATCTTTTTCGCAAACAAAGGCATTAATTCCGTGTCAAATATTTCTTCTGCTTTTTTTGTACTCATAATAATTTATCGACTCATAACAATAAATTGTTACAAACAAACACTTATATGGGATAATCTGTAGGGTCAGGCTCTGCTGGAACATCATCAGCATCCATGAAAAATGATCTTATTTTTGCAAGCCTATTCATTTTCACCCAAGCTCTATGGTGAATGTTAAAATCGGCCCAATCGCCAGTTGGGGGAACTATCTTGCCTGCAATAATAGAGGCCATAATTTCTTCTTCAACATATGCTGGATCTGGTTCAGGCATTTTATTCTCCCATTATACTTAATAGCCGCTTCTTTGCTTCTCCAGAAAAGCGTCAGTTTCTGGTCTTTCTTTTGAATCATAAAAAGATGGCTCAGTTTGAATAGATGAAAAATCAAGAACAATCAAAGCAGGAAAAGATTTGAATCCCATTTGAATTAAAGAATCAAACCTATGAGCACCCTCAAGCAAATAAGGATAAGGCTCTTCATCATAAACAATTATCAAAGGCTCTATCGATTGATTCTGCTGAATCTCCTGACCCAAAGAATGTAAATAATCTTTTTCCGACTGATTATTCGCGGAAGAAGAAAGATTCTCAAAAACAGAAAATGGAACCTCTCTAACGCCAGGCAAAGATTCCCATTTAGTAAAACTAGCATCAAGAGAAGACATGGAATTACCAATAGGTCTAATAGCCATGCTGCCAAAAGAACTTATAGAAGGAAAACTATTCGCAACCTGATAATTAGGATGCGATTGAATTCCGACCTCTTGAGCAATTTTTATTTGCCTATACCAATTCATACAACTCGAATCCTTATTTTTGTTATTCTGCTTTTTATATTTGGATTCAACTTATTGTAAACCCTTGCCTTAATAACAGTATTATCAGAACCAGTTAAGTTTCTATTTAAGACAAGTGGACCAGAATACAATTTACTCTTACTTGTTGGATTCTTACCATTTGTAGTATATCGAACCTCATGGTTCGAGTCAGTTTCTTCCAAAACAATAGTTGCAGGCCTTGATACAGGAAGCTCCAATGGCATCTCTTCAATATCATGACCAGATCTCCTTGTTGAATAAGAATTGTTCTTTATGCTAAAGGATGGAGAAGCTATAGCTGAAGGAGGAGTTGTTGTTCCTATAACTCTTGTTGTCGCAGGATCTAGCACCCAGTTCTCCTCCTGAAAATGCCATTCAATATCTTTCGCAAACGCTATCGCATCTTTCGCCGCATTTGGGTGAACGCCTACATCTAATTCAATACCATCTGTAACAACTGTTCCGTCAAGTTGAGTAGCTCTTCCATCTGGAGTTAATCCGTCGTAAGAATCCCACATACTTATATAGCCGTAAGTATTTTCGGTGCAAATATCAAGAAGATCGCTAGCTTTTGATGCGGTCATTGCATGAGAGACATCAGCATTCCAAGGGGCAATACATAAAACATCAGGTGACGAATATCCATTATCTGTATGAGCATCTTTCCATGTATCTATGAGGGACTCCATGTTCGCTTTATAAGCACCAGAGTCTTCAGCATTATGTCCAGTCATGAATATAATCAAATCATAACCCTCTGCAACATCAATTAATGACTTTCTTGCTGCAACGCTTTGCCTGTTTACCAAATCATAAGCAGACCAAGAAGACCTTGCTGTATTTGTTAGAACAAGTCCTGTGCTAGGGAATGTTTCTCCGGATGGGGAGTTGTAGATGAGAGAGCCTAGAATCTGAAGCTCCCTATTCGTATCATTGTTATTAGAATCTTTTACTACGATACCGACCGGAGAAGAACCAGAACCGGGGAATGTCGCCTCATTTCGAATGGGCCAGTTCAATATTCTTAACGCATCCGATGCATCAAATACAACAGGGTCTCCGCCTATACCGAAATCTTCCGAAGCTCCATTTGATGTTCCTCGTCTTTCTGCGATCCTCATTCTTGCAAAAGTTCCAGCGGCATCCCTAAGAATGGTTCTACTGTTTTTGCGAGCATCCAAGTCAATAGCATTTGTGTGTCCTCCAACAGCCCACTGATAAGTTCCTAAGTTAGAAAAGTTAGGACTTATAGTGCCTGCAACATCCCATGAACGGCTATGCTGAATGTGATCGCTTGTATTTCCATCTCCCCAGTTAGTTTGTTGGATAAGCGAAGTTCTGGTAATCGTTGCTCCAAAATCGCTTGAATCAGGATTTGCCGAATGAGATTGCCCAACAGCGGCATTTCCTACTCCATGAATAAAAGCTCCAACATGCTGTATTGCCCATTTCTGAGTTTGACCAACCCATCTCTCCTCTGTTCTAAGAGATTGGGAATCTCCAACAATGAGAACCTTCGTTAATGAAGAAGAAGCTCTTGTTGGTAAAACTATTTTATCTAAATTTTTATTTAATTGAGCCATAATATTCCTTAAATATAATTATCACCCGATTCGTGATCATCGTAACCATCGTTGTAAAGTTCTTCCTGAGGTTCCTGATGTTTTATTATTGAATCTCTAACAAAATTCATCATAGTTGCAGGTACTGCGTTTTGAGATTGAAAGATTTGACTGCCCACAATCTGAGAATCAGTCAGAACAGAAACATTTGCTCTCAATAAATTCTGAGAAGGCTGATTGTTTACGCCCTTCAAAGTTCCAGTCCCCATTTCCCCAAAAGTTGAACCCTGAACCATTTCTGAAAATTGTAATTGAATACGACAAGCGTAATTTACATTATTAAATATTGAATTGAAACGAAAACTGACATTTCTTCCGTCGTTTATGGAACTTGCCCTTGGATCAAAAATTACGCCAGCGTCCTTCAAAATAAAATCCGCGGTATTGGAAAGATGATCGTAAAAACGAACCCACCAATCTGTCTCAAGTTGAGCTATTTTATACCAATTCATACAATCCTTAATCTTATCTTAACTATTCTACTCTTAATGTTAGAGTTTAATCTATGATATATCCTTGCCTTAATAATAGTATTGTCAGAACCAGTTAAATTCCTTGTTATGGTTAATGGCTCTACATATAAGTTACTCTTACTTGTTGGATTCTTACCATTTACAGTGTAACGAACTTCATAATCAGGATGAACTGTCTCTAAAGTAACCGTTGAACTACCGCTAACATCAACCTGTTCAACCATTGACTCTATGTTTGCATCAACAAATCTTGTATCATATGAAGATCCGTCTACGCTAAAGGTAGGAGATGGAGTTGAACTTGGAGCAAGAAGAGTGCTTAATGATCTGCCAAAAGAGCCAGCAGACAACAAATTTGCCATAAAATTAGCTGTATACAATCTATCGCCAGAACCATCTACCCCTAAGATAAAGTGGACATCATCATTAGACCCTAGATAATAATCAGTTATTGTATCATCAAATTCAGACCAAAATAATAAGTCTGGCCTATTTTTACTAAGTAACATAGCTTTTACATTTGTGTTCAAGTAATCATAAGCATCATGGACATATGATTGCCAGTTTTGCCCTGATTCGCCTAGGGGCGGCTTGATCGCCTTACCTATCCATAAGGTTATATTATTTTCAATACAAGAATCAACTAATGTTTCCATTTTTGCAAATATCTCATCTCTAGTAGTTATAACGCTTCCTTCAATAGTCCTTACAGGAGATAAATCATTTATAATCCACTCAAGGACAACAAGCGAATGACCAGCGAACAATGGTAATGCCGCTGAGTTTTCATCTACAAAATCTGTTATTTCGTTTCCTGAACGACCAATTGTTGTAAATGCATAACCTGAAGATAAATCATATTCTCTTGCCAAGTAACCTGGGAAAAGGTTGCTCGACCAAGCTCTAGGAAAAGCAGCCCAAGTTCTATTAAACATGTGTTGAGTTGGAGCTGCCAAGCCGCTTACGTCTGCGCCAACAAAGGATGATACCAATCCGGAGAATTCCTTAACCATTCCAGTAATCCCGTCAATTTCGCAGTCGTTAGCTATAAAATCAATGTTTTCATAATGAGATGAAGCTAATCCGCCAGAATTTGTTATATCGATATCTGCATATTGAATAGTTTCAGAGGTTTCGAAATTATTACTTAGATCTTCTAGGCCAACTCTTAATTTTCCATCATAACGATTTAGCCTCAAACAATATCTTGAAGAATCGCTATAGGTCATAATGTTTTGAGCAGCATAAACTCCATGCTTAATTTTTACGTTCCCGTCTTCAAATATAATTCTACCAAGCTCAGAACCTGTTGTAAACACAATAGATAATGATCCTCCGCTATTTATAAGAAGGCCGTTTATCAAGACCATATTCATCCTGGTGGAATTTATTGTTTCAAATGGTTGCCTCAAAGAACCTGTTGATCCTGTAGAAGTTACAACAAATCTCCTTCTCGCTGGGTTCGTTCCGCCTGTAGCATATTTTACAGAAGTCACTTCTGCTGCATCTGACCATATCCAGAATCCTCGATCATTTTCAGTTTCCGATATGCCAACATCCGCAAATCTAAATATACAATCAGAATTTGCTTCTTCGCTATATTTTGGCAAGAACTCAAAGTCATCAGTTATTACTCGAATCATGCCATCGCGATCGCCATATATCCTGTAAGTAACCCTATCATCTGGAACATCCGGTATTTTCCATTGAGCAATTCGATCAGCATTAATGCCTGACATTCCGTTTGCTCCAGAATCAACATTCGTATATTCAACTCCATCTACAAACATCCTAACCCATCCTGGATCATCGAACTCACAATCAATGGCAAACTCATACAAAGTAGAAAATTTCAAACCTTCTGATGCATTAATCCCATCTTCAGTGGACGTTCCGCCAAACTCGGCTCCCTCAAACCTAAACCCTTCTCCGCTATAAAAATTTGTTCCATGACGCAAAGAGAAAATAGATCTTTCTCCGGAAACAGTATCAAAGAATCTTTCTCCCCCTCCAAGATCTGTGTAATCTATAGTCGAATTCTTAATTAACATAATGCCAGCCTGAATTCGAACTCTATCGCCAACCGAGCCAAATATGCTACCAGAATCGATAATATCTATTAAATCATCAGAACCTCCAGTATTGGCGTGCTCTATGTAATTTCCGTTAGAATCAGACCCGTGAGTCCAGTTTGCATCTAAACCGCCAATACCTGTAGCTGCTCCGCCTCTCGTCGAAAGCTCTGTAGCTGCTCCTGATGTTGCCCAAAGGCTTGTGTCTATCTCTAATAGTGGTGCCATTGTTTTTCCTTGTTATTATATAGCGTTTATGTCCATTTTGGTTATTCTGCTATGAATGTTTGGATTTAATTTATGATATATTCTTGCCTTAATAATAGTATTATCAGAGCCAGTAAGGTTCCTGTTTAAAACAATTGAACCAGAATATAATTTACTTTTACTTGTTGGGTTTTTACCATTCGTTGTGTATCGTATTTCATAGTCAGACCCAACATCTTCAAAAACAACAGAAACAGGCTTTGAGGCATTTCTTTTCTCAATTGTTGATTCAATATTTGGATCAGTTAACCTTGTACCACAAGAACATGAATTTATGGTAAATGAAGGAGCAGGCGTATCTTTCGGAGCAACACTCGCATTAAGATTTCTTGCGCTGGAAACAAAAGCTGTTCGCTTGCTCAATTCGGCCATCATCCACAAATGAGGTCTAACTGCCTCTGAATGTCCTATCATATTTGGGTGAGGCGTATTGCCTCTATAACCCATTTCCCAAGAAGCCCAGTGGTCGCCTGCAAATTGAGACTCTAAAGCAAAACCTCCAGCAGTTGCCGTTTGAGCTAAAACAACATTGTCATAAAGTGTTTGTCCGCTTGAATATTTTTCATGTTGAGCATCGCCTGCATAATAGCCTTCAGTAGAAGTTGACTCAGCAAGAGTTGCGGTCATAAACGTTTCCATGTCCGCTGCTACAGATCCCTGATTTGCTAAATGAGCAATAAGAACTTTCATGTTAAGAATATTGCATAATTCTCCAAACCAAGAATTTCTAGGCCATGCCTCTAATTGATTTCCATATCCGTTTCCAGACCATCCAGCACCGCCAATAGCAAACCCGGTTATGTTTGTTCGTATAACGCTCATTCCTAGCATAAAATTCAAACCAGTTGTATTTGTTATTCTTACACCTCTATACTCAGAGGCAGTTGTTGGCATTGTATAGGTTTCTTTTCCAATAGAATATGGCCCAAAATGAAGAACATCTCCAGTGGTCGGAGCTGTTTCAAAATCCCATTTTACAACAAAGCTATCTGCGGTTTTTGATACAATAACTCCAATGCAAACAAAGCTTAATCCATCATCAACCATTACTGCATGGTCAACTTGAACATCAGCAAATCCAACAGGAGCAGAGTCAAAAGCAAATGTTTTTGTTCCAGAAGTATAAGAATCAGAAGCTGTCATTGTGTGGTCTAAAACAGACCCGCTGTCAGCGTCTATTTCTATATTAACAGGATCTTCAGGAGCAAAGTTCCCCTGTTCGCTTGAAGCATCTGCCGTAACATGTTCCCATCTCCAAGTACCAAAACCAGGTCCTTTCATATAAACAAGATTGCATTCAGCTTCTTCTGAATTAATAAGAAGAGAATCTCCCTCAAGAGGGTATCTCCCTTCGTGAAGACCGCCAGTGCCAAAAAGAGAATCAACTCCTGATGGCAAACTAGCTTCAACCATATTTCTTTGATATTGAGTGAAAGCATTTGCTCCTGTATCTAGAGCTACACCGCCTCCAGGTCCTCTTAGATTTGAATATCCCTGAAAACCAAAATGAGCTAAGTCATAATACCTTGAATCAGTTCTTGCATTTCCCACGTTAGCACCAAAAGTCCAAGGAGTTGCTGGAACATCAATGCCAAACCCTCTACGAGATAATATTTCAAAACCGCTAAATGAAACTCCGTTCAATCTAGGGTAAAGCCATCTTGCATATCCATTAGAAAGAGATCTTGACCAGAGTCTGTCATTGGAATCATTTGTTGCGCCTTCTCTAGAGTTTGCTGTTACTATAATGCTTATAACAGAATTTGGAGCAGTTTGGTCCACATAATATTTTCCAATTTTCCACAAGTGCCTAGATGGAACATCAACATAGGTGTCTGCAGTTTGACCCACACCAGGAACAGGAACAGAATTAAAAAACGTAGATGACGGAAATACTTCAGGGGTTATTGTTTCACTCATGATGGGTTCTCTCTGTATGGGTCAAAAAATCCTACCGGAGTAGTTGTATGTATGGTTGTGTCCGCCTCCCAAACATGTATAGTGTCGGTTTTTGCGACTCCAGTTTCGTATCTATATGTTAAAATGTCTTGAGGGTTTGTTAAAACATCTGTTATAATTGGCCCTTCAACATTTGAAGAGCTTCCTCTTTCTCCAACATTTGATCCCGGAAAATGAGGAAGAGCAAAAATTCCGTCATGAGATGGACCAGGCAAATTTCCAGAAGCCGCTTGAGTCCAAGGGTGAATATTTTTTGCATCCCATATTGTTGTTATGTCATCTTCATCTATTATAATATCATCCCAAAAACACAATGAACCCATTGCCCCATGCCAAACCTGAGCGCCTAAGCTTGCAAAAGTAGTGAATACCCTAAGCTCTCCATTAAGATTAACATCAGCGGAAGGAACAACGCTTGTTGGCCAAGCACTTGCATTTATTGCTGTTGGGTCATCATCTGTTTCATATATTGCCCATACCTTTGTATCAAGATTCAGTCCAGTAAGATCTATGTAACCTGCCCAAAGAGACCATTCTCCTGTGTTTACATTAAGATTAGAAGTTCCAGTTCCGCCTTGACGATAGCTATAAGTTGTGCCGTCAGCTCTTAGTGTTGGAGCGCCAGCAGTTCCTGATACTCTTACTCCAAAATAATTGCTTGCATCTGTGTTTAATGTAAATATATTGCGAAAAGTTCCTACGGCATCAGCTTTTCTATATACCCAAACCATAAAGCTGAATCTACTTGCATTATCTGTCATCCAGCTAGGTAAGTCTGAATTGTCGATTATGTACCCACCATCGCCTGTTGTATCTGAAAATTGTTTTAACATAATTGCTCCTAATTTATATTTTCTCTGGAGGATTAATCATTGGAACCTCATCGCCCACTGATCCGTGAACTCTTTGGTATAACTCGCTAGCGGCTCTTTCTGCCGCTTCTTGTTCTGCTTGCGGATTCTCTGGTTGGGATTCGACTCTGACCTCATAGATCATGACTCCCCTATATCTCGCCTGCTTTTCAGCGAATTGAGCAATCTTCTTTTTTGCATATGACCATGCTGGTATTTTGTTTGTGAAATTCATAATGACCCCTTTGTCTCTAACTGTATTTCGACCAATTAGAAGGAATTCCTTGTCTAAATCTTGATTTCAGTTTTTCGAAGATTTGATTCGCAAAATTTTTTTTTTTAAGACTCAGTACCAGTGCAAACACGAAAAACGACAGTAAAGCAATCATTACCAGAACATCACGCTAAAAAACGAACCTTTCCTAGCTATAACAACTAAGAAACGAACGCTTCATAATAAACTTCTAAAAATAAAAACAGCCATCACCAAACGGTAATAGCTTTTATTAATCAATATATGCTATATTTTAGCAAAAACAAGACTGCCAAACAGACAGCTAACTTTTCGGTGAACGAATTAATTTTCGCGGAACAAGAATAGAAGCTCTACTCTTTTCCATTATTTCCAATATGCTCTCAACAGTTTGCTTATCCTTTTCTCTTTAATTCAATTAACCCTTTTTCCGTCCACCCATCATCGTCTACCCAAAAGCCTTCGTCTCTCATTCGTTGCCAAAATGGTTTACAATTAGGACACTCTAAGCTCGCTTTAGAACCAGGATGGTTTATGCATTTCATGCTGCACTTCATTTGCTTATCCTTTTCTCTAATTCGACTTTCATTGCCTCAGCTTCCTTACCTGAACCATGACCGTTCCGCTCCAAGTAAGACAAAGTATTGTTTATATGGAGAAGGTCCATCTCATCCACCCATAACTTCGTGCCCGACGAATACCAATAAGGACGCTTTGAGAACTCACGCTCCTCAGCATCAGACAAAGCCATATCTACCAATTGATGCTCACGATAATAATCTGCTATGTCGCCCATTACTTAACCTCCTTAATGGGACGGTAGAACCAGCGTCTACCATAGCCATCAGGGTGCCTTTCATACACGCCAAGCTCAACAAGCTCATCGCCATATCGGACAGCATCAGACTTAGCCATTGTATCAAACCACCCGAACCTGTCGCTTGACTCATCCGAAATCTCATCAGCTAATTCCAAAAATAGGTCCTCAATAAGATCAGAACACCTATCCTTTAAAATAGAATTTTTATCAATAAGCTCTTGCCTTTCCTTAAAAGAAACACAAATAACAGCATTAGCATAATCATGCCAATCAGCGCTGCTGATTGCCTGCGTCTCAGTTGCGAAACGAGCCAATTGCTCCATATTCATTCCCTTAAACTTACTCATAACTTAACCCCCTAAACACATACAATCAACAGAATGGGTCATGCCGCTGCTATCAGAACTGTGGAAGTATATATAAAGATGACCCTTATGGTAAATCGTATCAATACGCAAATGGCCGTCAGAACTCCATATCTTGACAGTATCAATCAATACCGCTACATTATCTATAGCCGGAATAGCATTGACCTCTGTGACCTGTATATTTCCGCGGGGAAGAGAATGAGGATTGCTTCCTGCCTTTGCTTCATTTCCGCCATTAGGAGCCATAGCAATCAGAATCGCAATGCCCACAAAACAAAAAATCATAAGCCAACTTAGATATTTCGTATCCTTCATATCAATTCGCCTCCAAGCATGCACAACCAGGATGATGTATCATAGTTGGCCTATAGTCGTCGTTGAGAACAATAATCAAATGACCATCATGATTCATCGTTATTAACTCAATGCCGCCAGCTTCTGTAGATGATACCCATTGAGATTTTTGAGTAGCTTTATTCTCTTCGTCGATGCTGGTTATAATTCTAGCTATACCCAATAAACCTGCTCCTAACATAAGCATGCCTATAATGATTGTAACTATTGTAGCTTTTCCGCTCATTTCTTCAATCCTTTATGCAAATCGTTTTTGTGAATTATTGGCAAAATGTCCTTCAGGTTCTTGTTGCCCTGAAAATAGAACCAACAAGACCTAATGCTGCCAGATTCAACATCTTTCTCAAATCTAGCCTTTTCTATTAACTGACGCTCGTTAAGCTTCGGTAAACGATTGAGTATGTATAAACGCTCCACAGTCGTTAAATACCCGCCATACTCATTGTTGAGCGTGGGATACCTTGTGAGCTTTGCTCTTAAGATATTCTTTTCCTTATCCCTCATGACTACTCCTGATTAGGAATAGAAAGACTTGGACCGGCGACCATGCTACCCGAATCATCGTTGCCGTTGTAAAAAGACAAAGAATCATATTCATCTTTACCCGCGAGAATCTTTAGCACCTTATCTAGGACCATTACCTTCTCTTCCATGCTATCGCCGTCATGCTGCCCATTCCGCATAATCTCATGAATAGCATGCTCTATTCGCTCTTTGCGTATCTCAGAAGCCACTCCTGCTGCCCCTAGCTGCTCGAAGCTCTTCCAAGATGACCAATGAGGTCTATTGAGGTCAAAGCCCTTAGAGCAAGGATCAGGGTCGCTGGTGACCCTATACGAGATAGTTCCCTCGATCTTATCTATGTGTTTTGCTCGAATGATACCATATTTAACTCTTTCGTAGGGATCACCCATAAGGTCTTCAGTATCGATAGGACCCAAAATCATTGTCATGTCGCCGATTTCCATAGTATTTTCCTTTCACTCAAGTATACCATTGGACTGATGCACCTGAAGCAGAGAAGCAAGATTTTTTCATTCTCCGCGAATTTTTGTTTCCAAGGTATACCATTCTTCGTATACATTTGTGTAAAAAAACATGAGCCAAACACTCCGGGTGAATGCTTCAGAGTGTATAATAGGGCTTTTCCCATTAACCGTCTTAAAGGAGACAAAACCGTGACAACTCTCAATCGATTACCCAAAATAAACGTCCAAGCCATGCCAGTATCCCATTCAGCTCCATTAATCAATGGAATGATCCGAATGTTTGATGAAAATGGCATTTGGTATGATGCCCCACAAACAACCGAAATCGTTATTCGATCATTTTCGCCAGAACTTGCTCAAAAAATGGTTGATACCTACTCAAGACCAAATAGAACGGTTCGAACGCCAAGAGTAAAGAAATATCAAACCGCAATGGAAAGCGATCTATGGCAACTCGCAAATACCATCCACTTCGATGTTGAAGGATTCCTCTGCGATGGACAACATCGAATGAGAGCAGTTGTTAAATCAGGTAAGACAGTCCCATTCCTCGTACAGTTCGGAACAACACAAGCTCAACTCAATACGCTCGACGAGGGAGCCTCCCGATCAAGCAAAGACGTTGCAGCAGTTCGAGGAGTAGACCTGCGAGGATCTGTTATCTCGGCTCTCTCATACATCCTAGAGTTCTCTGAGATCAAGCGAATCACTCCAAGAGAACATATCAGCATCTTTGAGGATAGACACCTTGATGCAGCAAATTGGGTATGCGATAGACTCAAGAAAAGTCCATACAACAGCAATGTCGTTGCGGCTCTTTGTATTCGAGGATACTACAGTTGCAAAGACGATTGGAATGCATTAGAACGACTTGAAAGCTTCATCAATATCTTCCAAGGGACAGCCTTTGCTTCAGATGAGGACGATTCAGCCGCAAACGTATTCAAAGAGCATTTCCTTAACATGAAGAGACAGCGAAGCAGCGGACAGAATCGTAAAAAGATTCAGAGAAGCGGAGCTTACTGTCTCGATAAGTTCCTTAAGTATCAACCAGCGAAGAATGTTCGAAAAGGCGATCCGGTTAAGTTGTTCCCGTTGCCCGAAGAAAAAGCAAACGATGGACGAATAGTTATCTGATCCATCTTCCCGCGAAATTTAATTCCTCATAAGCCCTTTGATGGGCTTTTTTCATATCAATAGCATATCGTTGATATTGGCACTATCTAGTCTATAGCGTTGATTCCAATGAATAATCAAAAAATAACGTTTCCTAAAATCCCAAAAAATAGCTGTGTCCATAAAAGCGAAATTTGGGTTTCCAGAACCATAGGAGTCCCTAAAAGCTATAATTGGGGGTATGGGGAGGGTATGCTTTTTTAATAAGATGGGTGACCCCCATGCCCCTAGTATATAACAAAGCCCCAACTTATTATAAGTCAGGGCAATGTAATGTTATATGTTTGACTTGTTATATTACTCGAACGCTACCAGCATACTGACCGCATCATCGTCCTGGCCTGTTGGCTCAATGTAATCGAGGACCAGCATTTGAGCAGCCTCATCAGTCATTGATCTCCGCTCTCTGTTTTCTTGATCGGTCTCAATCTCTGCATTGATTACCTTGAATGATCGAGCTGTAAGCTGTTCGATGCTCTCCGCTCTTACTTGGAACTCTCCTGATCCATTGCTTGTTGATGTATCAAAGCGTTCTGTTGGATCGCCTTCGGGGAAGTCATCTTCCATAACTCTGGCTGGACATGATACGGATACGATGAGGGTTGGAACTAAAATTCGCATGGTTTATCTCCTTTGTTATCTCTCATTGGGTATTGCTGTTCATCGGTGATTACTGAGCACCCATCTTATTGTTGTGTTTCCCCTTTCGGGGTTGAGGTTTAGTCCTGTCCTACCCAATATACCGTGTTTCCCTTTTGGAGTTCTTCGAGGGTTGATTGGACTTGGTATGCTGAATCCCAATAAACTTTGCCGATTTTTGTGTAGTTTCCATCGTCGTCTTGCTCTCCCTCTTGAGTGATGATTGATCCATCTGTGAGGGCTCCGACGACTTCTGGTGGTATCCATTCCCATTCATTACAAGTATAATCTTCAAATACTTGTCCGAGGTCTGTGCATTCCTTGAGTTCTTCTAAGTCATCAGGAACGATTTGCAAGCCTTTGTCTGTCTCTGTGATTGTGATCATGATTTGATCTCCTTTGTTGTCTTACAATGGAGTTTTCATTTCATCGGTGAATTTTTTCTCTCAGTTTTTCTGTATGTTTCTTTAACCGCTTTGGGACTTCAATAAGATTATATCCAATGGATTCTAATTCTTTTCGGATTGGTTCTATTTCTTTTTCTGTTGGTTTTGTTGTTGAATATTTTAGGTCGCCGCTTTGTGAGTATTTCCATTGTTGTGAATAACTAGCGCAATACAATATATTGTTAGTTGTTGGTATTTCGGGGAATACTGCAATAACTTTCCCTCCAGCTTTAAACTTTCGATAATAGACAATGAGATCATCTTTTTGATCTAGAACATTTTGCATATGTTCATTTGCTTTTCCTTGATGCTCAGAGATGTCTATATTATCCCAATCCCAATCTTTCGGGTCTCCGATTTCTTTTCCTTGAACATTCTTCATATTAAGACTTTTTGTTTCTGTGTTCTTGGTTTCCCATTTCAGCCTTGATGAATCGCCGGTGGTTGGAGGGCTTTTCATCCTTATTAAACCATTTGATGAGGTCTTTACCGTATTGGTTGATATCTCCATTGAAGTGTGGTTGTTGTCCGTGTCCTCTGATTGTTTTGCCTGGTCCTTCTTCTCTTTCGATGTGTTCCCAGTCGATCTCTCCGTTTGAGTATTCTACTTGTATGCTGAATGATGTCATTGTTTTGTCTCCTTGTTATTATCTATTCATTCCGCGAGAATATCGGTGAAATCAATATCATTGATAATGATCCATGCAACGGTTTGTCTGATTGTTGTTTTGATGAGTCGTCCTTTTCCATCTTCTCTTAGATATTCAGCTTGTCCTAAGTATCCAAATGTCCAGCCTAGATGGTTGATTCCCTCATTGATAAGAGCAGTCTGCTCTCTGGCAGTCATATCCTCATAATTCCCGAGAACCTTGCTCATTTGGTCGTCTGTTGCTGGCTCTAAGTTATCGAACTTGTATGATTTGCAGATGATGTTAGCTGAGGGCATCGTTGTTCTCCTTGCCTCTTATCTATTTGTTTTATTTATCGGTGAGCTGGCTATCCACCCATCTTAGTATGGTTAAACCCCTTATGGGGTAAACCTGTCAACTCCCTTCCTATTTATCTACTGGTGCTTTTTTGAGCATTGAGATTACGGTATCAATGTTCTCGATTTCTTCATCTGGTCCCTCATAATCATCTGGGGACTCTTCTACTCGTTCTTTGCATCCTTCGAGCCATTGGATGCTATTGGTTCGATGCTCTTCGGTTTGGACTTTGAGCGGGCCTTCTCCGCTGAATCCATACATACATGCTCCTGGGTCTCCTCCTGTCATATATGATCCCCAAGTTGCCATGAATTGAACCGCTTCTTGATCGTTCATTGTATTTCTCCCTTTGTTATCTTACAATGGGTGCCCGTGTTTATCGGTGATTATTCCGCTTGATGAGTTCGCTTGTATCTTTGCTTCTCTTATCGAGTTGGCATTTAGTATGGGTTGTGAAGAGTTTGGTGTAGTCTGAGGGTTTGCCGCCGTGTTTCTTAGCTCGTTCTTTGGCGGAAGGGATGAGTTTGATTGGTTTGTTGCAAATTGAGCAGTTCATGATTATCTCCTTGTTATTATATATTCTTTCCGCGGGAATATCGGTGATGGCTATTCACTCATCTTATTATGGTTCCCCTTCAACCCGTATAATCACGGGAGGGCTCATATAGAGCAGGGGATGGAATTATTCAAACGATAGCATACCTTCTATCAACGCTTGTTCATATCCGAATACTGATTCTTCTTCGCAAGATTCGCATTCATATTCTCTTGCATCCGGTTCGCAACCGTATTGGGTTTCTCCGCAACATAGGCAGATTCCCATACAATCATCTTGCCCTTCCATGAAATCCTCTTGGGTCATGGATTGTGCTTTACGCCTTGCTTTGGGCTTTACTGGTTTCCATTCTGAAACTGGTCCGCCTTCTCTTACTTGATTCTCGTTCATGGTATTGTCTCCTTGTTACTACTCATTGGAGCATTGATATCATCGGTGAATAGATTTCACTCATCTTATTATGAGGGTTCCCCTTATGGGGAGGGCATTTAGTTCATATTATGTTCATCCATCTCTGTGATTTCTCCGTGAAAGTCTTCAAGAACAAGATAGGCTGATACGATCCGATCTTGAGCGAGTTCAGCATCTCTTCCCATTTTTCCTGGTCTTGGATCTGCTGCATTGATAATTTCTGATCCCTCATCTATGGCATCGTTGTATTCTCTGATGGCTTCTTTGCGTTCTTCTCTTGCTGCTTGAATCCTTGGGAATCGTTCTAGTAGTTCTTCTGTCTCTCTGTCGTAGGCCTCTAGTGCCTTCTTTGCTAGTTCGAGGCTATGAGCCAATACTTCTCGATACTCTTTGCGTTCTTCTCTGACTTGCCTTTTGACCTTGATTCTTTCTCTTGCTGCTTCTTGGCGCTCTCTTGCTTCTTCGTTTGGGTCAATGATTCTCATAGTATTCTCCTTGTTATTATTTATTGTAGTTTATTCGTCATCGGTGAGGATATTTTCACTCATCTTATTATTCCGCGAGAATATAAAGAAACCCCATTGCTGGGGCTGTTGAGGGTTTATGCTTACTCATTTCATTCGCAAGAATGTTATGCTGCGTCGATGAATGAGCCGGATGGAATATCTGCGAGGGTTTCGCAAGTTTCTTTGGCGGTATTGTATGCTTCGTCGATGCTCATTCCGGTTGAGATGAGTTGGAGAGTAAGAGAGAGGAATTCGTAACCGTTCATGATTGTATCCTTGTTTGTTTTGTAAGAGGTCATTCCCTTACCCTCTATATTTGATACCCGAATCCATCGGTGAATCTTATAACAAGCCTCCACCCATCTTAGTATAGGGTTTGCCCTTTCGGGCGTTTGTCAATCTGTTGTTATTTCTCTCTGCATAACATAGACTGTTCGGAGATTGAATCCTCTTGGTAAGACTTGAACAAGCATCCAACCCTCTTCTCCCATCTTCTCTACATTATCTGGAAGATAACTAGAATCGTATGGATTCGCTTTATCATTGTCTGCTGTTACATTCTCAAATTCGTATTTTTTCATGCTTCTACCCGTTCTTTCTGATCTTTAATGGTTTCTGCCGCTCTAACCATACCAACAATCTCTGCGCCAGGGAAACAAAGATCTGGCAAATGAATCATCAGCATAGTTTGCAACAGTTTCTTTGATTCCATGTCTCCGTTCTTAACCTTTTCTCCAAGTTCTCGTATTTCGGCTGCAACTTTGGGAGCGCTTGTATTTCGGATAATACAAGTTCCATACAATCCATCGTCAATGGCTGCTACTAGGGGATCTTCTCCCTTTTTAACTGCAATTGCTATTCGTTCTTTGGTTGTCAATGGTTCAAATGGTATTGGCTGATAATAACTCATGCTTCTACCCATTCTCCCTGATCCTTCAGGGCCTGCTCTGACATATGACCCCATCCAAAGTCTTCTCCATAAGTATCAATCATGAATTGCATACCGATATTGTATACGGCTGTCTTTGGATGATGATCGAATGGGACAAGCGGACTTCCCTTTACGGTTGACCATACGCAAATCGTATCGCCTGTTTCTGTTTCAAACAGAACTGTATGAGGGCCGCAGTTGACTTTACAATATTTGAAATCTGACATAGTAGTCTCCTTGTTGCTTTATATTCTCCCGCGGAAATTATCGGTGAATCTATCTATTCACCCATCTTACTTGTATGTCTAAAAAAATTTGGTATAAAAAAATCCCCCATAATCGGGGGACTCTCTGAGAATCATTCTCCTATGCGAATGCCAATTCTCCGGACTTCGCTACGGCTTTATCAGCGAGGGAAAGAACGATACGATCCATTGATGATGGACTCTTTTTGCGGGGAGCATCATGCTGGACATATCCTTGGATAGCGTTGTGTGCTTCCCAAGCCGTTGCTTCTCGGGGGTTCGTTGATTCGATCCCAAGTTGGCGGCGTTCTCTGTAGAGTCGGGACATAATCGCTTCAATCCTACGCTCTGCGCGTCCGATGGTATTCTTGGTAGCGTCATCGCTTACCGGATAAACTTCTCGGATGAAAGCCGCCATATCAACTTTTTTGCGTTGAGCATTATCAATGGCAGCGTATACATTTTCCCCATGACTGAGGACATTTCGGAAATCCTCAATAAGATTTGGCATTTTATCCCGCAACGCTGCTGTGTGGCGAATCTTTCGACTAATGCAACGCCCCTGGACTGGGACCGCCATGAGATTCCGACAAATCATCCGAAAGATTCCGAACTCTGCTGAGAACGCTTTGCCATCGTATGATGCTTTGATGATCATGCGAGGAACATATACATCCTTCAAACTTCCATTTTTTGCATGATGATCCCATACAGATCGTTGATGATCGGCGGATGGGGCAACGGTAATAAAGTGTCCATTATACCAACTTGCTTTGACTTCGCTGGTTCCCCCAAACGCTTCGGAGCTTGCTTCTACCAAAGCGGATACATCATCGAGGGTATGTGGCTCATATCCGGATTTTACCGCTGAGCCGATACATGCCATTGAGTCGGATCGGAACAATCCAAAATGATCCGTAGGCAAATTATCTGGGCCGCTTAGACGATACTTGTCAACCGAGAATGGGAAAGTCTCTCGGAGCTGTGCAGCGATGTCAGAATTGTTGAGGAGGACGCTTTTTGTTTGAGTCTGCATTTTGAATCCTTTGTTCGAGGTCATTCTCGATACATCTTATTCATATGCTTTAGATTTCGGTGATTCCCATGAGAATTATTGCGGTTGGATTTTGTTTGGTTTTGGAGCCGATTGCCCACCCATCTTACTGTGGGCCGTCCCTCGACCCCGACAAGCGGGGGAGAGACAACAAGGGATCGTGATTTGTTAGAGTATTGATACTATGCTGTTGGCTGATCCGATTTTGTCGCCTGAGTTTGGGATGGCTTCCATACATTGATCTACGATCTCTTGCGGGACATCAATCTCTTTTCCTCCCATGAATGGAGTGACTGATGCGAACATTGGGTGACCTTTTCCGTTGCTAATCATTCCCTTGTTTGTTTTCAGGTCAATTTTAAGTGCCCGTTTATCGCTTTGAACGAATAGGAATTGTTCTCCTGATTCTTGGTTGTATGATCGTGGATATACTGACCAGTTTACTGCCTTACGCATCGGGCCGACTTTGAAGTTTACTCTTTTGGTTTGCATGATTGTCTCCTTTGTTACTACTCATTGGCTTTCTGAGCAATTCGGTGGATAATATTCTCTGCTGTAACTTGACAGGTAAATGCGTCCTTGATGGCATCATATGCCTGGTATTCATCTGCGAAGTGTCCCAAGTCTTTGGATCCGCTTGGTTCATTCTTATCTTTGAGCAATGCGTGATGTTTGAGGGATTTATCCTCTTGTTCTCCTGTCCCTGGATAGTTAATGGTTCCTACCCTTACATCTCCGCAGTTTACAAAATGTGTGGTGGCGCATGATTTGATGAGTTCAAAATCTGGTACTAATCGTATCATTGTTTTCTCCTTGTTGTTTATTATTTGTCCGCGAGAAATATCGGTGTTTCCCATTCAGTGGAGGCGGTTCAGTGACACCCATCTTACTATAGAAAAACCCTTTTCAGGGCGTTGACAGGTAGAAAAATTTGGATATTGTGAGTTTTCTTTTCTGTCAAACTTAGTTTATGATTCAGAGACATTTTCAACAATAGGAATACCATTTGTGTCAAGGTAGATTGACTCGGATTCCCCATTTTCTGGGTCTCCGACAATCTCTACCGCCGAAAATGAAGAACGACCAGGCATTGTAGAAATTAAATAGTGCCTTCCATCTAACACATATTCTTCTTCATGTCCCTCATTATTTTCTCCAATAGGCCATCCCCCATCTCCTACCCCTTGAGATAATACCGTATCAAGATCGTGATGATCCATAGTCAAAAGTTTGTTTTTTGCTTTCTCATATTGCGTTTCCATTATTGTCTCCTTTGTTATTCAATATAGAATATTAAAAAATATCGGTGATTATTGTATAATACGATATGCAAATCGTTCTGGCAGTGGGTTCTTGAATTTTTCAATCCAAAGTTTTTCAATTTCCGCATGGCTTAGGGGGCCGATGCTTAGAGCATCCTTGCGAGTTGGGAATCCGAGTTCGATAACAGCGCAACAATCTTCAATACTGGAAGAATATGGGCTAATGTCGATTGACTTGGAATCTTTATAGTTTGGGTTTCCCAAGTCTTGACGGCCTACATCCCAAGTGCCTGGCGGATACGCATAATGATATATCTTAGAGCAATCATCTTCCCGCTCTACTTCCATGCGGATCAACCAACCGTTGAAACTGATATTTGATTCGTCCATTGTATTCTCCTTGTTGCTTTACATTGTCGAATCGGTTTTATCGGTGATGATTTCCACCCATCCTATTATGGCCAGCCCTTTCGGGTCTTAGGACAAGTCCTCGACGACGACGATTGATTTACCCTTCGCCTCCGCTTCCTGGAACGCCTCCGCCATGCTGAAACTGCATCGAGGCTTGCCATAATAATGAGCGTCGTGCTTCGCAACATACGCCTTGACGATTCGGCATTCTTCGTCGTAGTCCATAGAGAGAAGATCATCGCCGAGAATTTCGCATACGCTTACAGATTTGATTTCATTTTTTGACATTGTTTGTCTCCTTGATACTCCACAGCGGGGACCTGAGAAATTCGGTGAGTATGACAGTGAACCGCAGTTCCCACCCATCCTAGTATATGGGTTCCCCTTATGGGGATACTCTCAATGCGGTTGATTTTCGAGGTGTTCAATGAGGACTTGTATTGTTTTTTCGATACCATCAAACTGATATCCAATAAGTTCTTGGTTCATACAGTCGTCAAGGGCTGCAATAACCCCTTCTTGGTCTACGATGAGTCTGAATGGGTAGAATACCCAACGGCTCCCCATATCCTCATTACGCTCCCACGCTGCTTCTACGCTTGAGAACATACCATCGGTTGCGAAACAGTTATGCTCCGTAACGAAGTTTGGGCTTCCTGGACTTGACGGTTCATTGACGAAACAAATAAGTTGGTATCTGTTCACTTCGCCTGGCAGTTTGATCTTATCAGTCATAGTTGTCTCCTTGTTGCTTATAATCGGAGAGAATAGCTATTCGGTGTAAGAATCTCACTCATCTTACTTTTCCTCGGAGAAATAAAAAATCCCCATTGCTGGGGATATGGTTTCTTATTGCTGTTTATTTGCAAGATCTTCGGAGTCAAACTCGGCTATCACTTCGGGTTCACCAATATCCTTATTCTCTTTAGTTTTATGCGAGTCTTTACCGCAAATAGGGCCAATTTCGGCTTGGCATTTTTCAGACCAGGCATATGGTATCCATTCTTGCTCTCTTGTTTCTTCTTCGGTTGCTGCTGCTCCGCAAAAAGAGCAAACATATCCTTTATTATTCATCATAGTCTCCTTATTATCATTCAGCGGAAGACTTCCCTATTCGGTGTAAGCCATTCAGTGGCATGATCTCACCCATCTTATTGTAAGACACTAGCTCGCCCCCTCCGTTGCACCCCTTGATTGTCTAAAGAATCAAAGAGTGGGAGGATTTAGACGGGGACTGAGCCTTTTCGTTATGCGTTCAATCTTTTCAGATTGCGGTGGTCATCAAGCATTGGGACTACTGATGATACGCCTTTTACGATTGCAATATCTAGTCTATTGCTATTTACTGCGTTGGTTTCGACTGCTCTTTCAATTGCTGTTTCGAGTGTTCCAATATGGTCTTGAATCCAAGAGCCGTTTACTGTTCCATTCGAGTTTGTTTGATATACATTGATGAGTGAGAAAGTTGTCATTGTTTTGTCTCCTTGTTATCATTCAGTGTAAGGAAACATTATTCGGTGAAAGACTCTTGCATAACTTCATCATAGCATGGGTCGTCAATAATCTTTCCTTCATTCTCATCGAGGAAGTTCATTGCTTCTTCATGGTCGCATTCTAGACCTGCTCCGAAAGTTTCAGCCAGCCCAATAATATCTGATTCGCTTTGAAAGAATAATTCTCTCTTTGGGTTATCGGGGGAATAAGCGAGCCAGCATCCGAACGGTTGAGATTTGTATGTGAGTTTCATACTCTACTCCTCTCCGTCGAGTTTATCGGTGGACGCAAAGTATCCTTCTTCGATTGCTTTATTTGTTTGTTCTCTACTGAACCCTAAAGAGGATGCTAATAGATGCAGTTGGTTATCTGCTTCAGCCTTCGCTTTTTCTGTCCATATGGTTCGATCCATTGCCCATAAGTCTTGAACAAGATCATGCAGGTAAGTTTCTGCTGCTTTTACGAGGGTTGAGAAGTTATCTCCCTCTACGAGTTCCTTGATAGCAAGAATCTGAGTGCCTGCTGTATCTAGACAGACTCCATCATCCGGGTCATCATGGATGGCCTCGTTACATGCATTTAGGATTTGTTCTTGAATGTTCATTGTTTTCTCCTTGTTATTCTATTTCCGCGGAAAAGAATTATCGGTGATCTCTCGATTCAAAGAACGACCAGAACGCCTCAAGGGTATTCTTTCCGTCAAAGTAATCTGAAAACTTTACGCCGTATTCTGCAAGGATGCCCCAGCCGCCGTCGCATTCTTCTGAACCCTTGCCGTCGATACGAACCTCAAATGTCCAATCCCCATACCGCTCATCCTTCTCAACCTTCGTGACGACCCCTTGAGCCCCGACGATCAACTTTAGACCGGCATCGCCATGATCCTCTGTATGGACTTCGACTCGCTCTCCGACTCTTGGGAATCTGATTATAACTGTTGATTTGCTCATACTCATCTTTTGTATTTGGAGTTCATCGGTGACTTGATGCCACCCATCTTATTAGCATCACCCCTACAACCCGCATTTACGGGGAGGGGAACAAGGGAGCGTGATTCATTTTCGACTGGATAGCTTTTTTTGAAAGAATGGTTCATATGCAAACGCTACTTCGAGCGATGGAGCTTGCGTTACTCGATCAATAAAGCGACAAGCGATTTTATGGCCTGATTGTTCAATGATCTTTCGAGAAGTTTCCGTATCCTCTACATATAAGTCTGATTCATGATTACTTATAACGCATCCGGCATCTTTAAGTTTTTGATAGAGTGATTGCTTAACTACTCGGAAGTCTGAGGGGATAACAGAGCCTTCGATGATTGGGTTATCGTCCCATGCTTCTTCGGCTGAGTCATATCCTAGACGATCTGCGAGTCCATAGGTTTCGCTAAACATCATCCATGTTTCTTTATCATCATCGTAGTTTGCTTGGAGAT